TGTCCACTTGCTCCAACATATGCATCAGCGTCTGCTCCAACATGAGCTTCAGTTGTATTAGTTACACCACCAGATTCTACTGTATTAGATACTCCAACTTCTGCCGATACTCCAACTTCTGCGTGAGCATCAACGGTTGCATTTTTACCATCAAATCCTGCAGATGATTCTGCTTCTGCATGTGCTTCAACTTCTGCATGTGCTTCTTGTGTTAATGTTACATCACCGATAGTTTCTTCGTTTTCTATATTAGCGTTTGCTTCTGCACTTGCGTTAATTCCAGCACTTGCCGATGAATCGGTTACCTCAGTTCCCATATTTGCATCAGCAGATGCTCCTGTATTGCTAGCTTCTCCTTGATTTTCCATAATTGATTTATTGTATTTTAATATATATCTTATATCCCTAAACAAGAAAAAGGACCGTAAGGTCCTTTTTAGTTAATTGTAATATTTGAGATTATTCTTGATCTTTCTTGTTATTCCATATTTTATCAATAGATGTTAAACCTAATGCTCCAAATGCTAAAGCAGCAACTGCGTTAACTAATGGTGTTGATGGTGCTACTGAGATATCTGTGAAACTATTTGCTATCATTGTAATACACAAAGAAAAACCCGCTACTAAGCCCATTATTCTTTTAGATGATGGATTACCTTTTTCATCATTAAGTAAACCCTTAATCCAGTTGATTATTTTTGATTTCATAATATATTTAATATTTTTAGTGTACTTGTGTACTATATTCTTATATATCTAGAATGATCTTAAATTTAACGTGAAGAGTATTTTCGTTGTATGTTTAAATTTTCAAAAAATGGATTTAATCTAACGTATGAACTATTGGCTTTTTGTAAATGTGTAGCGTTTGTACATAAACATCTATCAGAAGGAAATGCACCATGATTGGTAATAAAATTTAAAATATCTTTAGCACCATCTGGTGTTATAATATATCCGTACGTTCCTCTAAATGTGGAACCTGTTTTGGTTGAGTTATCATAAAATACATTTTCAGGGTGCTGTGATACACCTGGTACACAATTATTGAGATTAGTGTTATATACATCAAAATGATTGTAACCTTTTGTTTTTATTAGATTATCAAAAGGAAGATACGCATCTAAATGACACACCTTTTTAATATCTGGTAATAAGTCTCTTGGATCTCTAATAAGAATGCCGTCCTGTTCTATTATTAGAAATGGTTCATCTTGCTTTGAACATTTATCCCATAATATATAATGACTTGCTAAACATCCTATAGTACCATTAGTCCATTCGTGTCGTTTAACATATACAGATGGTTTTGCACCAAATGATTCTAGAACGCTAATGCCTTCTCTACCCAATACACCATCAAACAATTCATATTCGATATTGAATTTCTCAAGAGATGCGACTGCGTCCTTTGTCATTTTTACAGAGAATTCATCACCGCTTAAATAAATTACATGTGCTTTCATTGTATTATGTATTATTCTTTCTATATTGGTAATAAAGTAGCCCGTATTTTTAGCGGAGGACACAGGGTTCGAACCTGCAAAGCTTTAACACCCGACTGTTTTCAAGACAGTTTGACAACCATTGTCCAATCCTCCATCGTAACTTTTAGTACACCTTAGAGTTACCAACTAATCCGACTCACGATTCGACCGGCATCCGCGACAATCTACTTAACAATTCAACAAACTCGAAAGTAGTTGAGGTTTAATATTAAGTAAACCCGTCATCCGTGGGCTTCGTTCCCTATCCTATGCATCGGAATCAGGCTGATTTTCTTTTAAAAATATGGTAGCACAGGGAACTGACTGCGTGTTAAGTCCTTTAATTTCTACTACCATACAAAGTAGCGGGGGAAGGATTCGAACCTCCGACCTTTGGATTATGAGCCCAACGAGCTGCCACTGCTCTACCCCGCGATATGTGATCAATATAGGACTCGAACCTATCATCTATCGGGAATTGCTCCCCGATCGCTTTTCCCCTAAGCTAATCGATCAAAAGAGAATATCCTTTATAACGAATATTCTCGCAAAAGACTTTAACTGGGACACTGTTCTTATGGGAAGTATTTAAAGTACTGTTTACTTTGTTTTAAATTGCTCGGTGTCTTCTTTTACTATCCCATTGGATTCTTCTAGAACTTCCTAACATTTTTAAATTAGAAACATTTTTATTAAATGTGTTTCTTGTACTTTCTACTTGGCTTGTGCCGTTACTGTTGTTACTCTGCATTATATTAATTACTTTTTGTTTGTTCTATAATTGACAAATGTCTATGATCCTGGCCGAAACCAGGACCATAAAGCATTTGCATTTAAATTAGAATTTTTAAACTAGATTTTAACGGTTTCTTTTCTTTCAATTAAACGCATTAGTGTCTTACCACATAAAACAAAGTCAAATTACTGGGAGACTCTATTACCTGTCTTTATTCCTCAGACCACTCTCGTTTATGGGATATTGGCTCGAGTGGTTGTTGCCAACAATGTTTAAGGACTCATTGCAAGTCCCAAGGTATCTAAGTCCTTGATAGTATGATGTCTAGTTCCATCAGTCAACTGAAAATTCAAAGGTAGTGGCATTATTAGGCAGCCATCAGTTCTACTTGCCGAGTTCTTTTGAACTCTTATATATCCTATAACAAATGTATAAAAAGTTTCAATAAATTTAATAGTGGGCAATACTCACATTTCATATTGCCCAACCTAACGACCTCTGCAGTTGTGAATCTGTTTTAAAGGGTTTCCTCGGTGAAAGGTTTACTATTAAATATATGGAGCATCCTATGGGTATTAGCCTCAATACTCTCCATTAATTTTAATGATCAATGAGTCTATCTCTCATTCTAGCGATAAGTCCGGTTATATGTTCCAGCTATATTGTCTGGCCCGTCAGCTTATTTACTATTTTGCAATCTATTAAATTAGAGCCTCTTATCCGACTCGAACGGATGACCTGCTCATTACAAGTGAGCTGCTCTACCAACTGAGCTAAAGAGGCATTTTGGGTAGAATCAAATGCATTTTGTCTACCGAGACCTTGTCGTTGAATTTCTTCAGAGCGGAGCAAGACACTTTTTAAATAACAGGATGCAGTTTTGCTTTTCTAAATAAAGTTGGTTTTGGTTGCTGCATGCATCCTAATTCTTATATGTGAACCAGACAGGATTCGAACCTGTAACCACAGCATTAGAAGTGCTGTATTCTATCCAGTTGAACTACTGATCCAATTAAAATAAGAGAAGCTTCGGGTCTTTCGAGGTTACTGCATGAATGAGAGGTTAACCTTTACCTTGATCTCAATTTAATCAGCTTCACTTGCTTCTCTTATAAAAGTACTCGGGGCGGGAATCGAACCCGCACGCCTAAGGGGCATCAGATTTTAAGTCTGACGTGTCTACCAATTCCACCACCCGAGTATACTAACAGGTTCCTATTGTTTCTGACTGCCGTGTCTACCAATTCCACCACTCCCTAATTTTGTATTAATTTTGTTAGGGAGGTAGGACTTGAACCTACACATCTTGCGATAGCAGTTTCCTTATAGAGTTTGTTTGCTGTAAGGAACCTTATTTTTTATTACCAATACGTCAAAGATCTTTTCAATTTACTTTTATTATACACTGATAATCGTAAAAGTTTACATTATTTTAAAACTTTTATTGAGATGATAGTTGGACTCGAACCAACGACACCCAGAGCTTCAATCTGGTGCTCTACCAACTGAGCTATAGTACCAATTGTGGGCTGCGGTGGACTCGAACCACTCCCGTTAGGACGAGATTTACAGTCTCGCTGCCGTATCCGAACGGCTTTCACATCCCAAATTTGTACGTCTGGAGAGACTCGAACTCTCACATCTTGCGACACTAGATCCTAAATCTAGCGTGTCTACCAATTCCACCACAAACGCATATTGTGACCTCTCCGAGACTCGAACTCGGGACTCCCTCATTAAAAGTGAGGTGCTCTAGCCAACTGAGCTAAGAAGTCAATAGTGAAGTGTAAGGATTCGAACCTTATGCTTGTACTGTACAGCTTTCACCGACCACTTCTAGATCTGCAGATCTGTTATAACTTACGCATCATCCTCAATGCTTCAACCCTTTGGCTATTACGGGTGTGGACTCGAACCACATTCTTCATGTTACCATTATTCAAACTTAGTTTTGGTTGCTTTCCTCGGCCGAGGTTCATAACCAATTTCCAGTATCGCCACGTGGAGGCGTTTGATTGATACCGCTGAGCTTCGTTATTTTCCTTTCGGATATTCTTTTCATACATTACTTTAGCCTTATCTTAAGTTGACTATTTCTTGCTTATTGTACGATTTATTTCTTTTCATCATCCCCTACTGCCCGTTTGGATGCGTTTATGAAAGCGTCCCGGTTTGTTCAATTCAATTAAGAACCCCACGTGAATGGTGGGTTAAGAACCAAAGCTTGTAACCGGTAATCAATACAGTCTCTTATTTGTTATAAGTAAATATAACACTTTTAATTGATATAAAAAACTTTAAGTAACTTATTTTATTAAAGTTACGAACAATTAATTGCAGTGGACCCCGATGGATTCGAACCATCAACCTTTTCGTTATGAGCGAAGTGCACTAACCAATTGTGCTAGAGGTCCTTGCCTTTTTTTGAGTTTTTGGATAGAACTCGAGGACAGAACGACCTATAAACTAGAAATGAGCGAATGGAGAGAATCGAACTCTCGTCTCAAGGGTGGAAGCCTAGAACATTAACCACTATGCTACATTCGCAATTTAATTGCGGTCTATGAGGGTTTCGATCCCTCTACTTCTGCGTGACAGGCAGATATGATAGCCACTTCACTAATAGACCATTGTCTAAGTGGTAGGACTCGAACCTACGATCTCTTGCTCCCAAAGCAAGCGGAATACCAACTTTCCTACACCTAGTTTTAAAGATCCATATTTCAGAATCTTTGTTGTTGTCCCTGCAGGGTTCGAACCTACGCTCTTCTCGATCAAAACGAGACGTGTTGCCAATTACACCAAGGGACAATTTCATTACCAATATGTCAAAGAACACTTTGTTTTAATTTACAATGTAAATGTACCACAAAACTTTTAAACTAAAAACCTTTTTTAAATATTTTTACTGAAGTTGCGAACAATTCCGATATTAACCAAAAAGAAAAAGGACCAATCTGTGAAGAGAGGTCCTTTTGAATAGATAGTTATATTAATTTAATTAAATCATACTAACATTTTGTTTTCAAAAGAACCGCATAAATCCGAGTTCCATATAGACTTGCTAAAATATAAGCCACAAATCTGAACCGTCGGATTAGATCCGAATTGTTCATTTGTATTATGTCTATGTAGTGTTAGCATTGTTAGTGTTAATTAGTGTTTATTTAATTTATAGTCTATATATCATTAACTTTTTAAAAGTTTCACAATTTCTAGGTTTATTTTCAATTAATATCCCATATTCTCTGCGATGATCGTTTTTCCTCTTCTAATACGATTCTTTATAGTCTGCAATGGAAGCTTATGTTTTGTTGCAATATCTTCATACTTCATGTTGTTAATTAATCGATCTTCAATAATAGTTTTATACATTGGCTTCAAACTGTTTATGTTCGTCAAAGCTAATTCATATCTATCTGTAAGGTCTTGATCTTCATCTAACCAATCTTGTTCTGATTTGTATTCAGACTCGATTAATAGATCCTTAGCAGATGTATGTCCATGTTGTTCAGACAATTCAATACCAAATTCTTTCATAGCATCAATGCTATATTTAGAATTCCTCTGGCGTATCCAACCTAAACATTCATTGAATGCAATACGATATAGCCATGTTGTAATTTGATAGCTTGGATCATATTGATCAATCTTAGTCCATAACTTAGTCAGTGTGTTTGTTAAAATATCGTCTGTAGCATCACCGTCTTTAACTACATTTGCAATATAGTTTCTAAGTCCTGGTTTTACTCTTTGGTATAATTTTGTATAATCTTGTTCAGATTTAGAATTAACAAAGTTTTCTGATAATTCACGGTAGCTAGGCTGTTTTGTTTTAGACATATATTTATTTTAAGTTGTTGTTATTATTATAGTGCTAATATAACACTTTTTATTTAATTGGGAAAGTCTTTTGTGACTTATTTTCAAAAGTTACGAACAATATTATTCGAACGGTGAAGTGGATTTGTTTAAGTTTTTAAATATTACTACAATAAAAACGATGATAGTGAAAAGTAAAATGATGTGATCCATAATTGATTTCTTATTTGTTATATGTAAATATACCACAAACTTTTGAATAAAAAAAGCTTTTTATGACTTATTTTCAAAAAATGTGATATTATTATCTTAATTTGACTTCAAACCTATTCTCCATTCGATCTAACGCTTCAACTGGAACTCCGTGAATGTTTTCACCTTCATGTCTGTTCTCTACAATTAAAGAATACACAGTATATCCATGTTCTTTTGCAAGATCATAATATGCTTTCATTTCCCATTCTTGTGTAAATGTATTTGAAACAACAATTTTATCAACATTAACCTGTTCACCATCAGTTTTCATCCATGCACTAGTTTGATTTTGGCAGTAATTATGTGCTAACTTTAATTTGGTTGCATCAAAGTTATATACACCATCTTCCATAAAATATTGATCTGCTTCCATGTGGATTCCTCCAATTGATTTTGCTAGTGTTGTTTTTCCAGATCCTGGTAAACCTCTTAGTAAATATAATTCTTTCATATCTTAATTGTTTTCGTGAGTTGATTGTTTCTTAAAAGTTACGAACAATTCATTAGCTTGATACTTCTGTATTATCTTCTAATCTAGTTTCTAGTTCTGTAATATATCGCAATACGCTTATTGGTGTATGTAAATAGTCTTCTTCACAATTGTTTTTCCAGTAGTTTAAATCTTTCATATAGTTATTAGTTTTAATGCTTCTTGTAATCCTTCTTCTAATGCTTCTTCGTAATTAGGCCAATTTTTATTTCCGTAATATCTACTCCATGCTCTATACTTTACTTCTTTTGGAATAGTATCAGTCATTGGTACATATAAACTCCTATATGCTTTAGCATTTGGTAAGTAATTAGATTCTACATTTATATCATGTGTTTCTCTTAACCATCTTTGTAATAAAGATTGAGTTGGCGCAGACGTATATGCTTTACCGTCTTCTGAATTTACAGGATAACCATCCCAGCATTCTTCTCTCATTACTTTAGATAGTTCATCTTTACTAACATAATATGCATCATGCACATCTTCATCGAATCCCTTTCCTTTTGCTAATGTTGCCGTTTCGAAACTTACTAATTGATCTTTCATATCTTAATTTGTTATACTACTAATATACAACTTTTTATTGATATAAAAAAACTTTAGAGTACTTATTTTCGGAAAGTTGTTAACAATTAAGATTCTTTAACTTCAGGAATAAACTCTATTGTTAGTTCATCAATTTGCCCATCATCGAATTCAGTCCAATTGACAGATCGTACTGCTACTAAATTTATACTCATTATATGTAAGACTATTTCCACTCAGATCCGAAATCTAAGTTTGGCTGTATCTTATAAGACCCATCATCTTCAGGAGGTTCAACTCTTTCAACTACCTTTTTTACTTGGGGTTCCATTCTCTTCTTACTAGTATGATCCTTTAACATTTCAGGTCTATTTTCACGAACCCACTTAATATACCATGGTGCGACTTTGTTAACATGAGATGCTGTCATTCCAGCGTATTTTCCAGTTCTAAATACCATATTATTTTATTTTATAATTCCATCCAATTTGTATCTTCTGGTAAGATTGTCATAGTTCCACCGAGTTCCTTTGCTTTATTAATATAATTCTCTAGAACCGCAGTTGGAAAACTAGTTCCTGTACCATATGATCCTTTTCGGCATTCATAACAACTACCTGAATATCCATAGAATTTTACTGTAGATTCATCTTCCATGATTCTCTCAATTCCACTGTTCATCTTCCATGCGTCACCGTCTAAATAACCACCGGCCCATGATGCAAATACCTTATGGATCGTTTTTAAAAATGGATCTGTTGCTTTTGGGTTTTCTATTTTAACTACTACCCATTGTTCTGGTTTTGTCATGATTTTGTGGTTTTATAAATTAGATCATTTACGTTTTTTATTCCAGCTTTGATCTTTGTACATTTTTCATATAATTCACAATCAGCATATAATTCCATAATAGCTGTTGTAAACGATTCTCCATGATACATCATTATGGTATCATAATTCGCTGTCAATAAGTTAAGATATAAACTCTTAACCGTCGATTCGTTTATTTCAACAGGCTCATCAATACGATTTCTGATCTCTAACATCATGACTCTTATCATTGATAGGGTATTATCATCCATCTCATCTAATATATCTTCAAGTGTTATCATTTGTTTAATTTCTTAAATTTAAAAATTCGTTTACGTGTTTGAACATTAGACCTTGAAATGCTCTATCTTTAGTAGTCCATTCATATCTAAATTCATCAAAGTACATTGTATATTCAATCTCATCACCTTTAATACTCCCGTGATATCCATATCCTGTTTTGACTTCGGTCTTTGGCTTCCAATCTTTTTTAAGGTTTGTAATTAACTCATTGATCGTTAGTTCTTTAGTATGTTGCATATTATTTTATTGTAGGTTTTATATTCTTCAATAATGATATTATATCTAATGCCAGGTCAAATCCATCTGAGGACATAGATTCTAATTCTAGCACTTGTCCTTTGATATTGTCTATTAATTCAAGCTGTGCTTGTGTTGCAATTAATTTGTCATTGTCGGTTTTAAAAATCATCATAATTATTTGTGTCGTTTATCTATTTTATACCACATTCGTGTTGACCATGAACGATATCGGTTATTACTTTCATCTAATTCCCATATATGGCAATCATGCGGTCTTACTAAATATTTTACTAGTTGTTCCATAATTTATAATCTTTTATATTCTGGTTTAATAAGTCTCCAAATGGTATCTGAATAATCTTTGTTATCCAACATTTTAAATAATACAGCTGAATACTTATTCCATTGTACCGATTCTGCAAATTCCTTTCTATTAAGATTTTTGTTAATATTGAATCTTGCAATTGTTAGTTCTTCTATCAAACGGTATTCGGATTTTAGTTCGTTAATATACACATCAACCCCCTTAAAGAACTCATCCGGCACATCTTTCAACATTTCGTAAATATCATCACCCTTACTTAAACATTCCCATACCGATTTTGTAGAGATTTCAGTCATTATTTTATGTAACCTAAGATAATCCTCAAATTTGATTTTACATCTATCGCCATTTCCAAACTTAACCACAAATCCTTCTTTATTTTCCCAGTTCAATGTTTTTAAATGTTCATAGTTTTTAATAGTATGATATTTTTTAACGACATCATATCCATTTTCTCTGAAAGTATCTAATGAATACTCTTCACCAGAAATAGTTCCGATTCTACCTAATAGAACCAATCTATCTTCACCAATATAATCTACTACGATTCTATTTGCAGGATAAATGATTTCAAACATATAAGTTGAACCTTTATCAAAATGAGATTCTTGAAACTTCTCTTTAAACATTTCAGCACCTTTAATTGCTTGATCAGAAGTGAATGATCCTCTAGATGCAAATACCCATTGTCCGTTATAATAGAACGCAATACCTAAAGATCCATCCATCTTTTCATAGACATCAAATTCTTTAGTTGGTGTATGTTGTGCTTCTTCAATATTAAAAAACTTTTGAAATGGTCTAGCAACTATGTTACCTTCATTATCTGTAACCAATCCTCTGCAATGTAAAGTGATACTATCCCATTTTTTCTCAAACTGAGTGGCTTGAGAATAATTCCAAATAGTTAATGGAAGTGTTGGATGGGTTTGTTTGATTAACCAACCTTGTTCGTAATATTCTTCTAATAGTACCATATGTATTTTTAAGTATAATGCTAATATAAACATTTATATTGACATAAAAAAACTTTTGAGTACTTATTTTCAAAAAACTTTTATAATAAACTAATATTGCCTTCCAACCGGCACCCAAACTCTATGGTTGGTACTTCTATGATAATGTTTGGTTCTGCTTATCATATTACTCTTTTTCACTATAGCTCTCGCAAGGCAATACTAATTTAAATATTCTTTATCTTTGGTAGTAATCAAATACCTCTTCTAATTGACTTTCGTCTTTAATAACTGAGGTCCACCAGCCACCTCCTGGTTTCTCAACGGTTTCTTCTTGATCTGCCCATTCTGTTTCAATAACATCTACAAAAAACGTCTTAGGTTTGAAAGGTAATTTAATAAACTGTCTACTTGCAAGTACGCTTCCGTCTTTTAATTTAACAGAATTACTTGTGAAAGTGCTGCCATTGTCTCCTCTAAATATAATTGCATCTAAATAATAAGGAGCTCCATTTTTACCGTCTTTAAATATAGATGATAATCTTTTATTTTGGTACATTGATGTTTTAGTACCGACATGGTCTGATACTTCACGCCATTCTGAATCAATACATGTGATATCACAAAGAGGTTCTTGTAAACATAATTTCTTAACAGCATCTGAAATTGCGCGAGCTGTGTATGGCGCAGAACCACCGCTCTGTCCACTTTCACCAAACTTATTTACTAATGCAAGTATCTCTTTTTCAAAAGGTATAATTAGTGCATCTTCTACTGTCTTTTTCAGAATTTTAAATTCTAATACTGCTTTTTTTACTGTGTTGCTAGTTGCCATGATTTAATTGTTTAAAGTTAATTGGTTTTCGTTAAATATATGTAATAATCCATATTCGTCCATTTCTGCAACTAATCTAACGTTACCTTCTTTCGTTTTAAATACAGATACTATTGTACATGGAAATTTATATCCTTTTTCTTTTGTGGCTTTGTCGCCTATTTTAAATTTACTCATTATTGGAGGATATTAATTTTAATTTGTTTGTTCTATTTAGTTTTTTGATAATGCTTTCTCGTTTTGATGCGGTTGATCTATCTGACAATGTTTCAGAATATACTAAAGTTACTGGTCGTCTTGATCTGGTATACTTTGCGCCTTTATTAGATTCGTTATGTTCTATTACTCTACGAATTTTGTCGACTGTGATTCCTGTATATAAAGAACCATCTGAACATTTAACTATATAGACGTACCAATCTTTCAATGTGATTCGTGAAATAAAGAATTCGCCGAAATCATAGATTCTTTGGTTGCTATTTGTAATGAATCTATTTGTGGATTTAGATCTTCAACATCTTCAAACTTTTCGATTGCAGTTTTTATAGCGCCTCGTCTGGTTTTAGCCCATACTGTATTCCAACCACCTTCTTTAAAAGAGAACAAATATTCTTTGTACAGGAACACATTTGGAGTCCTCTGGAGCTGCACTAAACCTGACTGATTAATCTTATTAAGAATATTAACGATTGTGTTGTATTGCTCCCCACGACCTACCAGCTCTTCAGAATATGAACTTAGTGCATCTTTGATTACCTGTTCTTCGGCTGGGTTTAAATTTATTTGCATAGAGTAACTTGTTTAATATTAAAAATCAGAAAATATACCTATTAGTTTTTCGAGTTCTTGTGGAACATTTCCCCATAAGTCAGTGGAAACATTAATAATTCTTGTCTTTGGATTTGATTTGTGCTTTTTGTCAGGATATCCTATAATAGACCATGATTTACTAGACTTTTTGGGCCAAGCAGCCATAGGCCAATATGAAAATGCACAATTGATATCACTGATGAAATTTACACGATTAATAATTGAACATCTAGGCGATAACATTTTCTTTTCGTCTAGTAATGCAATTGCTGAATCGAAATCACCTTCTATGAATTTGATATTACCATTTAATCTTGTAATGCAATCTTGTGTAGTTTTTGGATCATGTGCAAAATTACCAAGATGATATACTGTATCTTCTTGTTTTACAACTGTATTCCATTTTAAAATAAGATCATCTGTCATTTCATCGACATTTGTATATGGTCTTTTATATTTTTTAATGGCAGATGGTCTTCCCAATTGCATGTTAGATGTTACAAATATTTTCATATATTATGCTACTATAAATTTAATGTTATATTGATCCCATAACAGAGAAACGAATTCAGTTTCATTTACTCCACCTTGAGCGTTTTTAATTCTACTATCATCTGAATTGTCTACGAAAAGATATAGAACAAAATCATAATGTGTAGAGTATATCATAGATTGACCAACACCAGATCTAAGATCGCTGCCTGATTGTCCTCTTTTGAATTCAATGGCAACCTTAAGTCCATTCATTTCTACAATCATATCAGGTCGGTTTTGTGTACCCATAAATAAAATATGATGTACTGTTGTATTTACATTACCTTCCCATTTCAGATTCTTTTTAACGTACTCTTTGGCGATCTGTTTTTCTTTGCCATCGTTTTCTACTACATACTGTGTCAATGATTCGACAAGATGAGGGTAGATAAATTGCTTTATCTGATCCTCATTCTTGCGTTTATAATCAATTGTACCAAATATGTCATTGTGTGTTATTGACTCTGATATGAGATCAAGAAACTCAATACGTTTTTGGCTCTTATTTGCTCGATTCATTTGTTTCTGTTTCTAACTCAGGTGATACTGTCTCAACTTTCGTCATAGCATCTAACTTAGCATCAACTTCTGATAATTCAGTATGTAATTCATTAAGCTTAGTATTCATTGTGCTTAATTCTTGCATTGCTATACCTACTGATTCACCAACTTGTGTTAACATTGTGATAAATCTACGTGCGCTCTCAATTCCTGTTCCTTCAACATTAAGTAATGCTTGATAAAGCGCATTCAATTCATGTCCTCTTAAAGAAACGATTGCATCTTCATCAGATGTTACCATTCTAGCTTGTGATTTGAATTGATCATATAATGATACAACTACTGCAGCATTTTGTGTTTTCCAAGTATATCCTTTGTTAAGGTGTTCTTGTAAAGTTTTAATAGATTTTACATTATCAAATTTAATGTCGAATCTTTTTTCTGAAGCTTCAGTTTGCATAGCATCTATTTCTACTGCTAATTCTGATTGGCGTTTTGTTAATTTTGTACTCATAGTTAATTTATTTGTTATTGTTTATTATTTATCTTTGTTAAAAATCTCCGTTTTTTATTCTAATGTCGAAGTCTTCGAAATCTTTAAATTGTGCTTCGTCAGTTTGCATTCGTCTTTGTATCGTATCGTTTACATCAGCTCTGTAGTTTAGTCTTTCAATTCTAGTCATTCTATCTACATCTAAATAGATAACTGCACATTGAGCTCTGTATTCTTCAGGTAACATATCTAAACCATCTTTACTCATGATCATTACGTCAGCTTCATTGAAATCGGTTTCAGTTTGACCATAAAACCAACCATTGAATTCCATATACTCAATAAAATCATTTGCTTCTATTTTTGCTTTAAATTGTTCTTTAGTTACAAAATGATAATCGGTACCATCTACTTCGTTAGGCCTTGCCTTTCTACTAGTATGACTTACGCCGACCGTAAATCCTTTCTTTTCTAATTTCTGCTTTAAATAATCTTTTCCAGATGCTGCTTTTCCTACTAGTATTAATTTCATATTGTTTATATGGTCTAGTTTATAATTGTTTAAGTTAAAATATAAAATGTAAGATTTTATATAGTATTGTTTCGCTTTTTGTTTTCTTATATCCCCATAATTCAGATTCGTTCATGTTCTCCATCCATGTTCTACTAGGTTTTCCTAAGAATAATATGTCAAAATTATCTACAGTAAATCTCTTAACGTTTGTTCCGTTTGGTAATCTACATTCAAATGCTAATAAGCAACTAACAATATAATTCTTTCTAATTTGTAGAAGATTAAATCCCCAGCACCCATCGCCATCGTGCAAATAAATGTCTAATAGATTTATTTGTAAATTCCATTTTCTTGTTTTCCAAGATACTTTTTGTAGTAATCCCATTATTGTTCTAGTTTATAAAGGTCTTTTAGTAAAGATGAATATGTTCTTTCGCATGATTCAAAATGAAACACATCAACAAATGATGACATGTTATTGTATACTGACCATAAGTATTGTCCAAACCTCAAATCAGTTGAATTTCTTCCGTCACCATTTTCAGATGACCAATTTAAATATTCTTCGTTTAATATAGTGTACGTTAGTTGCATATAGTCTTATACAAAGAACCAACTAAAAGTTTCTTTAATTATACTAATTGATACTTCATGATATATGAACCATTTGATCCAAACAAATGGCCAAAATATAAAGTCCATTATTGACCAGAAAATACTTCCATGTATGTGATGTCCTATTACTGCGGTTGGTAGTGCAAATAAAATAGTTGGTAGTGAAAAGTTAAAATTCCACTTTGTGTTTTTAGTTTTTATCTTCATGTTTTTTACAATTACAAATTCCTAATTCATCCCAATCTCCGCAACATTCCGGTTTGGGTATTTTTTTATCTGGTGATGACTGATTCCACATTTCATCCCAAAAGATCATATCATCCGCCATTTTCTACGATATATGTAGTTTCTACTTCTGGATCTTCTATTACATGAACTATACGTGGTCTTGGTGCTCCATTAGCTTCTAAGATCTTACATGCTCTATTATATACAGTCTTTGGTATACAACCATTGATACCAGAACCTATGTCACCTGGTACATCTAAAATGCTTTCAATATACTTGTAAATAAAATCGTTTTCTTTCATATTACTCATCTTCAAATTCGTTAAGATCATCTAGTCTATTAATTTTAAAATAGATATCGTCTAATCGTTGCTTCTTCTTTTTTAGATGAAGTTTACGTTTACGATCTCCTGGATCATAATCTTCACGTGAATCTTTACTCTTTTTCATTAATTGGATAATTATACGGTGGTACACTACCATCAGTTGTCGTTTGACACCATATGTTTGGTGGATTTCCTGTTCCTGGCGGAAATGGAATATAAGGCATGTTTGGTGGTGGATATGAGAAATCTGGCATTGTGATTATTGGAACTATTACATTCTCATTAAGTAATAATACAGCTTCATTTGTATTTATATTACCGTCTTCATGTAGTTCTGTAATTCTATCGATACATCTCTCTTTCTTATTAAGAATGATATCAGCCCATTTAATTGTTATGTGACCTTGATCTAATAGCCTTTCTATGATTGATTCTCTGTTCATGATTTGTTAATTTAGTTATTATACAAACTTGGTTTCACTTTGTTTCAAAAAAAAGCACCGTATTTATTAGGTGCTTAATTCTTCTTTTTCAGGGATGTCTTTATTTCTTCTTTTTAGATTTACATAAATTAATTTGTTCTTCTACATTTTCAAAGTGCATTGTTATCTGATCTACTGCTTCACTTAATAGATCTCGTTGCTTATCATCAATATCATCTACTCTGTCAATTTCTTGATCAATTCTAATATCAAGAGCATGAGTACGATCTAATAATTCGATATGTACGTCTTCGAAATCTAATTTGAATAGATCAAGTTCGTTAGTTAATGCTTTAATTTTCATAATTGATCTAATTACATATACTACGGCATATGTTACTAATACTACTAATGATCCTAATGCGAATGCTGCTAATTGTTCCATGTTATATTGTTTTTGGTTCTGTTACTAATTCTAAAATATCGTCATTTACTTTATCAAACTCGTATTTACCTTTGATAAATTCGTTAAGGGCTTTACCCTGAGAATCAGCTGAATTGAATTTTTCAAAATCAACGGCTTCTACTTCTTTATAAAGATATGAAGCATGGTTGAAATGAACCATTAAAGTTTTGTGTTTGTAGCTGTATGATGCTGACGTAAGAGTAGAGCTATCATATTGAGATGTAGTTGATGTTATCATATGTTGTGTATTTAAACATTATACAATAACATCTTATTTTGTTTCAAGTTTATGAATTTCCACCACCAAAGCCATTTTCTTTTAGAGCATCTATTGATGATTGATCTAACGTCACTGTCATTTTTGATGGCATTTTAGCAGGTTCTGCGGCAGCTGTGTTTTTATCTTTGAGTGGATTCATTGCTGCACCAACTGATGATACTGCATCTTTAATACCTTCGAATGCTGAATTACTAGATGTATTACCTTCTTCTACACTGCCTTTAAATTCTTGTAACATGTCTGCTAATCGTTGCATTGCTGATTCTAATGATTCACCCATTGCTGATAGAATATCTCCTGGAGAACCGCCTTCAGATAGAACTGCTAATGCTTCAAACATCTTTCTACTCTCTGTTAATTTAGTAAGATCCAATGAATTAATAGCTCCTTGAATTTTAGGGAAGTTTTCTCCAGCCTTTCCATAAGTAGCTGCTAATGCATGTTGCATTTTCATTTGATTATAATAACCAACAGATGCATCTCCTGCGTCAACTCTACCAAATAATAAATTAGAGAATATGTCACCTGTTTCAGAATCCATTTTAGCATTTGCTATTGCAGGAATGGCGTTGCTCATTTTAGCGTATGTGTCACCTACTGCGATTGCAAGTTTCGTAGCATTAAATAAAGTATTAGCATCTGATGTTTCACCTACTGTTGTAAAACCTGCAACTAAATTTTGTAAATCATTTTTAATTTTCGTACTGTCTATATCTTTGAATGCTACTAATTCTTTAACAACAGAACTTAATTTTTTATAAGGTTCTGATATTAAACTGATTACTTCAATACCCTTTTCAAATGCAGTGGTTCCTTGCCACCAACTTGATGTTTTAGATTTACCACCACCAATTGCCGTAAATGTATCGGTAAGCGCTTCTATTAATAATTGAGTATTAGTACCTATTTTCTTTTTTAAAGCACCTGGTTTCATGTCACTTAGACTTGTCCATCCAGTTGCTTTACCATCAGCGTCGTATCCATCTGCAAATTTCATATCTGCCATATTTTGAACACCTTCTGCTAAATTCTTAAGCGGTAATCCTAATGCGTTAACTACTTTGGTTCCTTTTTCAAATGAGGTGGATCCTTGCCACCATTTAGAAGTTTTACCGGCGCCGATTTCAGCGAAGGTTCCACTCAGTGCTGTTACTATTAATTTAGTATTATCTGCAACTCTTTGTGCGTTTGCTGAAAGATTTGAAATTTTAGCATATTTTGTTGGTTTTCCTTCTTTATCCCATGCTATTGGGAAATTAAGATTTGCCATTGCTTGGAATCCTAAAGCTACGCCAGTAAGCGCTCCTCCCATTCCCATCACAGCTGAAATACCATCAGCTACTGGAGATGGTGTTCCACCTCCAAATACAGATTCCCATAGTGATTTTTTACCACCTGGAAATTCTGTTCCTATATCTCCAAATACTTTTGCTAAAACACGAGTGATCATAGCTGCGTTTGCAGCAACTCGTACTGGTGCGTCTGAATCCATTGATTCATATTTAGTAGGTTTACCGTCTTTATCGTATTCTACTGGGAATCTAAGATTGGCCATGTTTTGCATACCAACTGCTATATTGGTAAGAGCTGCGCCCATTCCCATTACAGCTTTAATACCATCAGCTACTGGATTACTACCGAATAAGAATCCTCCTTTGTGTTTATTACCTATTCTTGCAAATGTCTCTGATAATATACTTGTCATGAACATTACATTCACTGCTAATACATTAGTATCTATGCCTTCTGATAATTTTTGAAATTCGACTAAACCAATTGCTATAGAATTTAAAGCCTTTCCAACTAATATCATAGCTGCAGACCCTGCAATTACTAATGGAATTGTAAATGGATTAAGAGCAAATGAATCTCTCATAGATTCTATCATAACTTCTAAATATGTCTTTGGTCTTCCACCACCAATTCCCATAAAGCCTTCTGTTTCTTGTCCTGAAGGTGCAAATAAACCTGTACCTGTGAATAATTTTTTGAAATTAATAGATGCTAATGGAGTGATTCCTTTTCCAATAGCAAACAATGCACCACCGGCGATTGCCATTGCTGCTGAACCTGCTATTATAAATGGAGAAGCTAAACCGGCACCTGCCATGGCAAGACCTACTCCAACAACTATTGCACCCATCATACCAACATGTTCCCATGTTAAATCTTTAATTGCTGCACCGAAAACCGATACACCTAACCCTATTGGTAGTAAAGCAAGTCCGGCTACTGCCATTGCTGCTGAACCTAATACAATTGCTAGTGGTATTGGACCTATTCCTGCTACTCCAAATGCTACTGCTAAGCCACCTATAATTGCACCCATCATACCGATGTGTTTCCATTCTAAGTCTTTAACTGCCCAGCCCATTACTGCCACACCAATTCCTATTGCTATTAACGATATTGCTGCAAAGCCCATTGCTATTGCACCTTTTTTAATTTGTTTGTGTGCTAAACCTGCAACTGCCATTACTATTCCTATACCTGCAATAACTGCAAGTACTTTATACGATGTTAAAACATCATCTCCTGTCATATTACCTAAAACCATTTGCATGATCCAAATAGCTACAGAAAGTGCAACGATTGCTCCGGCTGCAAATATAAGAGCCTTAGCTCCTTTTCTAATTTGTTTACCAGCTAATCCAATAACACCGAATACTACTGCTATACCTGCCACAATTAACATGACTTTCGCTACTTCTTCAAAACCAATACTTCCTAATATAAGGTGAGATAATACTAATGCTATAGATACTGACAATATTGCTCCTGCAGCAAATATAAGTGCTAAGCCTGTTTTTTTCATTGATTTATCAACTTGCATCTTATCTAATAACCAGAACATTGCACCGATTGTTAATACAACCATCACTGCTGTTCCTAATCCTGCTAAAACATAAGATCCAATAAATCCTATCAACACAAGTGTTAAACTAAGTCCTAATAAACCAAGTGCTAGTGATTTTAATGCATTTCCAAGTTTTTTGATACCCTTTGGATCTAGTCCCATTTTATCTAGTACCATTAACATCAATCCGAATCCTAGTAATATTGCACCTGCTACTAATAATCCCTTTAATGCATAAGGTGCTAATAACGCAACTAATACTAAACTCACTGATAGTATCATTAAAGCTTTACCTACATCACCAAGTGCTGCAATGTTTTTTAATCCTTTCTTAGTTAATTTCTTAGTAGCCCACATTAGACCGTCTACCATTAATTTAATTAGTGGTACTGTTACTATCATTGCGAGTCCTGCAAGAATTAATAGCGGTAATGCTAATATCATTAATCCTGCAAACTTTAATATTGACCAACCTACATCACCAAGTGATAGAAGACCGTTAGTCAGCGCTTCCATTTTTATTTTAAGTTCTTCACCGTCTGGTGCACGATTCAATGAATCTACAATTATACCTAAACCAAGTCCAATAGGTTCTAATGCACCTGAAGTAATTCTAAGTACTAATGCTTCTTTAATAGAAAGTTTGCTGCTTCCACCTGAGGCCTTGCCGCCCTTTAGCGCTTTGACAAGTTCATCAATTTTTTTGTACAGGTCACCACCTACAGAAACCGATGTTGCTGTTTTCTGGGTATTAACTGTTATCTGTTCTAAGAATTTATTACCTGAACCCATTCTTTCGAATGCGCTGGCTAAAAATGGTGGTATTAGTGCTGCCAATTTATGTGTATATCTTTTTTAGTATAAAACAAACGCTACTAATGTAGCGTTTGTCTATGTACTCTTTATATATCTTTAGAATTTGGGCATCTTCATTGAAGGTGCACTCATCTGTGGGATCTTAGGCATCGAAGGCGTTTTGTACTTAGAGCTCATATCGCTCTGTTGCTGCGCCGACTGTTCTTCCTGATCCTTGTTCTGATTATTCTTCTCTTTAATGTATTCCGAAAGATTCTTTAAATAATACCAAAACTCGTAGTAGTACATATTTTCGATCTCTGACGGTTGCATTCTGAGATGTATACCCAGATAGAACTTAGTCTTAAAGTAATTCTCCAGCGAGATCTGAAATAATGAAAAGACTTTTGATGCCACCTGGGAAGTCAAGAGGGGCTTTCGCGATCTCCCCATCGAATTCCATTTCAAGTGTTGTTTCAACTCCAATTTTCATTTTTTCTGCTAGTCTATAGATAACCATGAATTTCTTTTCGTTCCATGCTTTATAGTCAACTTCTAAATTGAAAATTCTAGGTAAATTAAGTTGTCTCCAATCTGGCGTGATATACGGTAATATTTGTATAAATGCTTTATCGAATTCTATTTCTTTTTCCTGCCTGTCTTTTAAATACTTAGTTATTTCTTGCATTACACCAATTGAAGGTGGACGCATCATAACTTCACCAGCTGATCTAGTTTTAATAACATATGTTCTGTCTTTAGAACTATAGTAAGCTTCTATTTCAGTAGGGACTACTGTGGCAACTAAATATTTAGTTGCTAGTTCGATATCTACTGTTTTTTTAGTGTGTTCAGTTTTACCTTTAAGAATTAATTTATTCTCTGGTTCTGGAAAGGTAAGATCTCTAATAGTCAATAGAATTACAATTCTATCTTCTTCTAAAATATCCTTGTAAGATAATCTCTTATCGTTTGCAGTGATCTGAGTACACATCTCCACGATGTGATTCAATTTCTCTTCCATATCAATGTAGTTGTTCTCATCCATTGTAGAAAAGTGTCTAATTTCAGCAGCTCTCGCAGATCTGATTTTAATCACAGTATCACGTGGATAGAATTTACCCTTTGATGGCAGAGTTTCTTGATCAAGATTCATCCATCCTAAAAACTGGTCTGCAGACTTTTCAGGTCTTGCTTGTCCAAAGTTATCCATGTTGACTTTACCTAATCCATTAGAGTCTACTGTCTCTAGCATTTCTGCTGCGACCGTTTCAGTTGCTTGACTGTCAGTTGCCTTTGAGTTAATTTGATCTTTGGCTTCTAACATCGCTTTTGCAGCTTCTTCGTTTTTGTTTACTTTTTCGTTCATGTTATTATTTATTTAGATTTTTTAGCTTATTTTTAATAAAAGACTTCTGTTCGACGGCTTTGATACTTAATTCTCTTTTTATTAAATCTCGTATCCATGCGCTAACAGAAACTGGCCGGTTTTCAGTCTCCAACGCATCATTTAAAATACATCGATTAACTGCGGCCACTTCAATCTCGCTAAGAAGAACTTGAAGCTTTTTTGTTAATTTGTGGTTATTCATAATATTTTGGTATGTTAATAATATATTATATTTATTTTACAAAAAATAAGAAGGTTTCTTGCGAAGCCTTCTTATTAAGTTTAATTAGTTTACTTCTTCTGCATATACATCAGATCTCCATGTGATATCTAATGTTTGTACATCTCCTGATGAATAATCAAGTGAATCTGTAAATGAAAGTCCTGAAATAATGAAACAGTCATCTAAAGTGATTTTTCTGAAAATATCACCTTCTCTGTTAAATTGAACTATTACAATTGTTCCTACATAATTCTTCTTCAAGCCCATTTCACCAGTTTCTGGATTATATTGTGCTCTGTACCATTGACGTAATGTTTTATATAAGTACGCTTGGTTAGAATCATTTAAGTTCAATGAAAAGTTAATAGCTACATCTATCGAAGTATCATCTACTGTACCAGCGAATGATCTAGTAGCTTGTTTATACTTTTGAGTGATAGGTGAAATATCTTTATGCAATGCTGCTAATCCTCCAATAGTATTAACATGTTGCAATAATAGTTCTTGTCCAGCAACACCGTCTGGAGGTAAAATAGTTACCTCAAAAAGGTTAGCTTGTACAGGTTCGAAGTTCTTCCCTTTCTTTTGTGTTTGATCTTCTGAATAGTGTGGTAATGCCATAATTTGTATGTGTTTATTTTATATATCTTATTTTGTTATGCAAAGTTCCCAGTTGCTATTTCTCCTGTATTCAAGATAGTTACTCTCGATACTAAGATTTCAAGACCTTTAACTGGCTCAACAAAAGTATCTAAAATACCCATGTTGTGATCAATTACATCGTTAGTGTTGTTAGATCCATCCATGATGTTTCTATAATCGTATACACCTCCGTCTTTCTTAACTGATTCCATAAATGAATCTGCTAAAGTCTTAATCTCTAATCTAGTTTGAGCGTTATTGAACTCGAATAAATAGTTTTTCAAGATTTCTGCTAAACCATCTTCAATATAGATCATCGCTTCTCTTACGTGAGCAGAAGATAATGCTGATTGAATTGATTGTTGTGCAGTTTTATTACCTTTAATAGTTAAACCAACTCCTCTTTCGAATACGATTGGGTTAATACCAAATGGCTCTAAGTTATCTCTATCATTTTTATCAAATGCAAATTCTAAACCTTGTACACCTGTACCTCCTACAACACCTCTTCTTGGTCCTGCAATAATAGACCATGGTAATGCGTCTAAATATTTGTCGATATAGTTGTTAGATACGTATGCTGCTGGTGGAATTACTTTAGTTCTACCGTTTTCTGAGATATTAAGTCCTGGTGAATAGTAGAAACCGAAGTTTGCACCTTCATTAAGACTTGGTAATGTATAGATTGCAGTAGGGTTAAGTTCTAAGTTTCCACCTGTTGCTACTAATCTTGTATCAAATGCTCCTAAAGAATTTTTGAAAGAAGGATTAGTTGCTGCTTTAAATTCTTTCACCATAGGTGCATTAAGAATTGCAGAAGCATTTTGTCTTTCTTTACATAATTGAGTAATTTCTTCTTTATTAAGAATAGTACCTGATTCTAAAGAACCAAATGTATCAACTACATATCTGAATGTTATTGCATCTTTGTCTATTAACGTATTAGATAAACCATTACCTGGTTTCAATTGAGTTAATAATTGAGAAATTGACTTTGGCTGTTGAGTTGCCGCCGCTAATGGGAACATTGTATAAGTTGTTGTACTTTCCTCATATCTCTTAAGTGTATATGCTGGTCTTTCAACAAGTTGTCTATGACATTGGAATTCATAAATATTAGAAAGTGTATCGTCTGATACTGTCTTAATAATTCTTTTAATTCTAGCCAATTTACCGTCTTTTGCTGGTACATACATTCCTACTTTAACTGTCTTCCAATCAAATGTATCATTTGCTACTAGAGAAGATAATTTAAATATTGGTGATCCAGATTCATGTATGAAACCATAACCGCTTAATTGTGTAGGTAATATTACTGCTCTAGTATTTGGTGCAATTGTAGTAAATTCAAAACTTGTACTAGCTGTTCTTGCTTTTGCTGTAATTGATGTTGCTATTGGTGCTGCGTATGTTGAACTAAATGATCCTCCACCTGCGGCTACAATTCTTATAACGTTTCCGTTAGGTGACGAGTATTCTTCGTCTAATGTTGCGATAGCTATATAATCTACACCGTTTGATGCTAATAAGAAGTTACCTTGTACAACACCGTTTGCTGCGATTAATGCACCTGCGTTAATTCCGTTACCTGCAGGGCTTGCAATATGTATTTCTCCGTCAACAACAGTTACTGCTCCTGAATTAAAAGTACCTGCAGTAAGATCTGCAAATTCTTCATATACATTTGGTTTAATATTTGCTTCTGTTGTAATTCTAACATCTCCTGCATCTTGAGCAATTGAAGAAATCTTTGTAAATTCTCCTGCAACTGCTGCTCTTAAATATCCGTTGTCACTAATACCTGCTGTTAGTAAATCACCAATTGTTGCAGTTTTTAAAACTACTTCATTTGCAGAAACTTCTGTTATTTTATCAGTTGGAATAGCATTAGGTGTTGCATCTTGTTCAACTCTATGTGATAATACCTTGTAATCTTGATAGATGTTAAAGTCATTACCAACGAAATCGATAGAACCTAAAGCTTCTTCATTGATTGCACAGAATAAACCTGTTCTTCTTGCTTCCAAGTTAATTAAAGTCTCAATGTATAATTGACGACCTTCTTGATCTTGAAATTCAGGAATAACTGATCCAGAATATTGTGCTACTAAACTAACTTCTCTCAAAGCTGTAAAGCTAGCTAATTTAGATCTTTCTAAACCTTTTTCAGTAAAGAATGCACCGTATGTAGGGTCATTTTGTAATATAGAAGCATCGAAAGATCCTTTAAATACAAATACGTCTACCATGTAATCAGATACGTAATCTAAATCTTCAATACCTTCTGGTACGTTTCCTTCACCATACCATTCTCTTGCTGTCATTTCAAAACCTGCAGTATTAGCAGCTTGTCTTATGATAACTGTAATAGGTTCTTGTTTGATGTTCGCGAATGAAATTGCGTTGTCTGAAGTTGCAGAAATATTATTTGCTGCTGTTAATGTTTTTATATCAGATGGTACCCAAAATTTATCTGTATCAAACACTGTACTGTATTGAACCGATGCCGTTGTAGCTGCTAATCCTTCTTGTGAAGAGTTAGTTGCTGGCGATACCAATGCAATTCTGTCTGCTGCGTCTTTTACTGTTAAATTTAAAGCCAAGATCGGTCCTCTTGAAAGAGTTTCGATACATGATCTGTGGAAATACATACCTTTCTTTTCTAAAGATTTGTCGATACCACCGAATACTTGAGTGAATTGCTCAATATTTTCAATAAATACCGGAGTGTTATAAGGTCCTTTTTTAGAGGATCCTACAACTAATCTAATAGTTTCTGCTGGAATGTTTACCGTTTGTGATTTGTCAAACTCTAAGCGATATACGCCTGAGCTCTTGAACTGTAGTAATTGAGGACTTAGTGCCATAATTTTTCTATTTTTGTTTTTTTACTTTTATTATATATCTACTCTTATTTCGAAATTTATTTAGATCAGGTCATATATGTCATATTGTAAATCTCCATCGGATTTATTATCTTTATATAATACCATCTCCATCTTATCGTGAATGTCTGGATCTATAAAATCTAGAAGTTCTTCTACACAATCTGCATAATCAGTTGTGTTAAAAAACTCAGTAGAACTTATAACTGTCATGACTGCATCGTCATTTCCCATTTGAGCTCCATACCCGCCTCTTGGTAAACCACCAAAAAGACTTGCTTCGTTTATAGTCGTTTCATCTGTTATATTTATCCTATTTATTTTATACAGTTTTGAAAAATTCTGACAAAATATAGCTTTATTATCTGATTTAATTTTAAGTCCATGTTTTAAAGTCTTAGAATCATGTCTATGTCTAAACTTAACTACCATATCATCATCAAAATCATTTCTTTGCGGGAATACAGATCTTAAGTATTGGAATAATATAGACCCATATGTGTTGTATTCTACGATCATCTTAACATTCTCATTATAAAAGATATCACATGCTAAGATATAAAGTACTTTAGCAAAATCTTCAATGACATGTTCGTTGGACCTGAATATCCCTATCTGATTTAATTTAAAGAAATCATACATTGCACCTGGATTCAATTGTGCTTCTATTTCACCAACAGACATCGGTATTAATTCAAATATATTAATAACTGAATGATCTCCTCCGTTTCCTTCTGCAATATCTACAGAAAATACCCAGAATTTATCTTTATCTTGTACTGTTTCTATGTCGAATGTTGGATCAAATAATAAAAAACCATTTGTATCTATTCCTGTGTCATCAAATATTTCAAAATCATGGTGTACATATTTCTGTACTCGCTTTCGCATTTTCTTTAAATCAATAGGATCTAATAATAGATTAGAAGATGAAACGAATTCATTTCCGTACTGTCTATTAAATGCTTCTATAGAACCTAAATTTCCAAGTTCTCTTTCATACCATGCATCATCTCTGTCTGGATGTTCCCACCAGTCAATTCGCATTGGCTTATATTCGTTTTCGCCTCTATCTGCTGCCGCATATATTTGATAGAATTTATTAAATCCATTAGGCGTTGATGTTATTGTAATACGAGATACCTTAGATGCTGATAACGTTGGATAAACATTCTCATAGAACGCATCCACAATCGTTGGGTGAATATGTGCAAACTCATCAAGATATAGATTATGAATTGTAAAACCAATACCTGCTTTCGCTGTGGTAGCTTGTCCTACTAATCTACAACCATTATCACACTTAACATTCATTACATCATATTTAACGATACCTGGTTTCATAAAGAATGGAACGTTCTCAACTACAACTTTCGCCTTATCTATAATTTCTTTTGTTGAATCTGATTTATTGGCAAGTAGTAATGTGTTCTTATCTGTATTGAATATTAAGTACCATGCATTAAATATAGATGCGGTAACTGTTTTACCCATCTGACGTGATGCTAATACAATATTGAATCTTTCTTCTTGAAAGTTTCTCAACATTGTCTTTTGATATTCTCTAAGCTTTACTTGTTGAATACCATTATCAGTCATTACAACTGCGTATGTTTCTGCAAAATGGACAATGTCAGTAGCACACTTTGCTAACTCACTTATTTCTTCATCAGTATATTCAAATACTAGATTACCTTTTTTTAGGAATGTTTTACCCTCATAAAATGGCATAGCAACTTTAGGTCTAAAACCTTGATCCATTGCAACCATAAGATCGTCAACTTGTTTAGTAGACCAAACAATTTTGCCTGAATCTACATCGCTCTCGTCCTTTGGTATCCATTTATTATCACCGACGTATGAATCGTTTGCCATTTTATTCTTCTGTAATTTCTATGTCTTCTATGTCGCTTTCTTCAGTACTACTTTTAATACCCTTTTGAATTGCAGACATTAGATCCTTCGTACCTCTTTGTATATTCTTATCCTTTGTGTTTCCACCAGAACTTTCTATTTCTTTTACATCGTCTCTTTTTCTATAGATTTCTATATCACGAGCAATTCTTTTAGTAGATTCTTCTGAAGCCATTAAATACATTGTCTGCGATTTAATAATATCTAACATTGATTTTTGTAAAGTTGCAAGAACTTCAAACATTCTTGGTGCTAATTCACCATCGTCAATTGTTTGTAAAAGTGTAGTTAATGCTCTCTCGCCAGCTTGTAGTTGATAGATCAAAGACGACATAGTCATCTCATCCATTTCTTTTTTGGCTCTAATATATTCATCTCTTTCAATAATATCTGCATCGAGATAAAATTTCATAAGAGCTGTTATTGTTTTCTGTGCCTTTTTAGTTGCTGCTGATTTTAATTCAACATAACTAACACGAGGCACTGAATCTGTGCGTGGTTGTTTAATTGGAAGGTCGACTGGATCTGTTTCTACATCCATCATTCCTGTATTTCCTATCAAGTCATCTAACTCTTGGCGAATTTGATCCGCTTGTTCAGATATATTCTTTTTCTTTTCTTCGCTCATAAATTATTATTTATAGGTTATATATCAACCTATCTTGGATACGCTTATCTGTTTTGATTGTAGCGTCTCAGTTGGATCGAAGGTATTGCGTTATCTATAATAGTTGCAAGGTGATTATCTCTGACAATGTATTGTTGCAATATATTAAGTCTTTGTTCAGCTTCAATTGGTTTTGTAAACATTCTTATATTAGTCAGTTTTAATTGTCCTGGCATAAGAGCATATTGTTTACTAGTTGACCATCCATATGACGCTATAGATTTGGTTTCATCTAATATCTTCGTGATACTGTTCTGTGTTGTATTACTTGGTAATAAATTATTACCAGGCTCTAACTTAAATACAGTTGTTGATATTTTATTATATTTGTTATTTAAATTGAATACTAATCCATACCATGCATCTGAAGCAACTGGTGTATCATATGTAAATTGATGTACATCGTTGTTTATTTGAACAGACACTGCATCGTTGGATGTTGTTATCTTTAAACCTTTATCGTTAATTAAACCATCTAATATGGTTGCACTTGGATTTGTTACTGTTAAGTTAGGTTTAAACCATACTGTAACTGCTAAATTGGAATCTGCTGCCAATACTGATTTTCTTTTGTAAACTAACGCTTCTATTCCAATATCTTTAATACTACTAAGATCGTATGCATTTTTACTAACTATAGTCCATTTGTTTCTGATCTCAGTATCTAATATACTTAGGCCATTGTGAATTCTATCTCTAGTTCCATCACCAACCTCGGTGAATACTGTTTGATATTGTTCTGGCTTTGTAACTTTTGTATATTCTTCTTGTACTTGTTCTCCAAATACTTCATCTAAGCCTGTTACTAAATCTGTAAGAGCTGTCTCTGTTGTATCATCAGTATGTATTGTACTTGTTCTATCTTCGTACTTCTTAAGTAATACTCTCCAATATGTTGTTGTCAAATTAAATTCATCTGCAAATGATACGCCACTAACTTCATACATTCTATTATTAAGTGGAAAGTACAAGTAATCTCTCATTCTAGGTTGTTTTCCTGTACCGAAAGCTGCTTCAAATTGGGCTGATGTTATATGAATTTCAAAATCTTCGAAACCCATTCCATATATGTCAAATCTAAATTCATTAGATGGCATTTCGTTATCAGGTACCATTATCTTGATCTCCTTGTTTTCTTTTACATTATAAAGTGAATACTCCATTAATATAACGTCACTTGATCTTTTATCAGGTTCTACTCTAAAGTATTTGACCTTGTGTCCAAATATATTAGTTGATACATCAGATAGTTGTTTATATAAATTCGTAGGCTTTTGTAAAGCATATGGATCAAATAAATTTTCAGAACATTCTACCGTAATATTTGCACATCCATTCATTGCTGCTGGATCTGTACAATCAGTACAATATTGTGGACATGATACTATTACGCCTTCTACTGTTTCTAAATTAAAAGTAATACTTAATAATGATAACGAATGTGCTGTTGATAATCTATTAACAGTAAATCTAACAGTAATCCAAAGTGGTTTAAGAGGATCAAATACAAGACCTAATAAATCTGCAGCTCCATTTGTAATGTTCAGTGGTGCGTACTCTGACATGATACCACCATCACTGTTCAATGGCTCTTGTGACCATTTGAATTCATAATCAAATGAGTTATTAGCATCCAGTGGTTTGTAAAATTGAAGTGCTGTTCCTGTAAATATCGGAGGTGTTACTACTGTAAATGTAAATGCATTAATAATAAATGCTACTTCGAATTCTGTATTTCCTACTATTATTTTATCACCAGTTGTTAAATCAAGATTAGTAAGATTTCCAACTACAATAGAGTCACCCGCTGTCATTGCTAAAGTACCTACCGTATTAGGAGTATTTACACCTGCTATTATGTTCCATGAATTAATGTCAGTGACATTTTCATATGGAGTAATTAATTTAGCGAGGAATGCATCGCCTATTTGATCTGATGTAAAGTTATTTACCATTAACGTAATGACTACAAGTCTTATTTTTATTATATATCAGAATTTCTATCCGTTATTAAAAGTATTTCTGGATCATCTGCTTCAAATGGCTCTAATTTTTGAATTATTGCATTTATGACACCGAATGTTTCGTTCGCAGAATCATCTGTCAAATACATATCAAGAATCGTCATGAACTTCTTTAACTTAAATACACTGTACATTTGATTATTTGATAATAGTTTACAACGCTCTAATATGTCATTAGTTATGTTTAATTCACGAGTATCAAATAAATCAAAGAGCCTTAGAGATCCTCTAATTGTTTTAATATTATACTTAATTGTTTTAATCTGATCAATATTTACTATTCTACTATAACTCAAATTCTTGTTTAAAGTTACTTTAATCCAAGTTAAATTTTTTATATTATTCAACATTTGCCAAATAAAATAAATAGAAGTCGCTTCTTTGTGTATTGATACTTCATTAACCGATTGAAATCTACTAACATCTGACGCAAACCATTTATTAATAAATTCACTCATGTCATCTACTGATATCAAATACGAATCTGTTGTTATTCTTTTAGTATTAATACTGCGCTGAATTAAACCCCACAATTTAACATCTATAGAATTGTATTTATATAGCGTAATATCAATAACCTCTGTAAAAATATCTCTATTTTCTATAAACATCTTGTTGTCTTTCTATATTTTTTAAATCATTAAACAGTTCTGCCTTTGCATGTATTTTCAATTCATTGAATTCACGCAGCCCAATTTCATTTTTTAATAAGAAAAAACTAACTGCAGCTTCTGATGGAGTATATTTATCTAGCTGTATTTTCGGTGCTTTTTTGGTCTTTGTATAAAACCATCCAGGAACACCTTTAAATCTTTGTGCTACCATTGCCCATGATTGAACCACGTTGCCGCCGTTTATACCATTTAGATTAAACATATTTGCGTTCGCAGGATATTTAATTGCAAAGAAGCGATTGATCATAAAATGATGACGTTTCTTTGCATGATTTTTAATATTGTTATATTGATCTGGTTTCGTGAACATAATTTTCACAAAATCAAATAGTTTAGTTTCGTCTAGCATATTGTTTATATGTTGAGTATTGTGGTTGTTCGTTTAAATGCAATCGCATATGCATCTTTTTCTAAAAGGCTCTTATATTTATCTATTAATTCAACAGCAAGTTCTTTAACTTCATCTCTTAAGTTATAAGCGTTTGCTTCTATTAATATAAGTTCGATATCTGTAAGATCTTCGTGCGTCATTAGAATAATTTTTTGCTAGGTGCATTCGTTGGCTCTTTATAAGTGTCAGTCTTTTTACCAACTAATTTCATAGGAGCTGCCTTAACTGTTTTTTCTTTTGGAATATCCATACCTGCAAATGCATCTGGACCAAACCCACCTTTATCTTCTAACCAAGATGTTCCTTCTAAGATCTTTTCCATATCCATGAATTGTTCTGGTTTTTCTAGTGCTCCTTCCCAATCTTTATCAATTGCATCATAAATTGCACGCTGAATCGAATCTGGAATAGTTTTGATATGTAATAACATTAATGCTATATTATTAGCAAGAGATGCTTTAATCAATGTTGATGTACTGTGTCCGATAACTCTGTAAATAATATCTACTAAATTGTTTCTAGAATCTTGATTAAACAAGTACTCAATTGTGAAATTATCTAATTCTTTAACAAACTGATCATAAATAATATCTGCTGATTTCTCAGTGATTGAATAAGTTCTAAGCTTACCATTTTTCATTTCTTTTTGCCAAGTAACTACTGATGGTATATTATCAGATTTATCACCTATTAAAATCTTGTTGAAAATAAATCTATCACAATCAACTTCTGTTATGTTTATTTTAAGATCTTTGATCCATTTTAATACACTATTTTGGTATGAATCTCTGGCTAAACTTGCACCTCCCATATTAAAAAGGAAATCATCATTGTCCATTGATCCAGTTACTGAATCTTCCATGTCTCTTTCAAAACCTTCATATGCATACAAAGACTTTTTAGTATTGTAATACCACAATGTGTGCGCATCGTTAGTTTTAGAGTAATTAACCAATTGGATAAGATCTCTATCACCTGACCATACTAAACATGATTTACCTCTATTATTAAGTGCAGTTGACCATCCGAAAATAACATCATCTGCTTCTGCTCCTTGTATTTGATGTACTGTAACGCCTTTAGCTTCAAGAATCTTTTGAAATTCTTCATATACTGAATATACTGCAGTCCAGTTTACACTGCTGCTTTGTGTTCTTGTACCCTTATAATCCGCTTCTGGATAAAGGTCTTTACGCCATGATTTTGAATCTACTGTCAAAACCACGTCATCTACAAACATTTTTAACTTTCGCATCTCTGATGCAAAGTCAATGGCTAACTTTCTCATAAACTGAGACTTTTGTTTATCATCGCCTAACAGTTGTCCTGTTTTAGGTTTTGGTAAAACAAAAAGCCTACTGAATACAAAATAGTTTCCGTCGATCAATAGTGTGTGTTTTCCCACTTTCATATTTTTATTTCTTTACTTAGTCTAATACTATGACTATTATTAATTATTATGAATTAATTATACTTTGTATTTCATATACACAGCTTAACATCGTTATTACAGGATCAATTACATGAGTCCTTTGTGCTTGGTGTTTTGCAACTGTTATGATAATAGATGGTATATGTTTTATATATTGTCCTTTTTCCTGCTGAATATACTCGATGAATTCTGCACCCAATGTTTGTAGTACATCATCTACTCTATTTGCATAATTTCCTACTAATGCTTGGTAGTTTTTAGCAGGATCTGTCTCGTTAAAGATTAATTCAAATACATCTTTATAAACTGAATTGAACTTCTTCACATCCACCGCTGTGATATTGGTAGTACCTTGTGTTTTATATCCCTGTAGTTTATTAAGAGTAGTTCTTAAATCTGGAAAGTTACGTTTAACAAATTCAACCAATGCTGGTTTTTCAATTGTCATACCTTCTTTACCACAAATTTCATATACTCTCTTGATATATTTCTTTGTTAGTTCTGTTTCTTCTGCTTTATCAAAATCAAAATCGATAACTTCAAAACGACTAAGAATTGGATCTGGTAATTTATTAATGTAATTACAAGTTGCAATAAATCTTGAATTTGAAGAGAATGTTTCCATAGTTGCACGAAGTGCTTTAAAGAATTGATCCGATACTCCATCGACCTCATCTAATATAACCACCTTAAACATTCCCGGCTCATCCATGATTGAAACAGTAGAACAGAAATCTGTAATTCTGGTTCTAATCACATCAACTGAAGTATCTGTAGATGCATTGATATACAAATACGGTAGTTTAAATTGATTGACGATTGCTTTTGCGCAAGATGTCTTACCAGTTCCTGGTGATCCTGCAAATAACATATTCTGGACAAGGCCATCGTTGAATTTTGACATTACCCTTTCTGGTAATATTAGTTCATCTAATGTCGATGGTCTGTATTTCTCTGTAAAGAGTTGATTTACTGATTTCATATATAAAGTATATTTACATGTTATACTGCTAAAGCCGCAAAATGTTTCAATGATAAATATATTAATGGGTAAATCATATTCGCATATAAACATCACACGTACGTCAGGTCCAAATCCTAGAAATCGTTACGGTATTATACTTGCACCTCTAGCAAAGCTCTACAGGAAGTTCCTAGTAGACCACAGGCATATAAAACGATGGTCAGACGATGATAGATTTGTAACATGTGTCCTTAGAATGCAAAAACCTGCAGTTCGTAGTGTTATTTTAACTAAAAAGTACTGGGATCATAGTAATGGTATATTGGTTGATCTAGTTACATTACATGATAATTGTAATACTGTTGAGTGGATTTGTGCAATAAGTCTTAAACCAATCAAAGCTAAGTTTATGAATTTTGATTTGGAGAACTTCTTACATCCTGAGTATTATGATATCTTAAAGGCTCCGATGATTGATAGCCGTATCTTAAAATCTTCAATTGAGTTTCGCAAGAAATGTAAAAAACTCTTGCTCGATGAGAGACAAGAGTTTCTTAGACTTGCTAAAAAGAACGCTAAACGCTCTCTTTAAATATTACATTAATTTTGCGAATCGTTGAGCGATTGTTAAACCTTCATCTAATTTAATAGTTTTAGGTAATTCTACTGCAACTGATTCTTCTATTTCATATGTTCCGTCTTTAACGAAATCAGCATGACCTGTCATACCGGCTAGTTTCATAATAGAACCTTTATCACCGGTCATTGTCATTTCATCATAACCGTCTCCGAATGGATCAATATCTATAGTAACTTCAACTCCAATTTCTTTACCTTTATCTTTAATATAAGAATAATCTGGTTTTCCATCTTCGTCTTCTTCATCTGAATATGATTGTAATCCTGATAATGTCGCTTCATTAAGATCATCACCAGTTGGTGTATCTAATGATTCGTTTTCATTTGGTGTTTTAGGCACGATAGGCTTTCCATCTTTATCTACGGGTTTTGTTGCAACTTTAAGATTCTTAGATCCGCTTAGTGCTTTTAAATCTTCTTGTGCTTTTCCTAAATCAGCTACTAGTTTTTTACTTTTTTCTAAGTCATCACTACCATCAACATCATCTTGTTTTAATTTTGCTTTTAATAATTCAACATTAGCTGTTAATTTTTTAGCTTCATCATCACCGTCCTTTGCTTCATCATATTTAGTTTGCGCTGCTTCAACAGCAACTTTTGCAGCTTCTTTCTTCTCATCAGCCTTTACCTTATCAGCTGCGTCTTTTTCCTCTTTTTTCTTTTTATCATCAGCTTTTTTAGCAGTGGCTTCGTCATCATTTGCAGCTGGTACCTTTTTAGCATCATCTTTATCAGACATCTGAGATTTTGATTTTGCATCTGCAGCAGCTTCTGCTTCTGCCGGTGTTTGTTCAGCAGCTGGAGCATCACCCTGTGCTGATGTATAATCCTTTAATGATTGAGTATCATCAGCAATTCTATCTTCTAGTGTAGAAATTTCTAATTTAAGTTGTTTAGCTTCTTCACCTGATGTTGCTTTCATAACTGTTTTAGCAGCTATTAATTTAGCTTTAGTTTTACCTAAGCTAGCGACTTTAGCTAAACCTTCATCACCGCCAGTTAATTCTTTAATTCTGTCGCTTATGGCAGAAGACTGATCTGAAAGTGCTTGATTTTTAGCTTTATTTGCTTGATTAAGAACTTCTAATTTCTTTTTCCAATCAGCTGCATCTGTTTTTTCTTTTGTAGCTTCCTTTTTCTTTGCAAAATCAAGATCATTAATTGCAGATTGAACTAATGCTTTCTGATATTTTTTAAGGTTAGCTTTAATTTTTGTGAATTTAATTGGAGATTTTATAAAATCTAATAAACCTTCATTAACCGAAGTAAGATTAGTTAATTCAAAAAGTTCTTCAAAAAGATCATTAATTTCTGATTCTAATTCAGTAGATTCACCAACTGTTCCAATTCTATCAGATAATTCTGTCAGTGTATTTAGAATTGTATCAACGTCTCTTATTACTTCAGTTCTAACTGTGTCGCCTGGAGTTACAGTGTCAATAGATACTTGATCAACCGACTTGTTCGTTGGCATGTTCTCGTTTACGAATTGTTCGTAAAGCTTTAATTTAGATTTTAATTTCATAATTGTTATTTTATTTTCTATTTAGCATTATTATATTATATATCTAATTTAATTTTGGAAAGTTTACAACAAAAAAAAGGTCATCCGAAGATGACCTTTTAATAATAATATTAATTATTCTAGTTTAAGATTATAGTGCTAAACCTTCAACATAGAATTTTTCGTATTGTGTACCTGGGTGGAATCCAGCTTCAACTAATGCGTATCTAGATTTAACAGCTACTTTCGGAGCCATTGTTCCTTCTGCGATCATTTGAACTGATTCAGCCATTAAGTAAGGCATGAAAATTAATCCAGCACCGTTACCATCACCTTTTCTACCAACTAATACTTCATGTGTAGTTTTACCTCCAGCAGTAACACCTTCGAAAGCCATGTTAGGATCAGTGTAAACATTGATTCCAGCAACAGAACCTACTGGGTAGATTGCTCCTGCAACTTGGTTAAATGTGTTAGCCATTGGGTTAGATACAAATCCTGCAACACCTTGTAAAGCTGAAGCAACTTTTGCATCAACTACAGCGAAGTTACCAGCACCTCTTCTACCTCTGTTAGCAATTAAGTTTGCAGCGGCTAAAACGTGTGTTAAGATTCTTCTATTAACATCACCGTAAGTGTTTCCACCTTGAGTGTAAACTAATTCTAAGTTTCCAGCTAAAGTACCTTCACCAGCAATAGATCTCATTTTAGATAAAATGTGAGTATTGATAGATTGAGTTAATTCGTTAGTTAAAACTGCTTCTACTTGAGCAACAGCATCAACACCGAATTGTTTTAAATCTTGTACTTGCTCTCTTGTAACTGCAGCAGCAACTTGGAAAGTTTCAGCAGCAACACTTTTAGAGAATAAAGAAAGACCCATTACTTTATCAGGAGTAGATTCACCAAGATCTCTTGACATTGGCTTATCGTTTGCATCAGCACCTGAGAATCCAGGAATGTGATCTTCTAAAGCTTTAACTAATTCAGCACCTGCATATCTTGCAGCTATATTTGCTTCACCGTCTAATGCATCAACAATTTTGATAATTGATTTTCCATCAATTCTAGAAGTTCCAACTAATACATCGTTACCTGCAGCAACTGCATCAACTGCACCTTTAATATAAGTAGGTGTAACGTTTCCGTCAACTTTTCCACCTTCGTAAGTAAAGTCTAAGTAAGACAATAATCCCATTGGTCCTGCCATTGGTACTACTGGTACTAAGTCTAAACCGATAGTTTGAGCAGCTACTTGCATTGCTAATGGTAATAAAGTCGGAGACTTGTCACCAGAACCATTTTCACCACCTGCTGCACCGTTAGATACTGCTGAAGGGAAAGATACTGCACCCATACCTGCTAAGTTCATGTTAGGGTTTAAAGACATGATGTTCGCGTCTTCGTAAAGTTTATGGTTGTGACAGTAAGTCGACATCCATGCTAATTTGCTAGATTCGTTAATACCTGTAGCTTCCGAGATTATCGGTGCCCATGTATTTTTGATCTCAGCTTCGTTTAATAAATTCATAATTTGAGAATGTTTTTTTGTTTGTTTGTTTGTGTTTAGTTAAAAACTCGACATTCAATGGGTGTTCTGCTTCTGTCACCCTTTATCGTCGATTGTTATTTATATATCTATGTTTTATTTGTTAAATCTCTTTTTGAATGCTTCAGCCATTTCTGTAACATCGTAACCGATGGTAGATTTAGGCGCTTCATCCTTAGATTCTGTTACCATTGCAACTTTTTCCATTTCAACTTTAGTATCTCTTAAGTCTCTAGTTTGCCAGAAATTAGCAACTTGGTATTCAGTTTTTAATGAGTGGTATTTAGCTTGTGCTGTTATTTGATTCTGTTTAGATTCAGATAAGTTTTCCCATGCTGCGCTGTATTCCGCTGGCATTGCAGTAATAAACAATGGTTGTGCACCTTTGTTTTCAACAATAAGCTCTGCGTTATTCATTAATGATGAGATTTCAGATTCAGTCATAAAGCCTCTTTGAGAAACTGTATTTCTAACTTCTGTTTTAGCTGATTCATTTAATGCGTTATACTTTTCTCTTGTCGTAGATGATACAACTCTAAAGAATGAAGGATTTTCATTTTCTTTTGCTGTAGCATTTTCTACTAATTTATCTAATTTAGATGAGATTTCGCTTTTGTAAGATTCTAATGGATCTAATGCTCCTTCTTCACCTTCAGTTTCTTCTTCACCTTCACCAGCTTTAGCTGCTTTGGTTTCTGCTTCAATTTCTGAATCAGATTTAATTGCGTCAGATTCTAAATCTTCAGCGTCTTCTCCATTTACTTCACCTTTAGTATCACCTTCTTTTGAATTATCTCCTGCTTCAACTTCTTCACCTTCGATTTCTTCAACTTCTTTACCAGCTTTATCAGAATCAGCAGCTACTGCGCCTTCTTCAGAATTATCACCGATGTTTTCGATTTCTTCAGTTTCTTCAGCTTCGTCAGCGTCTTTTGCAGGAGCTTCAGCTTCTGCTACTTCTTTAGCAACTTCTTCACCTTCAACTTTATCAGCTGCTTCAACTTCTTCCTCTTCAGTTTCTTCAGCTTCAGCGTTAACTGGTACTTCAATAACTGTTTCGTTTAATGATTCTGCAATATACTCTGCATATTCAGAAACTGATTGTAAGTTTTCTTTTAAGTATTCAACATACTCTAATAAAGATTCGTGAGAAGTACTTCCTTCGTTATGTGCTTCTGCTAAATAATTAGCGAAGTCTTTAACTTTAGAAACTGCTTCAGCAACATGCTCTGTATAAGAGATATTGTTATCTAATGTTTCTGCTAAAGATTCAGCATATGAAATACTTTGATCTGTTTTCTCAGCAACATGTTCAGAATATTGAATGTTATCGTCTAATTTACCAGCGATGTATTCTACGTATTCTGTTAATTGATTAACGTTTTCTACAACGTGATCACTATGATCTTTCAAGTTTTGTACTGTTTTATCTTCTGAAACTTCTTCATTTTTAGTTTCGATAGATTCTTTTAATGTCTTGATCTCATTCGCCAAATACTCAGAGTACTTATTGAAATCCTCGGATTTTACAAATTCTGCCATGTTTTTATTTTCTTTTATTTGTGTGTTTGTGTTTTTAATAGGTTGGTTATCAATAGCTTCTGTGCCATTCATTTCGTAAATTGCTAAATTTCCTGCGTTTGAATAACCATACGTTTCGTTAACTCTCTTTAACTCTGCGTTTTCAAAACCTGGATCAGCAACTAGATCATAAGTAAATAATTGTTTAATCTTTACTTGTCCGTTAGATTCAACTGCACCTGCAGCTCTAGATGAAATCTGTAAAGGAACACCAGCATCTACTAAAGCTTTAGCTTGTCTTCCAGCGTCTGTATCTAATAATTTGATACGTCCTCTTACTTCTTTACTATCTTTGTCATATACAAGTTCTTCAATGATATGTGATACATTCTTTAAAGAAATGTCAAATTGTGCAGGATGATCTAATTCGCCCAATAACTTACTAGCTTTAATTTTAGCTTGTAATGCTTCAATTTGTGGAACATACTCCGACTCAGTGTATATACGGTTGTTTTTGTTTTTTTGATCGATTTGACCAAAAATACCTTCAAGAATGTAATCTTTGTTCTCTGAAGTTGTTACACTTAGAGCTGATGAAGACATCTCGACGATTAATAAATCGTTAGTATTTTTCATAATGTTTTATTTTTCTATTTTTAATATATATCATACTTTATTATCTAAATATCTTATTACAATCCTGCTAATGGATCCTCTTCATCCTCTTCGCCTTCTCCGCCTTCCTTTTCAGCTTCTTTTTCAGCTTCTAGTTCTTCTGCAGCTATATCATTGTATATCTTAACTAATTGGTCAATTTCACCTTCTGCGAAAGCGTTTTCACCATAACTATCATAAAAATATTGTTTAAATTCATCGTCAGTCATTGATGCTGTTACAGCTCCTAAAATCTCTGCAGATTTTATAGTAGAACCTGAATCTAATTTAATATCGTCAATAATTATCTTGGAATCTTCTCCGGCTCTCATTGCATCTTCTGTAATGAAGTCTTCAAATGTTTTAATAATTTTCATAATCTATATATCTTTTTTAATAGTGTGTTACATTGCGAATGGATCTTCAGCCTCTGGCTCTTCAGCAGTCGTTTTCTTTAATTTAGATTTGGCTGCTTCATTACCTCTAATTTCATCATCACTTAATTTAAGATATTTCTTAACTAAGTATTCTTGATCGAAGTAATATTCTTCTTCCATTGTTTCTTGATTTGTTGTCATTAATGAGTCTCTCATTGTAGCAATAAAGTCTAAACGTTTCTCCATTAATTCCATGTCTTTTAATTCTGAGAATACATTTTCTTCATTAAATCGTAATGCGACTTGTGATTTGAATTGTGGATCGTTTGTGAATTCAGGATATTTAAGACACATTTGAATAAACAAAGGCTTAGATAAAATTTCCATGAATGTAGATCTTAAACGTTTGATAAATTTACCAAACTTAATTTCATCTCTAATCATACCATCAGCAGCAAGATTGAAATCTCCACCACCATCTTCATATAAGAATCTAGAGTAAGGTATTTTTGAAACGTGTTTTAATTTGTCTGAGAAGTATTTAAGTGCTTCTGTATCTGAAAGATCTGGTCCTTCACTGTTTAATGTTTCAATTTCTGGTGATTCACCATCTTTAGAAGGCAGCCAATACTCTTTACTAAATTGTAACATTGGTTTACCATCTGTTGCTAGTGTTCCTGATTCCCAATCAAAATCAACTGATTCTTTATAAGAGTTCATTAACTGAGAAAGCGATTGCTTTGCTCTAGTCTTAGATTTACCACCGACAGGTATAACAAACTTCATTCTAAATGAAGCGTTAGTTACTGCCCATATAACTCTTGTGTGTTCCATTATTCTTAACAAGTTGAATGATCTTGTTAATCTCTCAATATATGAAACTCTTGATGTTGTTGTTATTGAAGAATATGAAATATAGATTATTTGAGAATCATATAACTTTCTTTCTTTAACTGGATCATCTTTATATTGTACCCAAACTTTCTTACCATCTTCGTGGTTATATCCAGGAATAAGTGTAATTGGATCTATTTCTTTAAATCCTATAATCTCTTGTTGATCTGGTGAATAAATAATCTCAAATGCTAAATATCCATCAATTAAGAATTTTCTAAAGAAGTACCATGCTGATTGATCTGAGTTAAACCCAAAATAGTGATACAGTTGTCTAAAATATTTATTAAGATCTTTATCAACGTCGTCTGAAACATCCAATCCTAATATTTCTGGGTAACAGAAAAAGTTTTTATTATCGTATACTATTGATTCATCACAAAGAATATCTAAGATATCTTCAACCTCATCATTAAGTGAGAATTTTCTAAGTTCATCTCTTTTACCTTCATATGCTGTATCAAAGAACGGTATATTAGATCTAAGATTAGTATCTGTCATTGACATTGCTGCGAATGCACCATAGATGTCATCGTTGTCAACGCCAAATGGATTCATTTGACCATAGCCAATTTCTGCTTCCATTGGGCCGATTGCTTGTGACTGTCTTAATACTAAGTCGTCATATCGCATACCGAATGAGGATAAAGACTTCAAAGCATTTGAAATGCTAAAGGGTTTTGATCCGTTACTTAGTGGTCCGTTTCTATCGTTAAATCCTGCCATACTATTATATTATTATGTTCTTGTTATTATATATCTTTTCTTTTTGAGCGCGTTTTTAGGTGCTCTCTGAATGCTTTCTTGACCTCGTTGATTCCAATACCATATAGATCTTGGAAATCACACAATGCGATCTTTGCCCAACTTTCATATGAAACTACTTTCTGGTTCTTTTTCAACTCTGGTATATATTGTCTAATAGCAAAATCAAATCCAAAATGTACTAAGAATTTTACAATATCTTTGTATATTAGTTTTATTTCACTTTGTGTTTTTGCGTTGTTTTCTTTAGATCTACCAGTGCTTGATTTTATTTGACCAGACATACGATCATATACCATATCTAATAAATCCTCTTTAAATTGAACTGGTAATAAATTTAGATTAATACCAACATCTGTTCCGCTCGAATGTGGTTCTAATGCAAGTACTACTGGATTCATATCCCACCATGGTAATGTTTTCATGTGTTTGGGTTTTTCATATCTAAATACATGAATCATACCTGTTTTAAATGGTTTACCATGTTTTGATACAGTATGATCCTTAACGGACTTGACAGCCTTAGCAAACCATTTCTCAGCGCTTTTACGTGCTTTGACTTTTCCGCCAGCTTCTTTGCTTAAATCCTTAATATCTTTCTTTATCTTACCCATTATTTAAGAGACTTTTCTGTTAAGACTATAAACCTCCAACCTCTGTTGTCAGCATACGCCTTCGCATATTTATATTTATCTCTATTTTTTACATACTGCTCTGCCAAAAACTTATATGATTTCAGTGCCTTTTGACTGTTCTTAGTCGGTGGCTTTGGGATAGTGATTTGTGCTTCTGGTTTAATTTCAACCAAGAATTCTGTATCTCCATCAAGTCCGCTAGTTTTCATATAGAAATCTGGGTAGTATTTGTGTTCTCTTTTATCAAATGACCATATGTACCGTATTTCTACAGGTTCACTTGACCATTTAATTACGTCTTCTCTATTATCACATATAATCATAAACTTCCTTTCCCATGATGATCTATAGATTATCGGGAGTGGTCCTATATACTTGTCAGGATTCTTTGGTGTAAAGTATCCTTGTATAAAACCTGAATTATTAGATGGTTTAAGATTTTTTATTGACATTTAGATGTTGAACATTCCACCACCATCATCGCTTCCACCACCTGTTGTGATACGATCTATTGATAATGTGCCTTTGTATTTTTGTGGGTGAATTTTATTCCATCCTTTAGCATATCCTCTCTTTGCAATCTCTGTAAAGTATGCAAATGCATTTGGATATTTAGGGTTGAAATTTCTCCAGTATTTCAAAAGATCTAATATTGCAAACTGTAGACAATCATCCCGATCATCACTGTTAACATAGTTTAATTTGTTAATAGTTCTTTCGGCTAACAACACTAACATCTTCTCTGCAGTCGGTGTGAGTTTGTCGGCATCTTTTGAAAGGACCATTTGATTATATAAATCTTTATTATTTAGGTAATTTTTGCTTTTTTTAGCCATAGTGTAATGTATGTTTAATATTATACTAAAAAAAGCCCAATTGTTTCCAAATGGGCTTATTTAAATAGTTATATGGTTAGATTAAATAGAATCTTCAACAGAAATTTGAAGTTTGTTTTTCTCTATTCTCTGTGGTTCGTCGTTTACGAATACTGTTAATATGTCTGATTTACCCTTTCCGGTAAATTCAAGAGCATCAACTTTAACTTTAGATCCTTTAGGTAAATCTTCAGATTCTACTGTAGTTTCTGCAGTAACATATCCATCATCTCTAGTTAAGAAATCTTCGTTTTGTAAATCGTTTAATTCTTCTGTAATTCTTTCGATTTCAGAATTTAATAAATGATCTGCTGCTTTAATATCTGGTAAGTTTCTGTTAGCTTCAGATAATCTGCCTTTCTGATCTTTCAAAAATGCAATCATTTCATACATCAATTGAGTTTTCTGAGTTTTAAGAGCTCTGCGTTCTTTGTAAGATTCTAAGATGTCTTCAACCATTGGTGTAATATCTGCTCCAGTGTTTTCAGCAACATATTCAACTGCAGCATCTGCTAGTAATTTAGTAAATTTCTCAATCTTAGTAGACTCGTTGAATCTATAAACAAACATGTTGTCTTCTGTTCTCATTGCTAAAACCCTAACGTCTCCGTCAGTTGATTCATTAATGAAATCTAATACACTGTAGTTATTAAAGTTTTTACAAGCGAATTCAAATAAATTAATTGTTTCTTTATCTTCGTACTTAATGTAAGCTGACGCTAATAAAGATTCTGATAAAATCATAGAATCAGTATGTACTAACTCAATATTACCTGCATAGAATTTCTTTTCAGTAACATTATATGAGAAATTAACGATAATTGAATTTTTAAGTAAATCAGTTCTTGTTGATTCTAAAAGTTCTAATTCTTTTTTAACTTCAGTAACTGCTACTTTTTTACCAGATTTCTTATATGATTTAATGTTTTCATTTAAGAAATCAATTTTTTCATTTAAGCCAACTAATGTATCGAAATTAGTTAATGCTGATTCGTCAATATTGGAAATAGTTTTCTTGTTATTATAATCGTAGTAGAATGAAATACCCTCGTTAGTTATACTAAACGTATTGTTTGCTTTAACTAATGATTTGAAATCTTCAGAAACGTTTGCAACTTTTTCTATATGACTTCCTGTCATTTTGAAATTTTGTCCGCCCGCGTGAAATACAAAACCTTGTTTTGACTCTATGACTGGTGAAATAATTCCTTTGTTTAATTTTGCCATTTGTGTTGTTTAATTTTTTATATATATCTTTTGTTTATTCGTTGAATGGTAGATCAGTAGATGAAACGTCTAATGGATCACCAAATGAAGGTTTCAACCTATCTGGCGTTCCTTCTGCAATATCAGATGTATTACCGAACTTAAATATTCTATTTGAATTCTTTCTTCTGCTTGAAGTTCTCAATAATTGAGAATTTGTAGTTAATTCTGTACCAAGTAATGATGTGTCGATTGTGCACTCAGTAATTGGAGCAGTTTGTGTTAAAATCCATGAAGTAGAATCTGCGTCCCATGTATATATTGCACAAGTAGAATCAGTGTATGTTAATGGATTTGGTAATTCACCTTCATATATTGAAGATGGATCTAAAGCTACTTTGTTAGGATCTCCATAATTTCCAGTAACACCACCAGTATATACAGTTCTTGTAAATTTAGTATAAATGTCGTCTTCAAAATCAAATGAAGGTATAAATGTACTGATCTCTAAACTAAATGTTATTTTGTGGTTTTCTTTATCATCAAATCCATATTCGATTGGCTTGTCCTGTGTGTAATCGTCTGGCATCATGTATTCCGATGAAATTCTATACATACCATCATCTATGTGACCTGCGTCTATGTGATAGAAATTAGCCTTGTACATATTTTTGATGATTGATTCAGTAACCTTAAACATATCTAATTGACTAGATAATAATATTTCAATATCTACACCAATTACACATGGAATCATTTCGAATTCTGCAACATACCCTTCCATTAAACCTTGATTATTCATCATAGTATAATTACCGAGATTTCTTTTATTGACTAGTTTTCCAGGATCTACTGAAAATGAAGTTAAGTTAACAATACCTCTTGGTACTTTATCATAATTCCCATCTGCAAATGTTCCATCAGGATCACAGCTTTCTCCATTCATATTGGAAAACAAAAAGTTATCTTTTATAAAATTCTCATCTCCAGCAACGGCATAGAAAAATGGTACATCTATAATAGCCCTTTCGTCATTAGAGACTTGTCTCCAAAAACTAAGCTTACTATTTAGATCAGCTAAAAGACCTACAATAACGTGTCTAATAACACTGTCGTCTTTGTTGTATTTTAAATTATATGTTGCCATTAACTATATATTCTATTTTTATTCAATTGTTTCTATAGTAAACTTAGAGAACCCGTTTTCACGATAAATCTCAATTTTCTTATCAAATATCTCATGTGGTAAAACTGAGTGGTTTATCACAAAGGTATTTATCTTATTTTCTTTTATGACTTGATTAAGAATTTTCAATATGTTATATACTCCATCATTGTCTACAGAACTTAATAATTCATCTAAGAACAATAAGTTCAATTGAGGGAATCTTAATTTAAGTATCTTGATGATTGCAATGATAATAATAAAATCTGCCTTCTTTCTCTCACCAGTAGAAAGTGTCATTGGATTAATATCTTCACCTAAGTGATTAATAATACAATTGAATTTCTCATCAAATCTAATATGGAACGGTAAGTGCATTGTTTGACTCATCGCTGCAATATTTGAATTTAATCCTGGTAAAATAGTTTTGACTGCAAGATTTTTAACACCATCTTCACCTAAAACCCTTTCAACAATTTCCATAAATGCATATTCTGCATTCAATGTATCTTTATTACCAGATTTAGTAGATTCTTTTTGTTCAAAGTCTGTAATCAAAGTCTTAAGGTGTTCAAACTGAGAATCATCTGGTGTATCTTTTATTTTAAGCAATTCAGATTTAAAAGATTTCATATTGTATCTAATATCTGATGCTCTTTGTTCTAATACATTTTTATTGATTCTTAATTGATCAATATTTGATTTGACACTTGTTAATGATTCTTTAAGTTCTTTGATACGATTGGTATCAGTTTCAATTTTAGTACAAAAATGTTCCTTTTGATCCATGTGCCATTGACTATCTAATTCAGTTTCACATGTAGGGCATTTTCCACTCTCATATAAATCTAACTTTTTCTTAAGATATTCAATTTCATGTTTTAATGTAGATGCATCAGATCTTACCGTTTCATAAACAGTTGTATCATATTTGATCTCTTTGTCAATTCCAGTCTTTTCTAGATCTAATGCCTTAACGCTTTCATTAAGTTGAATTAAATTTGTTTTTAATTCATCTATTTTAGAATTGTTCTTTTCTTGTGATTCTTCTAGTAATGTATTAAGTTTACCTTTTACAGATCCTATAGAATCTATAATTTGGTTTAACTCTGATTCGTATGAATCTATATCTGTTTTGATATTCTTTCTCTCCATTTTAATAGAGGTTTGCATATCATTAAGAATAGAGAAACCAAACATCTTATCAATAATTTGTTTTTTATCTTGATTAGACATTGTCAAAAATGACTTAAAATCATTAACTGATAAAATTATAATGTTTTTAAATACATGATATGGTATACCGTATATCTCGTCTTCTAAATAGTCCTGTACTGATTTCTTACCAGCCTTATCAAATTCTACACCATTTAATTTAACACTAAATTTAGTAGGCATTAAACCTCTTTCTATTATAACATTTATAGAACCGCATTTTAATGCGATCTTAACGTGTAATTCTTTGTTAATCCTATTAGGAAGATCTGCAAGTTTAACGCCTTCGACTCTTCCATATAACGCGTATATAATAGCATTAGCAATAGTAGTTTTACCATCGCCATTCTTTCCAAGTGTCAAAAACAATTCAGAAGCATCTTCTTCAAACTCTATTCTTTGTAATTGATTACCGTAAGATGCAAAGTTTTTAAATTCTATAAAATCTATTCTCATATTTCTATACCGTTATTATGAGCACATTGATTATATAGTGCCATTAGTTTTTCTTTTAGTCTGCTTTTAGTTTCTTCATCATCACCTAAACTTTCAACATATACATTACATAAATTCATTATACTGTAATTCTTATACATTTCTTCTACATCATCCATATCATGAAAATCCTTATCGATATAATTATCTTCTTGATAAATATTCGGTTCAAGTTTTCTACTAATATTTTGTATCTTATTAATAAGTTGACTTAATGCATTTGTTGTTGCGATCTTTGATGGGACGAATAAATCTACAAAATTGTTTTTGATCTGATGTTTAAACGTTCCAAGTGGCATATCATATAGCTGCATGATGTTATATTTCATGAACTTAGGTGATATATCATTTACATAAAATGTCTCTGACATGTCTTCTAAATCTACTAGGTCAAATCCTTTAGCATTATTTGCATCAGATCTTGTCAATTGATATGGAGTACCAACCATTAATAACTTACCTTTTTCTTGTCTAAAATGAATATGCCCAGAATAAACTCTTAAATATCTGTCATATATGTTTGAGTCTGTTCCGTGTTGATTTTTAACTTTAGCGTTTAAATAAATACCTTTAACTTCCGAATGACAAAATACTATTTCTGCTGTTGGGTATTCTACAAGTGTTTCTGTTTCGTGATCAGCATCTCTTCTCCATGGCATCATTAATACCTTCCTACCATGCCATTCCATCATTTTAGGTTCTTTATAGATCTGTACGTTTGGTATCCATTTAAGTGAATCTATTGAAGTTACTTCGTTTGAGTTCTTAGCCCAAATATCGTGATTACCACAAATGACATGAACTGGTAGAATTTTACCAAGTTCTTCAAATAAAGTTACCGCGTAGTTTAATACCCTTATATTAATAGATTGTCTATTATCAAAGGTATCACCGACTTGTACTAGTACATCGCCTGGTTTTACGTTAGCTCTAAGATTCGGTAGAAACACATCTTCAAAAAATTGCTTTTGAATTTCTAGCCATTCCATAGAATTAGCTCTTACACCAAAATGCAAATCTCCGAGTATCCAAACTCTTCCTGCGCCTTTCTTTAAAACATGTGCTTCTATCATTCTAAAAAAGTTTCATTATATTCTTTCTCTTTAATATACCTGTTTTCAAATCTAATTCTTGTATTAAATCTTCTTTATATACATTGGAGAGTGAACTGTAAAATTTAGTTGGATTAATATCGAAATAGACGCATAGCTCGCTGAATAAATCAATACGACTGTTTTTTATGGACATTTCATCGATAACATATCCATAAATGTCGTTTATGTCTGCCTTCTTTAAAGAGGTACATTTACCTAATTCATCTACTTTGTTAAATACCTTAAATCTCGATGATTCAATTAATTCATGAATTCTTCTTGCGATTAAATCATAGTGAATTTTATCTTCTTCGTCCTTATTGTCTTTGACATTAGGATCTAGTTCGAATTTTATAGTTGTAAACTCTGTGTCTGGTGATTCGAAATTGTTGTTAAATATTTTATCGTGTGCCATAATTATATACTGTGTAAGTTTGAATTTGTAGTTTCCTCTGTCTCGATCAACCTCATGTAATTCCAATTAATATTTAATTTACACTTGGTTCCTTTTCCTTCTCCATCTCTAATTTTTAATACCTTTAACCAGTATTCTGAGTTAGCTCTCATCATATCATCTTGTATAATACCAAGCATAACATCGGCTGTATGTGAAAGACCCGCAGATTCTGCAATGTCTGTCATTCCAATATCACTTGAATTATAACCATTTCTAGTAATCTGTGTTGCTGTAACTATTAACCAATTATTACGAATACCCATTGCTCTAAGATCTTCTGCAATTTGCTTGATCTTCATATAAGTATTCTCAGTATTTTGGTTTCTGTAGTTTGCAAGAATGTTGATGTAATCAATTACGACTGCACCTACTTTAATTTGTCTTTCTTCTTCTATTTGATTAACATATGCTTCAATATCTAATACAGTTGCTTGTGATGTTGGAAACTGTTTTACAAATAAAGATCCAGGCGGTGTTAAACCATCGCCTACAGTTTCTAATCTTCTTTTAATATGATCTTTGTTTTTAGCCTTATCACCATATTCGTTAATCTCAATAGTTAAAAGATTAGCACCAATACGTTTTACGAATTTATGTGCTGCCATCTCTGCAGTAACTACTACTGTATTTGTTCCCATCTTAACGAAGTTCGCTGCATCGTTTGCTAAGTATATTGACTTACCAATGTTTTGTTCACCTGCATACACAATTAAGTTACCACCTTTGTCATAACCACCGCCTAACATTCTATCTAAGAAATTGTAACCAGTACTAACCTTTTCTGAATCCTTTTGATCATGTGAATCTACATCAAAGAAATCTAAACCTAAATCTGAATTAAATGATAAGTTATTTCTATCATTAATAAGACCCTTAACTTTAGTAACAATACTATCTACATTTTCAGGAGTTACCTGAGTTGTTTTAATGAATTCAATAGTATCGATTAATGAAGTATCAAATGTTCTCCATTTAATCCATGCTTCAGCTGTAGACGTTAACCATTCTTCGTCATATTGATCTAAGTCAACTTCAAATATAAGATTTAATATCTCTTCTGATATTTTAGCTTTAGCCTTTTCATTTCTTTGAATAAGCAAAAGAAGTTGTTCTCTTTTTGGAGTTTCGTTAAACTTCTCAAAGAACTTATTAGACAATTGACTTAATATATCAATTTCCTGTGATGTGTAAAATCCGCTTTTAATACTCTTTAAGTACTTTGTCTTAATTAAAGAGAATCTAAAGAATATTTTTTCAAAGTCTTGTCCGAATTGCATAGTTATTAAATGTTGAAGTTATTGTTTTTTATATGTGCGAAACATATTTTGTTTTTATACCCTGTAGTTTTGAGTTATTCAAAAGGGTTTGTTTTTATTTTCCAAGATAACTTATCTTGCTCAGTGTTGAGTACATCTACTAAATCTAATTTTACTAATTCTGTAATAGATTCTAATAAATGAGATTCCTCTGTTTCCGGAAATCTATATGTTTTCAGTGCATGTAATGTAAAGTTACCTTTATGCCTGTCTGGCATCCTAACACATAGTTTTATTTCTGATAATAATAAATCGAAGGCAGTCGGGTAACCTGGTAAGTCACTCTCGATGCCTAAGACATATTTTATAGGTAACTTATCTTCATTAATCTTCATCTTCTAATATAGATTCAAGATCAATTTCTCTACCTTCGGTATTATAATTGAATACAGGTTTAATTCTTAATTCAATTTTATCTAATATCTCTTTGGTAAATACTTTTTCAGAGAAGAATTCTCTAGTTGGAACAGTTTCATCTAAATGTTTACAAATCCAATTTCTTGCTGTAGATTTTGGAGTTTTAACACCTTTTTCAATAGTACCTTTTGCAATACCTATTTCTTCCCAATCAATATACTGTTCTAATCCAACATATGCATTCATTCCTTCTGTAAAGTGTAAATGAAATTTAATGTTATGTGGTTTAGCAAATCTATTCTTATTAGGTTTAGCTGTTACAATAATCCCTGCTTTTTCACCACTAGATTCTTTTAGTTGTGCTTTACCTAAATATAATACGATTGACGCAGCATATTCAGGTCCTGTACCACCTCCGGCTACTTGCCTTGAGATAAAGTCTTGTGTTTGATATGTATGATTAGTAAAAATGAAAGGTATCTTAAGATCTGCGAGAGGCGTCATTATGATCCTGAATATAGATTTTAAAACCTTAGATCTTGTCATATCTGCCTTTTCACTACCAGATCTAGCATCATCAATTTCTTTTTGTGTAGCTAAGTTACCTGCAGAATCAAGAATCATCATGATCTTTGGCGTTGTACCACCATTTCTCTTAACTTCTTGCATCTTACTTGTTAATGTAGTAACTGAAGTTCTGAATTCTTGTACAGTATTAATTGGTTGATAATTTACTTTAGAAACATCAATACCAAACTTAACCATTTGATCTTTATCAACTGCTGCTTCTGAATCATAATAGATTACAAAATATCCCATTTCTATTGCTCTTTTTACAGAGTTTAAAACTAAGAATGTTTTTCCTGTACCTGATGGTCCTGCAATTGAACATGTTCTACTATTAGGCCAACCGCCGAAAAGTGAACCACTCACGCATGCATTTAAATGATAATTACCAGTGTCGATCCACTCTGTAACTTCACTAAATGTGGAATTTTCCATTATTGAACCCAATGGATTCAAATCAGCCAATTCTTTGTTTAAGTCTTTGAAGCTAAAATCTTTTTTTGCCATTTTTATATTGTTATTTTTATATTATATGATGAAACATTGAATTGTTTCTTATTGTTCAGGAAACGCCTCACGCTCTCGAAGCCTAAGTTCATTCAATTCTGCTACGGTTGTATCAGCCTCTTCCTTTAGAGCAATTATTCTTTCTTGAATACTTGACAATCTATTTAAAATAAGAGTGTACTCGTCAACATATTCCTGTTGTTCGGTTGTTAAATTTACTTCCATAATTGTTTCTTTTCAAACATATCTATTTGTCCACTTAGTTGCTCATCAGCAATTTCTTGACTTTGAGCTTTTTTCATTTTCCATACAAGTTCTCTGACCTTTTGGCCAAATGTCATGTTGTTTGGATTTTCCTTTTCTAGTAAATATATTAGTTCTTTTAATTCCATAATGTTAAAATAATGCCGAAGCGTAAATTAGGTTAGTGTCTAGCGTTTGTAATCCTATTGCCGTAAGCACTCTATTCAATGGATCAATCATTGCTTTCTCAAATTGAGTATCGTAGTCCACTTTTGGTGCAATTTCATAAGGATGTTCGTTTGGTAGAAATGCATAAACCTCACTGATTGTACCAATACAATTGTAGATCTTAAGCTTTTCACCATTTCCAATCAGCTTATACTTATTTTTATACTTCTTATTATTATTTAAAATATAATTATAGTATCCTGCTGCTTTTACATTTGCTGGACATTTTAGCCCAATCTGTAATTCTTCTTGATCATCTAAGATATACTTATCAATGTTGTTAGTTCTCTTATTAAATGAAATATTATCTATGTCAGTTAATTTGAATTCTTTCTTACATTTTTTCATATACTCTACAAGCAATTGTAACTCTGTTGCAGTTGGTTGTATTTCTGATCTAAACAATATCTTAAGGCATTCTACTAAACGTTCTCTAGCAAACTTAGGTGTTGATGATTGTATTGTATCAAAACCAATTGTTTTTACTTTCTTAAGAGATGGATGTCTATCTGTTACTGCTAGTTTATCGTCCCATGCAATGTTTTGAATGTATTTTTTCTTTGACATCCAAATTCCATTATATGCAAGAGATTCTAATTCAAACATTAAGAAGTTATCTGTGTTTCTAACATCTGCATATTTCTCCATGCACTTTGTGATGTAGTCTCTTAATCTAAATGCATAGAACGCAAGAATAAACACATCAATTTCCATCTTCTTAGATTCATCTTCCCAAATAATAGATTCGTATAAATCTTGAAACTGTACATAACATGAATCAGTATCAATATAAATTACTGAGGGTTTTTCAATCTTACCCTTGACTTTAATATTGAAGTGATTATGGACTGCAGTGTCCTTGTGCCAAAAATCATTAACATATTTGTTAAGTATTGTTTCAGAATAAAGAATTGCATTTTTACCTTGTTTAGTTATAGATTCTGCTATGTCGATGTTGAAAAAGTGAAACCATTTGTTACCGAATGCACCATAAATAGAGTTAAGACTTAGTTTTACAGCCTGTTCATAAGCAGTGAATTTAGCAGAAAGCTGCTTGTAGTGGTCTACAAGCAACTTCGCCTCATCATCTGTTAGTTGATCAATTGATTTATTTTCTAACTCTTCTATATTCATTTATTATGCAGTTTGGCATGTAGAGATTGTCAAAAGAGTTTCTGAATCGTTTGATTCGAAAACTACCTTAGAATCTGAAACATATACAGTTTGTTCTTCTTTGTCTAATAGATTTAAATACTTCTTGTAAACTGTAACTGCACCATTACCACTTGTATCGGGCGTAAGTACTACATTAAATGATTTCCCGCTTACATTAATTCCTGCAACATCAGATTTGATACCGAATGTTTCGTCTTTGTCTAAACCAAATAGGTTTTTAACTTTTCCGATTGAATGTGTATCTAATTTAAAATCAAAATTAGAATCTTGTCTTGCAAAAATAGTATCACGTTGTTCTTTTGAAAGATCTTTAAATCCTAAAGAAGGTTCTGAACATGATAATGTAATTTCTAATTCGTCATTAAAGATACGTAATGTTGATGCTACGAATTCTTCATCGTTTTCAATGAATTCGAATTCACCTTTGATAGCATCGTGTTCGAAGTGTTTAATAGCTTCAATAACTTTGTTACCCTCAAAGAATGCAATCTTCATTTCTTTGTCTGTATCTGGCCATTCACTTACTTGGAAGATTTTATCTGCAGCAATAGAGTGGTGCTTTACAGCATCTCTTTGTGGAAGATAAACAGTTGAATGGATTTGACCCTCTTTTATTTTCATATAAATGAATGAGTCGATTAGTTTAACGCGATTGATAAACTCTGTTAGTGCATGTTGGTCAATGCGATCAATTTGTAATTTCATAATTGTTATTTATTTAGATAATGATATTTGAATATTATACCTATAACTATGAAATAGTTTCATAAAAAAAGGACATACTGTTATGGTATGTCCTTTGGTTAATTTTACTTTAAATTTTAATATTATCTAAGACCTAATTCATCTCGTAAATCTTTCCAGTAAAAATCAGCAATGATTTCTTTAACTGTCATTTCATTATTTTCACCCCAATCAGATATGTAATCAAACATTACTTCTTGGCTAAAATCGTCTTCGTCTAATTTACCATCCATGAATTCATCTTCATATGAATCATAAATGTCATCTGCAACCTCATCAGTAAACACTCTAAGTTTTTTAATGTCTGATGATGAATATTTCTCGTTTAATGTTGAAGCAAATGCTTCAAATAATTTTACATGTTTCATAATTATTTTGTTTTGTTTTGTATTATTTTGTATTATTGCCAGTCTCCGCCGTCAATTGAACCACCATCTATTAAAGATGTGAAATCATCAACTGATGTTACTTCACTTGACCATTCTTGACCACCGTAGTTATCTTCGTCTGACCAAACTGCAGTACCATCCCAATTGAATGTGTATTCGTTGCCATCATCAAATGGATTTTCACCAACAATTGATATAATATCACCATCGAATGATGCATCATATTGATTTTCTAAGTTTTTAAATTCTTTCTTAAGGTTTACTTTAGCTTCGTTGATATTTGCAACAAACGCTTCGAATAATTTTACGTGTTTCATAATTGTTTTGTTTTGTTTAACATGTTCTGATATTTCATCTGCTTCATAAATAAAAACTGATGCCTTTGATGGTGCAACCTCTATTGCAGATCCTACGTAAATTTGAACATACTTGTGTTTTGCTAAATCGACAACTGCGCCCCATTCAGAATATTCAGCTGCATCTTCTTTTCTTTCTTCAAATGAATCTTCAGGAGCATCTCCGTATTCTATAGATCCTTCTGATTTATGACCATATGCTGTACCATCTGTTAATTTAAAATCGTTCATTTCAAATTCAACTTCATCATCATCAAAATCAGGATCTTCTTTTTGTGCTTTTTCTAGTTCTGCTAATTTCTTTTTAGCTGCACCTTGATTTAAATACAAGTGTATTACTCCATAATCTGGTGTATTTTCTGTTACTGCGAATGCTTTTGCCATAATATTATATTTTAATTTATTTAGTCCCAGTTTTCTTCTTCTTCTGGCGCATGATCATTAACGAAATCTATGAAGTCTTCTGCTGTTTTAATTTTGTCGCCATCATCAGACCTTGCAATCCTTTGGTCTTCACCATTTGCTGTTTCTTCTTCAGGATACCATGTGAATACCACTGCGTAGTCTTTGTTTTCTTCAAAATCCCATACTGTTATTTGGTTTCCGTCTAGCGTTACATTATAGAAGTAATCTTTGATCTCTTTGAATTCTTTCTTATAAGATTTTGCTTCGTTTACTGTTGAAGCAAATGCTTCAAATAATTTTACGTGTTTCATAATTGTTTTGTTTTGTTTGTTGTATTATTAGGTTATATATCTATTTTTCTTTAAACAAAACGAAGCCGGGAAGTAGCGAACCCCCGGCTTCTATCCGAAAACTAGTTTCGGTCCTAAGAGTGGTATTCAAACCACACCTTTATTTTAACCCTCGCAACTTGAACATTCAAGAATATCTCTTGCAAATGATTGCGCTGAACTTTGACTAAATTGATAGTAAAGCGTCTTAACGCCTTCTTCATGTGCATATAAATACAATTGATTAATATCCTTTGCTGGTACGCTTGGATGTATCATAATGTTTAACGATTGTGATTGATCAATGAACTTTTGTCTCTGTGCCGCTTGTAATACGATTTCTTTTGGAGATAACTCAACAAATGATTTGAAAACTTCTTTAGTTGGAAAGTCTAAGTGTTGGACAGATCCATCTCTTTTTAAAATATCTTCCCAAACTTGTGGAGTATTTAAATCATATTTGATTAATTCTTCAATAAGGAATGGGTTCTTATAGATAGTCTTTGACTTTGCCAAATCTTTAATAAAATAATTAGATTTGATTGGTTCAATACCCATAGAAACTTGTCCTAATATAAAAGAACTTGATTTAGTTGGTGCAACTGCAAGCAATGTTGTGTTTGCAAATCCAGGTCTAATTGATCTGTAACCTCTTTCGTCATGTAACCATTTAGATGCTTTTTCACTTCTTTCTTTTAAAGTACTAAATATATCATGATTTAATCCCTTTGCTTGAATAGAATCAAATGTAATTAATTTAGATTGAAATAACGAGTGGTATCCAAGTACGCCTAATCCCAATGCTCTGTGTTGTTCAGCAAAACGATGTGCTCTTGCCATACCTGGCATATTTGTAGATTTCTTAACGAATTCATCCATTACTGCATTTAAGAATAATGTGTATGTTTCGATTGCATCAGTATCTTTAATTTCATCCCAGTGTAAAAGGTTAATAGAACCTAAGCAACATACGAATGAATTAAAAGAATCTGTTGGTAACTGAATCTCACTACATAAATTAGATGCTGTGATTTCTAAACCTAATTCTTTATATGGTGAATTGTTGTTTGAATTATCTTTAAACATAATATAAGGAAAGCCAAATTCATTTCTCTTTTGAATAATCTTTGCCCATATTTTACGCTTATCAGAATCTCCAGCTTTCATTTCTGCAATCCATTCATCACCAACAGTAACTCCGAATTGTAAGTTTTGAATAGGATTACCTTCACTACCAATATCTAAGAATTCTAAAATATCATTGTGTTCTACTGGTAACCAAGCTGCACATGCTCCACGTCTTGCTTCTGATTGTTTACATACATCAACTGTTGTATCATACATTCTAGCATAGTGTACTGGTCCATCTGCTGTACCTCCTGTTGAAATATTAGTTCCTCTTGATCTAATATTTCCTAAATATACAGAAGTTCCTCCTCCGTATTTTGACATCATTCCTATTTCTCTACTTCCATTTAAGATGCTATCTAATGTATCATCAACGTTTGATCCATAGCAACTAACAGGAAGTCCTTTATCTTTTCCAAAGTTGATCCAAACTGGAGTTGATAAACTATAGAATCCGCGTTCCATATAATCTTCGAACTTTCTCGCAAATCCATCAATTTTTAAATATCTCTCTGCTGTATTTGCGACATCTTTAATTCTTTGCTCTGGGGTTTCGTCAATATAACCCCTTGAAAGAAATTGCCTACTGTCTTCGTTAAGCCAGTAATTCTTTTCGTATTCCATGTGTTTTAGTTTTTTAATAATTTTAAAATAAATCGTCTTCAGTTATTGACTTAGACTTCTTGTTGTAATCTACGCTTTTCTTATAAAAGAAATCGCCTTCTTTAGTTGATAGTATCTCTACGTCAAACCATAATGATTTTTCTAATTCAATAAGATCAATATCAAATATTGATTTCATTCCAATTCTATTTAATGAATTGTTAAATCTGTTTTTAATAAAGTTTTTAATATTTTCTTTAGATAAGAAATCAAGTTCACCTTTTTCAAATATCCAATCTAATATTTTGCATTCTGCTACATATGCTTTTTTACATGCTGAATCTATTAGTTGTTCGAATTCTTCATCGAACCATTCAGGATTCTCTTCTTTAATAATATTGATCAATTCAGATCCAAAGTTTCCATGAATTTCTTCTTCTTTACTTGTAGCTTCGACAACATTAGAAATACCTTTAAAAAGATTCTTCTCTTTATTGAAAGACATCATAATAAAGAATTGACTAAACAAACTTACATGTTCAATGAATAAAGAAAATAATAACACTGATTTTGTGTACATTTTATTGTCTCTGCTTCTTGTTCCATCTAAATATTTAGTCAAGTATGCAATTCTGTCTTTAATTGCAGGAATCTCTACAACATGTTCGAACTCTTTTTCAAGTCCTAAGATTAATAGTAACTGTGCATATGCATCTTTATGTCTTACTTCAGATTCTGCAAATGTCATTCCAACATCTCCGATTTCTGTAATTGGCATTCTTTTATAAAGATCTGCCCAGAAAGTTTTAACATTTACCTCTATTTGCGCAATCGCAAGCATTGATCTTTTAATAACTTCTCGTTCTTTGGTTGAAATCTTAGTTTTAAAGTCATCGATATCTGTTGTAAAATTAAATTCTGTATGTATCCAATAAGAATGTCTGATAGCATCTTTATATGCCAAAAGCTGTGGATATTGATATGGTAAAATGTTTACTCTTTTTTGAAAAATATCGCTCATATAAGTGTTAAGTGTTTTGATGTTAATTATATATCAACTAAATATACAATGTAAGTATTATTTAATTCTATTTAATTTTTTTAATTTCTTTTCTAGCTTAGCAGCCTTCTCGTAATACGCATAAGAGGTCTTTTTATAGTCCTTTCTTTGCTCATATAAATCTGCTAATATTTTTTTAAGAATAGAATCTTCTTTTTTGAATACCACTCCGTTTTCACAGACAATTACCTTTTTGTCTTTTCGTCTTGTTGGAATTTCTGCTTCAGGTACTTGCTCAACATATGATTCGGGGGAAATATTAAATTGTCTCATTATTGAAGGATATAGCGATGCAAAATCAAATGCACTTACTCCACTATAATATCCAACAATTGGTTGCTTAACGAAAGCTCCTTCGAATTTACCTTCTTTAAGAGCATCGGCTTTACCATATTCTACACCAATCTTTTTATTCTGTTCTGCAAGTTTTCTTGCAAGTAGTGATTCTGTAATCGCAACAGGTGATGATGCTTTATATAATGGCATCTTAGTAATGGTTGCTAGAGTTAAAAGAACTTCCATCGATTTTAACTGTTGATCTATATAGTATACTAAACATGAATCGACTACGTTGTAATAAATGTACTTAGTAAAATCATTTTCATATAGTTCTTGAAGTCCTCCAGAATATTTAATTTTCTTAACATCTAAAACTGCTCCTGAAACAAAGTCTAATGAATTAGATTCTTTAACAGCAACCGATCTATCATATTTGTCATATAATTGCATGTAATCTAAAATACCCATATGTAATGGACGACTATCCTTTCTATCTAACGCACCAGTGATTGCCACTTGCTCCATATCGATCTGTAATCGTTTACATCTATTGACTATATACTGCCAATCATAGTTGATGAAATTCCACCCTGTCATCATTGGGAACTTAGGTAAAAACTTATGCAAAAACGTATATAACATATTATACTCATTATCAAATTTATGATATGAGAATTCCCAATCTTGGTCGTAGTCTTTGAAATGTTTGTTGGTATCTGCCTGTATTTTCTTCATATCTTCCTGAGACATGTCTTCTAATCCTAATACAATTGCTTTACGTTCTGGTGTAATTATTGAAAACGATAGAATTCTAGTTTTAGCTTCTTCTGCTTTTGGGAAACCATCAACTATTTCTGTTTCAATATCTACAAAATACGTTCGTGGCATATTAAATTCGTAGATCTCTTCCCTGTCTTTTTCTGGTAGAGAATCCATGAAATATAATAAACTAAACTTGTTGAATGATTTAGCGTAACCTCTTTTTAGAGCTCTACCATCCCAATTTCTATATGTTGCATCTTTGTGTTTATCAGTATCTTTAGTTACTACCCAATTTTGGAATTGATTAACGCCATATCTTTTAAATGATACTTTGCCCTCTTTGTCGTAGTAAGAAATAATTAGTTCCCTGTCGGTTTGCTCAATATCTAATAGCATTTAGTAGTTGTTTTTTTGGCGATTTACATTTTCTTCTGCTTTAGCGAAATAATAGTTGTATGCTGTTTTTGCATCCAAGCCAATAGAAGCTGCATAGTTAATAAAGAAATGGAGAATATCTACCCATTCCATAAATAATTCTTTCTTATCACCTTCGGAAAGATCTGATACTTTCATCGTATCATATTTTGTAAAGTCTTTTTTCCAGTATTTCCAGACTGCATTTCCAGAACCATCTTTAATACCTCCAAGTGCATCTGTCATTTCATGTATCTCATCAACTACTGCGTGAGTGTTAACATGCCAGAAATTCATTACCTCTCGTAACGTCATATCTTCAAAGTTAAAACCATAAGTCTGCTCTTGCATCTTTTTTTGGTTTTCCATGATGTCTGCTAAATGTGTTGTTGATTTGGTGTAAAAGTCTTTTACTTCAAGATCTTTGCATTCATTGTCTATATTTGCCATTTTGTATTTTTTGTTATATTAATAATATGTGTATTTGATTAATAGTTTCAACTATTATCTGTCCATTTCTAGAATTTGTCCCCATTCTCTTTGAGAGTCTGTTATAATTTTTGTTTGATCAGATTCTGGTCTAGGATCTCCACCTACATTCCAGAACCATGCTCCTGGTTTTCCATGTTTCTTCATAAATTCCCATGCTTTTGCATCGTAGTTATATGCACTTGGAAATGGTGGCATTTGATCAAGACTTACGTTTTGATTAAATGGTTTAGGATGAGACCACATTTCAGCTCTACCTCTTTCACCTGTTTTGATATTACGAGCAACTGCAACTGCATGAAAATCTGCATCAGGCCATGCAATCTGTAATGATCTTTGTAATACTCCTGTAGAAATTGCTGACCAAACTTCTTCTGGATATCCGTGTTTTTCTGCAAGATCATATGCAACTTTCACTGCGGCTGCTGTAACTAATTCGTGCTTAAGTCCTAGTGGAATAAACGTTGCGTTGTTATCTTCTGCCCATCTTTTAGCATGTGCGTTAAGGTTTGGCATAGCAGCAACTCTTTTAAATTTCATTTCTGCTCCACGTTCAATACATATCGCTTGATGATCTGAAATTTCTTTTTGTGATGGACTAAATAATACTAATTTTTTATTGTATTTTTCTGCAAGATATGCAAGTGATATACCTGCAAATCCACACCTTGGCTGTACATATACTAATGTATCTGTTGGTGCTGATTGAACTAAGATATCACCAAACCTGCATTTAGAACCAAATCCCATTAAATCTTCTCTTACGACTTTAAATCCATCATGTTCTGTGATAACTGGTTCTGAAAATGGATCTTTCCAATCTCCTGCTAAATCTAACCAAGCTTGACGATTTGGCATCATCAGATTAATATCTTGATTCATTAGACTTTTTGTGTGTTTGTTATGTGCCATATTTTAAAAGTTTGTTTTGTTGCTACCTAAATAACCAGGTGCGGTCATTTCCTTATTGTGATATTCCATAATTTTATCTCTTGCTTCCACTGCAGTATCTACGATTCTAAATAAGTCAAAATCCGATGGACTCATTTTATTACTTTCCAATACAGTATCTTTTAGCCAATCAATTAATCCTGACCAATAATCTTTTCCAACTAATACTATTGGGTATTTTACGTTGTGACCACATTGAGCTAATGTAATTGCTTCAAATAATTCATCTAGAGTTCCAAGTCCTCCTGGAAATACAACGAATCCTTGCGAATATTTTAAGAACATTACCTTTCTTGTAAAAAAGTATCTGCATTCCATTCCTAAATCAACATATTTGTTCATACCTGATTCAAATGGCAATTCAATGCCAATTCCTATAGAATTACCTGAAACTTCATGAGCTCCGTGATTTGCTGCAGCCATTATTCCTGGACCTCCGCCTGTAATTACTCCGAATCCTTCACATGATATAAGCTTAGCAAATTCTCTTGCTTCGTTATACCATTTACTACCTTGTTTTGTTCTTGCACTTCCGAATATCGATACACATGGTACATCTATTTCATTAAAAGTGTCAAATCCTTTTGTAAATTCTCCTTGAATTCTTAGAATTTGCCATGCATCATCTGCTTTATTTTTCATCTTGTTTGTATTTATTCGTTAGGGTAATTCTTACCCCAAATGTGACGTGTTGTTTCTGCGTTTACGATAACATCCTCTGTTGGATGTTTTGCTAAATTAAATGCTCCATCAAAGATCCAAGTATATGGAATTCTTTTAGTGGGAGATTTAATACCATGACTGATTGCGATGTGTTTGTAAAAAAAACATGTTTTATCCTCTACATTTAACATCGTTTGAGTAGTCATTGGATTACTTGGATGATCTGATAAAACTTGCATTTGTCTAATCCATTCTTCAGCATGTTTATTCTCTGCTATAAATTGACCATCTTCGTCAATTGAGTATTTTACTTTACCATTTAAGTTTGGTCCTCCAAAGATTTGCATCATACCATCAAAATGTCCAGTTCCACCAAAAAGCACTGATTCTGGATCAACTAGATCCGGTCTACTCATTGCAACATATCTTGCAGTGTTTTTACATGGATATAATGGACTTCTAAAGTTTTGATGTTCTTTAAAATAAGCTTCTAATATTTTAGCAAATTCCATCATAGTGTATGGTCTTTCTAAATTCTCTAAAATATGAGCCATATCTTTGGCTGCTTTTTTAGGTCCTTCTAATAACCAATCCTTAACTATTGTGCCCTTTGGATAATATATTTGAAATAGATCATTACGAGCATGTCTGTTTTCAACAAAGTGTTTTCTTGTTTTTACTTCACCGTCATTGATCAATCTATTAATAGTTCCCCAATGTTCATTACTAAAAGAAAATACTATTGTATAATATAATAGCTTTTCTAAATCTGTTTCATGTTTCATCATATAACAATATGGATGTTCATGCCAGTGTAATCTATGTGAGAATATTTGGTAATCTTCTAAAAGTAAGCTGTCTTGTCTCTTATCAAAAGCATGACAGAATTCAAAGAATTTATCAAATCTTTCTTCTTGAGTCCAATCCTTCATCCAACTTTCCATTGGTTTTCCCTTTTTCATTAGGATTTCAGAAGTGCCTTTATATGATATATTGTGTTTGTTCATTTTGTCATTTCCGTTAAATTCAAACAAACTATTTTTTAAAAAGTTTGCATTACTTGAACCATTTTTTGGATTAAATTCAATTATAAGTTTCGTATCCTTTTCCAATTCTTGTTCTTTATTCATATGTCGTTGGTAGTATACTATTTATTTTGCTTTTATATTCGGCGGCCGTTAGGTTAACAGATGCTATAACTTTGTCATCTGATGGAAATGATGTGATACCATTGAATGTGTCTACTAGACCTAATTCTAACATCGCTTTCTGTCTTCCATATGGATGATCTAATATAAATGAACTGTTCCAAATACCATCAAAGTCTATATGATTATATGCCGCGCCCGGTCTTAAATAGTTTTCAATCCATCTAATAAAATCACATGCTACATCTTCAGCATTATATGGTAAGCTTCCTGTATCTTCGTATATTCTTGTCATTACTGCATCCAAGAATTCTTCACTCTTTTTACCTTTCTTTTCAACAGGATCTGCAAGATATCCAATGCATTCTACTGCATTTGTACCATAATAAAACATTGATTCTCTGTTTACATATTCTGGATACCAATCTGCTAAATCTGCAAGAACTGCAGCATACTGGAATCTATAAGCTCTTAGGCCATTATCAGCATTCCACTTAAACATCCATTCTCCGATCTCTCTTAAATCTTTTTTACCGTCACTTCTTAAAAAGACAGCTAAGTCTCTTGAAAGTCTTGGTGCAAATTCACATAAGAAATAATCTCCGCCTCTTTTGTAAACATATTCAGGTTCTGTAAACGATTCCATACCTACAAAACTATCTTCATTACCTGAAGGCTTTGGTGGTTTAGGAAATGCTGGAAACTGATAACCAACTGAAGTATAAAATGGCGTAGGATGATATTTAATAACCTCGCACATTTCTTCAATTGTTTTACATTCATGTAATGCAAAGATAACTGTGTTGTGATAACCAGATGGTTTGGTAGCATAATTAATTGCACTACCACAAACTCGATGTAGAATAAACAGATATAACCATTCTTCTAATCCAAAGTCTTTGTGCTTTCCAGTCCAGTTTTTGGCAACTTCTTCTCTTTGAGGGAATATTTTGCCGGCTTTCATGTGTTCCCAATATGGATGATCTTCTGTCCAACCATAAAAACAATCGTTTATGATCTGACTAAAACCTGCATATTTTCTTTCCACTACATCATATAAGTGCACGTGTTCCATTAAAGGATCATTCATGCCGCTTTCTTCATGTGGTACAATACCTAAGTTACTAAGCTCTTGCTGTTTCTTAGCAAGTTCAAAGTATCTCAAAAACTCATCGTAATATTTAGTAGTTTTTATTTCCATCTTATTCTATGATTTTCCATTTGAATGGATTTCTATTTCTTTGATATTGTTCCATAACCCACTCTATATCCTTTGTTTTTATTTCAAACGAATAAGATTCTTTAGTGTCGTCATGTGGTGTGATGAGTATTTTGTATTTTTTCATATTTTAAAAAAGTGACATAGTTTGTTTAATTAATTTAGCATTAGGTTCATTACTGGTTAAATCCCATCTGTAATATTCCCTGGCGATATGAACTGATTTTGGCTTTTCCATTACGTCAAATGTTAATTCATTTTTAGAATTATAATAAACTTCTGGATGTTTATGTGATTGCCAATTATTTCTTTCACACATACTGTCTATACCATCATTGATTTCTTTGACCAATGCAGTTCTTTGTGCCCATGTTCCTGCAAATGGTGTATCTTTATAATACCCTGTTTTTGGTAAAGCTCTACTTTCATTTTCAATTGGTAATACATGAACAACTTCTATTTCTTTTATTCCACGTTCGTACATTTCACGTAGTTCATTTTCAAAGTCAATTAGTATTGTTTTAACTGAAGCTGACGGGTTACTTTGTCTCATTAAATGGTGTCGCACATCAATGTTGCCCATGTAAACCCTAAGAGATTTGACCCATGGGTATATGTATGCATCTAAACCTTTTTTGAGTGCGCCATGCATAGTCAAACCATCATGACGTTGTGTCATATAACCTGGTGTATACTGACTAAATGAATGGCTATCACCAAAGCACAGTTTATCAGTTTTTTCAATGCAATCAATTCTTGGAATATCTACAGCGCATATTTCCTTTATATGATCAACTTGAGAATATCCATCCGGTCGTACATCGCCTAATTGTTTAAACAAATCAGTTCCAGTATGTAATCGTTGATCAATCAACTTGCCAATACATGGCATGTCATGATGTAAAGAATAAATCAACGTACTGCTAAAAATTCTCATGATTTGATGATATAAATCATCATTAGCGCCTCCGAATATATTGAAGGTACCTTTGAATTCCATACCATGTTCTAATAGAATTGCATCAAAGTCATCCCAGTTTGTTGTAATATCTGTGATCACTTCTACGTTTTCATAGCCAGCATTCACACATTGATTTGCTAGGTGAAATGCCCAACCTGATTTATGCGAGCTAATTTTTGGACTTAATTTACCAACCAATGCTGCTATTCCAATTTTAGCAGACTTATCTGAAATATAGTCAGTAAGATATTTGAATTCTGTCATATGTAATTATTTAATAGGATCTTCAGTTTCACCATAACCATGTTTTTCAACATAATTATCAAGAGCACCTAAATATGCAACCGCATCTAATAGATTATCTTGTTTATAGTTATAAGAGTGTCGGCTTAATTTCAATGCAACAAGTGCAGCATACATATCAGATCCGTTAAGATCTTTACCAGTCATGCCATTGAAAACCATAGCAGCTCTACGCATACCTTCTTCAAATGGACCATATTGTCTGGCCTTTTCTTCTGATCGCTCGTTAACAATTTTATTAGCTTCAGCTAAAATATTTAATTTACTCATGTCTCGTGTTTATTATTATATGAAGGTTTGACATTTTGTTTAGAAATTCTAGGACAATTTGTCTATTATTCTAAACATAACAATATCACTTGTTTTATTATACTACTAATATAAACAAAAAAAGCCAAACAAAAAAATGTTTGGCTAATTATTTTCGTAAAACTTACGAACAGTTGATAATTTTGATTTAATACTCAAATGGAGGTGTTCCGTAATCTGCTCTTTTAACAGCGAACCACATTCTTCCTATAACGAAATACCAGAATCTATCTGTTTCAATTATATAGTGTTCTCCTTTAGGACTCGTAGACTTATAACCACCTCTTGTGAAGTTCTTAGTTACAGGTACTCCGTCTTCCCATGTTTTATCAGTTGATTGTGCTTTGAATGATTTACCACTAAATGTAGCTAAATGAATTTCTGGATTCATCTTATCAGATTCCATATCTTCTGCAAATTGATCTATGCCTCTTGGTTTTTGAGCATCTGCTTCATTAACTTTAGATTCATTAAATGATTTCATCCATTCTGCTAATACATTTCTTGCTTCGCTTTTACTAAGATCAAACTCTTTTTGTAAATATGGAGCTGCACCAAACATATTGGTTTTACCAGAATCTCTTAGTGTTAATAGAAAGTCATAATAAATTCTATCTTGATCTGAAGTTTTATCAACTCTAGATTCGTTTACTTTAGAATAAAGTCCTTTATCTCCGTTCCATTCCCAATCAGCTTCATCAAAACCTTTAAGTTTTTTAGCTTTTTGATAATCTTCAGATGACAAATGAGATTGTTTAAGATTTACTCCTTCTGATATGAAAGATTCTAATGTTTTTAAGTGTTTCATTCTTTTCTTTTTCTTTTTATATTCTTCTTCGGCATCGCCACTACCAGCTGGTACATCACCAGAACCTAATGTTCCGTTGCCCGGTAATTCTACTGGACCCATACCTGACATTGCTGCGGTTGAAACTGTTTCTGTTAATTTTTTGCTAATATCTGACATATTAAGCTTCTAAAAACTTTTTAGCTGCGTCTAATAACTCAGCATATGTGAACTTACTAGATAATGCATTTGATAAAACAGTTCCATCTTTTTTACCGGAAGCGTACATATCTGTACTATCAAATCCAATTCCTTCTGACCATGGTTTTTTAGGATCAAATCCTAGATCTGAAGAAAGAGATTGTGCCAATGAAGTGTTTCCTCTAAATTGATCGTCATATGATAATTTATCATCTCCGAATGTAGAAGGATCTACTGTTTTTCTACCTTCTGTTACTGTTTTCTTTGAGATAAATTCCTCGTATAATTTAGTGCGTTTCATAACTGTTTTATTTTTGGTATCTTTTAATGTCTTTAATACTATCCCAAACCTTCTTGGCACAATCTTTTATATTTCTTTTATGATATGCCATATCATAACCAGCGTTATATTCGTGCGCATCTAGATCAGTGTAATGTACATATGTTGAAAATCTATTCAATAGAAAGTCCATGTGTTGCAAAATACCTGATATTTTATATTTATGGCTACCAGTACCTATCAGAATATCACCTTTCGAATCTCTATGTCCGCGAGCATTTGCGTTTGCAATAATCTCACCTATTAATTCTGTCGCTTCTTTAACTTTCTTATCAAGTGGCATTGCAAGAGCTCGATCTGCTATGATATCTTGATATCTTGCATGTGTTTGTTTTCTAAAGTCTTTATCTGATATGAATGCAGTTGCTCCTTTCTGAGCAGCTTTTCTTTCATCTTTAAGGTTTACCGTAGAATATCTTGCAGTAAGAATATCTAAATCAAGACAATAGCATATATCTGCAGTTCTTGCTACTTTCATAACAGTATCTAGACCTGTATTTCCTTTGTCGATTCCTGCTGAATCTTTCCTTTTAGATTGTTGAAGTTCTTGATGTCCATCAACATCAGGTACAATAGTTGCATATTTAAGGTTAGAACCATGTCGTGTGTATTTATTATCTTTAGCCCAATCAATATTCATCCATTTATTATCTACATTAGTAATTGCCAATAAAGTATTTGCTGGAATAATACCACCGTTGTATATTGATATTTCTTCATCTTTATCATATGGATTTTGTATATGGTAATCGTTTTCTTTTTCATCTGTTACAAAGTACATGTATACTGCGTTTGCTCGTTTTTCTCTCCTAGCAACCATTGGATCCAATTCGATGATATCTTCATCTTTTATTTTATCTAATTTAAGTTTAGTCATTTTGTAAAATGCAGCTGGAAGACCTTCTGGTAATTTATTAGCACCTGTTAATATATTTGCTAATTTAGTAGAAGCAAATGCTTCGTTTAATGATGAATCTGATTCGTTTATGAATTGTTCAAATAATTTAATGTGTTTCATATCTGTTTTATTATTGTTTTATTATTGTTTTATTACCAAGCGTATGTCATGTCTTCAATTTTCTTGATATTATCAGCACATCTTTTTGCATATTCTTTTGCAGATTTACCATACCAATTAGAAGCTTTACCATATGCTTTGATTTCATCTTCTTCTTGTCTAACATAATCAGCATATCTAGAGTAGTCATCTAATATATTGTTCATGTGCTGAGAAGCATCTCTTAATTTAACTTCTTTACCTTTTGATGATTTACCAATCATCGGATCACCATATCTTGTTTTTTCACCAGACTTTAATCCAGATTTGATTTGTTCTGCTAATGAATCAATTGCATCTGCAACCATTTTGTCTAATGGTAATTTTGAAGCTTTAGTTGCTAAAATTTCTTGGTATCTTGTCATGTTATCAGATTTGAAATCTTTATCAGATTTGAATGCGATTGCACCTGATTTAGCAGAATTTCTTTCAGCTCTTATGTTCGCTGTTGAATATTTTTGTTGTAATAATGTTAAATTGATTACAATTGCTCTATCAGCAACTTCTGCAATTCTTTTAACATTATAAAGTCCCGTTGCATCCCAACCTTTATACTTCTTAGAAATACCTATGGAATCTGCTGGATTATTTCCTGTTCTAATCAATCCTCTTTTCCATGTGTTTTCATAAAAACTATTATCTCCCGATGCAAGTGCTAATAAATAACCTCCACCTGGTATAACTTTGCTACTTTCGTATGCGTCGCTTGGTGCATATGGATTTTCTTTTTGATTATCTGAAATATAAAATACGATTGCGTTATCAGACTTCTCTTTATATGCTGTCATTGGATCAGTCACTATAATATCTTCATCTTGTACTTTGTCTAACGCTAATTTAGTTTTACCATAAAATGCCTTAGTTAATGATTTGTCAGCTTTAGAGCCTTTACCTGTTAATATGCCCGCTAATATAGCTGAAGCAAATGATTCATTTAAAGATTCTGTGAATTCTTCGAATGATTCGAATAAAAATTTGTGTTTCATGTTTATATTGTTTTGTTTATTGTTTTGTTTTTAATATGATTTTAATCTGATTCTGAGCCAATTATTGCAATCTGAGGTATACCATTGTAAAAATCAATAACCGATTCCGATACATCAAGAATGTCCGATACTGCGCGGTGCATGTGGTTTATCTGCTTACCATATTCGCCATCTTCTCTTAAATATATTATAATTGAATTTGGTGAAACTGAGCCCTTTCCAACATCAGTTGTTTCTGGATAGTTACCTCTACCTGAATATCTAGTAGAAATTACTTCGGCTTTAAGCATATCTTTCCAATATTCTTGGAATCGACCAGTTCTTAATGTAACTCTAATGAAATCACGATGTTTCAATTCTAATGAAAGTTCTAGCTCCTCGCCTCCATTTGTCCATTCAGCACGAATCTGTTCCTTTAGGTTAGCATTAACACCTTTTAAAATTGCTGATTTTACCTTTTTTAAATCTGAAGGATTATTCATATAATCCATACTAGTTGGATTCTTATAATCTTCAACTTCTTCATTCCACAATGACTTTACTGTTTCTTTAATACCTGGAAATGGAAATTGTCTTTTTCCAATTTTTAACGACTTGATGTTAAAACGACTTCTTGTAGCCTCGTTTAAAGATTCTGTGAATTCTTTAAAGCTTTCAAATATAAAATTTGTTTTCATGTTATTGTTTTGTTTATTTTCTATTACTAATTTTGGATTCTTGTTTAAAAGCTCTTCCATATCTAATTCGGTTAATGCCATAAAACTGTCTTCACCGTATTTTTTGGCTAATTTGTCAGCTCTCTTTATGTTTATTACTCTTGCAATCTCATCATATGATAATGTTGCTATTCCGAATTCTCCGAATATTTCTTCTGCATTTGCATTTGCTATTTTAAAAGCACTTGCCTTTTCATTAATATCTGGTGTATTTATAACCGGAGTTAATTCGTTAAGTACTCTTTTACCTGTTTTAGAAAGTGTAATTCCATCTTCGCTTACATTTAAATAAGTAGAGTTTCTTCTCATCCATCTGCCAGAATCCGTAGTCATTTCTCTTAAAATCGTATTGAATTCTTCTTTGGTAATTTTACCATCTTTGATAGCTTCTAAAACTTTGTTTCTGATTTTAGCTGCTTTACCAACTTTAACTGCTGGGTGATTTTCAGTATACTTTCGTTTTACTGTGATGTGTCTTTCAGTTAATGACTCTTCTAATTTCTTAGCTGCTAATTTAGAATCTTTTTTAGAAACGTTATCTAAATAAGAACCTTCTCCCCAAAAAGAAATAACTGCCTTAGTATCTGCAGTAGAATGGAATCCAGAACCTGCTTTGTAAATTGCAATTTCTTGTAAACCTTTTTTGTTTTCTATAGCATCAGACATGAATGCTCTTGCATCTTTTTCTGATTTAAACTTTTTTGCAGCTCTTATCCCATCAGAATAATGTACTTCGAAATTTTCATTTATGTGATTGTCAAATGTATCCATTTTTAATTTGTTTGTTTTATTATATATTTTTGATAAATTCATCAAATGTCAAAGTGTCGTCTTCTGATTCTGTTACGACTCCCATGGACTCTTCTAATTTAGCTTTTAATTCTTTATACATGTTATGTATTGGTTTCGGTGTAAGCTTCTTAAACAACTTCTCATCGTCATCTAACATTGCGTTTCTAACCTGTGTTGCTGAAATGTTTTTACCTGTTCTTGGTATTTCATATAATCCGAAATCAGGTCTAACGCCAAGATCTTCTCTATAAGAATCTTTATTTACTTGGAATCCATAAGTTTTCATTCTATCACTTCCAGTTCCCCATAATACTGGTTCGTATTTAGGTCTCATTGCATTAAACATGTGATCAATTCCGCCTGTCGGTATTACAAATACTTCTTCTATAGGATATTTGCTTTTTAGATTCTTAATCATTTCGACTTGTGTTTCTTCGTCGAATGGTCTCTTAAATGCATCTTCTGCTTTTTTAGTCTTAGACTTAACTAAGAATATTACAACAGGAAATCCATTCTGTTTGTGAATTGTTTCTATAACTTTAATATGTCCTAATGTAAACGGTTGAAATCTACCAACAAACATGTTAACTGGTGTTTTACCTTGTTCTGGATAATTAACTGTCAATGCTTCTAATATTGGAGTTTCTGTATACTGCAGTTTTTGATTAACTAAATATGATTTAAAGTTCATAACATCATTTTCATTGGTTTTCGCCATAACTGACGTTTCAATAGCATCTACTATTGAATTGATCTGATTCATTAAATCTTTATTAATGATGTCAGTTTCTTTGTGTCTTGTTTTTCTAAAACTGCCTAAAGCAATTTTAAATAATTCTGATAAGATTTCATTCTGAACTAATGATAAAGTCTTTTCATTTTTTATGAATACTTTATTAAGTTCAAAACCTTTCCTTTCTGAAAAATCTGCAGAGTTGAAATTAGTGCCGACATATTTTGTTGCGTTCTTTTCAACATACGCATTAAATATATTAGAGATTATTTCAATGTATCTTGAATCAGCCTCTTCTTCTTCTAACTTAATAGCAGTAATGTCAAACGCAGTAATAAATTCTACCAAATCCAAAATTGAAAGTTGGTACATATCAGATGGTTTTCTTGCTTCTTGTGGCTTTCTATCAAATCTCTCCAATTTAAAGCTTTTCATGCCTTTACCATCAGAGAAATTAATTATTAAACCATCAATGTCATTATCTAATGAATGATTTAACGCTGGAGTATTAAGTCCATTGTTGAATATGTTGTATATTGTTCTTGTAAAAGATTGTGATCCGTATTTGATTTCAAAATCTTTATCTGATATTTCTAGAAGATTAAGTAGATCATCCTTTTGATTAGATTGTAGTTTACCTTGGAATATAACAGGAGGTCTTTGTGCTCCTAATAGATCTGCCCATTTATTTAAAATAACAGGATCTCTAATAACCTTTTTGACTTGTGTTAAATCATTTGGTTTTAATATTTGAATATGTGTTAATATTAAATGATTTTTGGGTAAAGCATCGTATTCAATATCTACCGTTTTATTATCTAACATATAATCAAATCCAAACTTCCAATCCAATGGCATATCTTCAGTCAATTCTGTTAATATAGTATTGAAATACTTAATACCACTTTCATAGTATTTAATCATCGTCCTGTCTACTCTGTCCATTGCATGTTTTGAACCACTTTTGAAGTATTCAAACCCTGTTTTAGTTCTTTTAACATGGAAAGATGACGCTTGTATCTTTTCTGATACGACACATGGAATATCTAACATTGACACGAAGTCATTGATGTTAGATGATTGATAATACGTTCTTAAGTTTTGTAAAGCCATAGTGTTTTTTGTATTCAGTATTTAATAATCTAGATTATGTATCTTAATTATCTACCGTATTTTATAATACCCATTAGCTGATTTATCGCAGCATATGTTCCTGTAAGTTTCATTGTTTTACCTTTATATATGAAAACAATACCTTCAGTTGGTATAATAGATTCAATACCTCCGATTCGTTCAAGTCTTTCAAGTTCTGAAACAACTTTCTCTATTTGTTTAATATCTCCACCCTTTTTAACCTTGTCAGCCTCTGTTCTAATTTGAGTATGTAACCTTTGCATTTCATCACTTGGATTTGCAGCAACAAAGTTACTTACATTTTTAAGAATAACACTTCCAAGTTCTAAGAATAAATCCTCGAAAGGTCTAATGTTTTCTTTGTATTTCTTTTTAACATCTTCCTTGTCAAATTTCTTAATGGCTGCTGCTTTATCTTTTCCAAGATCTTTATCAAGAGATCTTAAATTAAGCGTCTTTTTATCACCATATGCCCATCTTAATAATAGACCTTCTTTTTGATCTTGCGATATATCTGGGAAATTAGATTCTATTTGATCTCTCCACCACATTTCGTGATATCTAGAAACTTCATCAGCATCTGTTAATTTATATACAGCTTTTAAGTCTTCTACTTTTTTGATGAATTTATCTTTGTTCTTTTCAAAATCAATATCCTTTCCTATCTTAACGATTTGGGGTGGAATTACAGTAAATGTATTACCAACATCTGCCTTAACTTTTTGTAGAGCTTTAGCAATTGAAGATGCATATTTGTTATCGTCACCGATTATATTACCTTCACCGTCAGTGTGCTTAATTCCATGAAATTGGATTATATCGCGATCATAGTAAATTACATTAGGGTTCTTAGAGTAAATCAATTCCATATTCATGAAACTCTTACCGTTGTTAAACACTTCTAAATCTTTACTTGGTAATTTTATCAATGCTTGTGCTAAATCTTCAGCAGCAAATTGAAATGTATCTTGTACTAATGGACTAGGATGTCCTTCAAACTTCTGTTTAAAATCTGCTAACGACATTGGAGATTTCATATCACCTTTGTTTCTTGCAAATTTAGCTTCTCCGTCTTGTACTGTAGCGAATACATTTTGACCATCCGTTTTTTCTGTAGGCTCTTCATCGAATGTTAAATTACCAGAAAGTCCTGCACTTATGATCTCTTTAAAGTCTCCAAATGTTAAATCTCTTTCATCGAAAGGATGCGACATGTGTCCTGCTGCACCGCCTTCAACAATTAAGTCGTCTAATATAGATACGTTTACTTTTTCAACTAGAAATTGTTGATATGATAGAAATTGTTTCATTGTTTTGAGTTTTATTATTTTAACCTAATGAGTTTGTTAAGATTCCAACTGCTGTTCCGTAATCTCCATCAGATTTAGCTAAAATGCCATCAATTACCTTTTGTGCCTTTGCTTCGTCAAATTCTTCACCGAATGCTTTTTTCAATACAGTAGTTGCATATTCTTGAAAGTCTTCAATTGAAGAAACTTCAGCTTCAGTAATTTCTGCTTCCGATAATGAATTTCTTAAACCACAGTGTTCACATTCTACTGTTCCGTCTTTGTCTATTTCTTTATATGAATGTCCTTTTTTATTTGAACACTTAATATCTTCATTGACTTTAGATTCTTCGATGTATTCTGCCAAGTCAGCGTCATCCCATCCATATTCGTCATCTGCGAGTACTGCTGTTATATCTTTTCTTTTTCCTGTAAGTTCAACTTCTGGATGACCAGATGGTCCGTTCATATCCAATATTTCCATTGTAACTTTATTCTTCTTTAGTAATTTTGCAAGTCCTTTAGATTTAGGATCAATTGCATCCATTACTGCAGTTGCTTCGCATATATTTTCATTACCTTCAAATGCCATATTAAATGCATTTAATAATGATTGACCTGCTGCTTCTTCTTTCATGCTCTCTAAATAAAGTGCTGTACCTTCTACAATACTAATACCTGCCCAACTTGCTGCATTTGCAAGATCTGAATAATATTGATCTAATACTCTCTTAGTTGTTGTTGCACCAATCTTAACGAAATAATTACCTAAGCCTGACATTTTAATTTCAAAGCTTTTAATTGATCCTTTAATGTTTTTAGAAATCTTGAAACCTTCTCTTGAAAAGTTTGCGTCTTCCATTGCCATTTCAAATAAGTATTTAATACAACCTAATTTACCTTCTTTAGACATTGCACCTAAATCAGTTAATTTCTTAGCGAATAAATTATTATAAACAGTAGCTACTTTTTTAGCGTCTCTTTTATATTCTACTTTAATTGCTTCATTTACTGAAGCTGAAAGTGATTCGAATGCAGGATATACGTCATCGTGACCTTTACCGTAAAGATCTGCCATTAACCATTCTTTATTACCTTCATCCCATAAATAAACAAATTCTGCTCCACCTTTATCATTTGCATCTCTTAGATATTTAGAAATATTAGATATGCTTCCTGTAGATGGTTTACTATTATCTCCATAGAAATTCATTTTATTCATAGCATCTAAACCAGAACTATCTCCTCTTTTAATTACATCGTCAACGTTTTTACCGTTTTTGTAATCTTTTTGAAGAAGTGGTAAAATGTTTTCTGGATATGAATCATAATGAGTATAAACTGAAGTGATATTACCTTTTTTGTCAATTTTACCAAACTGACCTCTTGTACCTTCTTCAATAAGTGAAAGTGCTTCATTAACTTCTGAATCCCTTAGCTTGATGAAAAAATCAGATCTTTGATCTTCTGTTAATTCTTTTACAGATGTAACTTTGAATTCAGATAATAAATTCTTGTAAGTTTCTGCTTCGTTTGATCTTTTTGTAGAAGCGTCTTCTTCTACTGTTCTAGCATTTGAAATCTTTGCCTCTGTGGCATATTGTTCAAAAGATTTTAATTTTTGCATAATATTATTTTTATTTTTGTATGTAGTTATTATTTTATTATATATCTCCTTCAAAATCCACATTTTTTATATCGTACTGGAACTTCTGTTCCCTGTAGATTCGTTGTCTTTCTTTAGAATGTCTCATTAGATAATTATCCCAATCAGGTGAGCTTAGATCATCTACGAAATCAATGATGTTTACAAAGTCTTTTGATGAGTGTTGTCTTAATCCACGACCAATTGATTGTCTAATTACAACTTCTGATTTAAATGATTCTGTAAAGAATATGTTGTGTATTTTGTTAATAGAAATACCTGTTGAGAAAGTTCCATAAGATGCAACAATAACAACCTCTTCACCTGCTTCCATTTTCTTTTTGTGTTCTTCTCTAACATCTTTGTCAATTCCACCATCAACATAATATACAGTCTTATTACTTTCTTGACGTAACTTTTCGTATATCTTTTTACCATGTTCAATTCGATGGAATAAAACTAAACCATTACCTTTTACTTTAGAAATGATATTAGTTATGAAATTAAGACGTCCTGGTGAGTTAATCACATAGTTTTGCTCAAACTTATATACATCTTTTGATTCATATCTATTCTGTGACATTTCTCTGAACGCATCCTTAGTTGACTGTGGTGCATAATCCATTTTTATAACCTTTACTTTACAATGAGCAATATACCCTTCATTTTGTAAATAGTTTGCACTGATCTCTGTAATCAAAGGGCCAGTATATGCCATTAATGTCAGTCTGTCTAATGTACCTTCTTTTGGTATTGTACCTGACAATCCAAATTTGTAATCAGCGTTAAGACATTTTTGTAAGATTGTTTTAATTGAAGCAGATTTTGCTTTATGTGTCTCATCTACAATAACTGCATCGAATTCTGCAAAGTATGCTTTATCCTTTTTGACAAGTGATTGATATGTACCAATAATAACGTTTCTACCTGGTCTTAATTTTTGGCCACTATAAATTTGTTGTACTTTAATATCTATAGCATTTCTATAATTATAATCTAAGAAATCTTCACTGGCTTGTAATACCAATGAAACATTAGGTACTATAAAAAGTATTTTCTTTGCTTTTTCGTGTTCTAATAAGTATGCTACGGTTAGGAATGATATAAGTGTTTTACCGGCAGAAGTCGCCAATTCACTTAAACATCTTTTGAATTTTAATATATTGAAGGCTGCTTCTAATTGATAATCTCTCGGTTTGATTTCCGATTTATCAAAGAATGCTAAAGCCCATTCGTTAAATCTTTCTTGATTAATACCAGTATCAAATATCTCTGCAATACCATTAAGTTTAAACTCAAACTTATAGTCCTTGCATATACCCATGACTTCTCTCCATAAACCAGCAGGAATCCACTTATCATCTTTAATATATGATACGTATCCATCCCATAGTCCCTTTTTAACCAGAGGGTTAAATCGCCATGACTCAATTCTTTTATTCAAAGATATATTGAGTTGTTCTAATTCTAGTTCAGTTGCGTCGTCAATACGAAGCAGCTGCTTGTTTTCAGTTAAACTAAGCTCCACATTGTAAGAGCATTTTTATTTATCGTTATAGATCCTTCAATGAAAGTCTATTGCGAATGGCAAATCCCATATTATCTAGGGTTTTTACCGAGTCTCTAAAAAATTCTACTTGATTTTCTAAATGAGACAATATCATGTTTTCAGTGGCTAAGTCAGTTTCAATAAACTTTTCTTTCTGCTTTTCACCAAGCTTGTAATCGTACTCGTAATATCTGATATATGCTTCTCTATATCTAATGGCTATTTTAGCCTTTTGTTCCTTAACTTTCATATTTATATATGACATCTGTTCGACAAGCGATTGTCTAGACGAAAGCACTTCAGCAATGGTTACCTCTAATTCGTTTATGTTTCTTAAACTTTGAGCTAATCCTTTGATAATTCTAGTCCATTCGGTTCTTTGACCGCTCAGCTTCCTATCTAATGCTAATATGTTTTCTTTGCTCATATTAAAATAATGATTTCTTGTTGGGGTTAGGTTTTATAAATGTTGAAGTAATATGCCTCTTCTTAAATTTAGGTTTTGGAAATGCAATTTCTGGGGCATTGACGCTAAGATCTAATGACTGAAAATCTATCATGAGTTTCATGCCTTTAAATCTGTCACTGTCCTTTTGAAATTCATCAAAACTGTCTTCAACCATGTTGTTAATATCTATTAAACGTACCATAAATCTAATTGACTTGAAGTGAAATATTGATCGATCTTTTTATGAGCATCGATTTTAAGCTCAAAGCATTTCTTCATTAAGTCGTTTAGATCTTTAATATTATATATATCTAACTTACTGTCCTTAAGGAATTTAGCCCACATGAATACAGGTCTGCCTTTTTTAAGCTTCTCTGCCATTTTCTTTTTACCAGTTATATCATTGTCAAACATATATCTGACAGTTGGTATTTCATCAAAATCATCAGTTGATCTTCCGGCAGTTGCAAGCGCTAATGAATTATTCATGAACTTTGCATCTAATGGTCCTTCAAATAATGTAACAGGCCGTTGGAAATTTAATTGCATAATACCAAACAATGTTGAAATCTTCGTAAGAGTATTTAACTCTTCATTAGTCATTTCAAGCGGTGCTCCCATTTCTTCATAGAGTTTAGGTAAATCATATGTCAAATATCTCTGGCCATATCCTTTCATCCTACGCGTCTGTGCACCTATTATTTTGTTATCTTTACTAAAGTTTAAAATCCACAATCTGTGTTCTTTTTCTGAATATAAGAAGTCGTCAAGTCTATTGTGTAATAATCTATCTTTCAATTGAAACCATATCCAATCACCTGGAACTATTGATTTTGCTCTGAATTTTACTTTAAACGTATCAATGTCTATTGCTAATTCATGAACCTTTTCTAGTGCTTGGTGCTTTAATACAGACTCAGGGTTGACTTGTATCTTGTTTTGCTTTATGTAATCTATGATCAAGAAAGATGCATCAGATGTGTCCATCTTAACATCATGATCTTTTAAAAATGTATAAACATTTGTATGATGACTACAATTGTAACAATGATACTGTAGAGTATCCCAGAATATATTGCCTCTTTTCTTAGTGTCATCCGAATAAGAATCACCACAATAAGGACATGCACAGGTTATACGCCCATGCATGTCTTTAAGTAGTTTCTTATTAGGTTCAGGATGTACTTGAGATACTACTTGTTTAAGTGCGTATCTTATTTTATCCTTTAACTCTTCAGTAAGTTCTATATTAGATATCAAGGTCATCTAAAAAAGAATCTAGATCATCATCTGTTGAAACACTTGAAGTTGATTCTGTTTTAGTTGGCGCTGCCTTTTCTGCAACTGCTGTTGCAGTTTTAGTCTTTTTTCTAGGAGCGCTCGATGTCATTTCACCGATCGAATCACCTGGATTAAGATACATTCTTAATACGTCATTTACAAATGACCTTGTATCTTCGTCCCATGCTTGGTAATCATATCCTTTCAATGAAGGAGCTGACTCTAATTCTGCTTTAATAGCAGTCATAGTTTCTTTATTACGCTCTGCTGGTGCATCGCCCATAATTACCGCTGATTGACTAGCTGAGAATTTAGATGTATCATAGTTGTTATATTCACCTTGTCTAGTGATAACTAATTCAAAGTTCTTTCCTTCGAAAAGGTCAAATACTTGAGTTGGTTCACCAAAGTTTGGCTTTAATTCTGCATCGATCTTTTCTTTGATCTTATAACCAAATTTGAAGATTTTGTATTGTCCTTCTAAATCTGTGTTTTGTGGATCTTTAATGATCTTTACTAATGCGTAGTATTGTTGACGTCTTTTCAGTTTCTCAGAAGACTTACGGTCTACTGCTGAATCTGATTTACGTAGTTTCCAAAATACATCTGCGATAGGGCATTTCTCACCAATAGTTGATGGAGAATCTACCAATTTACCGTCACCACTAGAATTAGTTAACCAGTGTACGTATTTTTGAATTAGTGAATTACGAGGATTTTCAGGATTTGGTACAAAACGTATTAGTGCTTTGTAAGTTCCGTCTTTTCCGTCGTCTGCGGATGGTTTGTAGATCTCTTGTGAAGATGTACTTGCTTGGACTTGATGTGTTTCCACGTCTTCGATGCCCAAATTAAAAATGTCAAATGATTCGCTCATACCTTTAAATTGTTTAGTTTGTTAATTGTTTAATTGTTTACCTTGAAATTATTTTCAATACTTATATATGTAACTTTAGCAAAGTTTCACTTATTTATTATCCATGGTTAAAATAGCTCCATTATCTTCTTTCCACTTTCCGTTCTCTGACTTAATCAGTCCAGATTTGTGTAATAACTCTTCGCGCTCAGTTTGACTAAGCTGGTTATTTCTCACCATTTTTATGAGAACCTTATTAAGGTGGAAGTAATCTATTGTAACTAGTTTTTGCATATTAATATTTTAGTTAATCTTGCTAACTACCTATTATATATCACACTTTCTGTTTGTTTCAAAACTAGCCTATTTAATTATTTTTTAATTATTTTTTAGTAATTATGAAACAGTTTTGCGCCACGTGCATATAATAAATGTCTTAAAGTCAAAGATAGATTAGGCTTGAGGTGTAGATATGTATGCAACTAAGAAATAAGCATCCACCAAATCGTCCAATGGTTTTGGGATCTTCTTTTCAACTTCCAAACCTTTAACGTATTTCCACAAAGGGCTTTTAGCCAAGACTGGGTCTTCGTTCACATTTTGCTGAAAGGCATCAAATAATTGAAGCTTATTCATATTACCTTTACCAGCAAATTTCTTAATAGTGGTTGGAGCAACAGTTAGAATATCTTCTGGATTTAAAGTTCTTAAAAGTTTAAGTTTGAGGATTGCAGCGCCAGCCGCCATGTCAATCATATTGTTAGTTCCCATTTTAGAACCATAAGAAGTACCTTCAAATGCTATAGTAAAACCATCACCATCATGAGAGTTCTGTAATACTAAATTAATAATATCATCAGCCATCTTATCATAACGCTTGATCTTTAAAAGTTCTGCACTTGAGAATGATTCTTTATTTGTAAAATCTGGTTGGCTCACTAAAGTAACATCACTAAATAATGATATCTCTTCTTGAAGTCTCTGTTCTGCTTTAGTACCTGTTTTGGGTTTTATGTAACTAATAAAATGAAAGTTCTTACTCTTATCATTATATATGCATATTCCAGGGGAATTGAGGGAAAAGTCTACTGCTAAGTAATTCATTTATATTCTTTTACCAAGACTAGCACCTAATGCGGCACCAACAAGTCTTGAGGTTAATAAATCGTAAATAATACCCTTTTGTATACCAAGGACTTTAGCAACCATCTTACCAACTGATTTACCTAGTGCAAATCCAGTAAGACCACCAATAATAGATCCAAAGAATCCTTCATTAGTTATTTCTTCGTTAAAGCTTTCGATGTCATATGTACCATCTTCATTCATGTATTGCTCATCAAATAAAGCAAGTGCTTCATCAATTCTAGCTTCTAATTCCGGAGTCCATTCTTCTTGTAGTCCTTCGTTGATTAGTTCCATATCGTTTTCAGAAATAGATTCTTCGACAATGTATTTGTTAAATGTTTTCATATGTTATATATCCTATATTTTATTCTACTTCTAAACGTAGATTCAATTTATTATAAAAGAACGTAATATCGAATGTGTTAAACGAAGATACGTTTTCTGCAAAGTTTAAACTTAATTCATTTATAGAATTCATAATACAATCAGTAAATTCTAAATATGCTACTGATGCACCTTCGGCATCTAGTATTCTTAAAGTTAAAGGTTCAGTATATGCTTGCTTAGTTGATCTTGCATAATAATATAATAGAGTATCCATCATAATCCAATAATTAATAAAACCATCTAGTAGTTGCATACTAACTGTAAATTCTCTGTTAATTGTATTTTGAATTGGCATTGCACCTCTATGATGTCTTTTAGTACCATCGTTATCCTCTTGTGTAATTGGATCAAATGAAACACCAGGTATATTAATACCTTGAATACTATAATTAACAAAATCAACGGGTTCAGATAATAATCCACCTGGAACCTTATTAAGATATTTCTTATATTTATCGGCTACCTCTTTGGGTACAAATCCTCTAGGAAATCTAAAATCAAAACCGTTATTTCTACTATTAAGAACCATATTTAAATTTTAAATTTACCAGACAAGATCATGTTCTCATCTATTCCGTTATTGACACTGATATAGAATGTTTTATTCTGCATGCCTCTTATTGTATTTGCGTTTGCTTCATTTATTTGAAAGAGTACTTCACCTCTTTCCATATCAATATCTTTATTAGATATGTTATTAAATTTAAGTTTTTGTTTCCCATCCGCAAACGTCATTATAACAGACTTTATACCTGTTAAAGAAACATATTCAATATCTCCACCTCTTTGTTTAGCTATTACAAATTTATAATAACTTGCAAATGGTGAAATTTCAATATTCAAATCACCAGATGATACGAACGGCTTTGTATCTATTTCTTCAACGCTTTGTGTTGTTATGTTTGTATTATTAGTAGTAAACATTATATTAGAACTACTAGCAATTACGTTATGTCTTTCAATAAATGTTGGTATGTGCTTAATACTTTGTGGTAAATTATCTGTAAATATACCTTCTACTATTTTATTAGAAGCCATTGCAGGTAATACATTATAAACTTCAGTTAATTGATTCGGAGAATTAATACGTAGCTTACTCAATCTCTTACCATATTTAGCGGCTTGATTAATTGATAAACTAGCTCTTTTTACAATCTGTGTATTATCAGTTTGATTCCATATTCTCATTGTAACATCAATAGAAAAACTAGATGCTATGTTACTATTAATAATAACAGGTCTAAAAACTATTGGAGTACTGAAATCATCATATTGAGTATAAGTTGTTTGGAATGTTTTAACTTCTGATGTACCTATTGTTTCAAAGACATCTACATCAAACATTGCTATAATATCGTCGGATGATGTTTGTATTTGATTTAGAATATATCCTTCGAATGCTCCAATTGAATCATCCTTTTCTCCGTATATTTTAAAGTAATCACCATCATCAGCATCTTCTACAACCACTGTAAAATCTTGAAATTCATCTTCTCTAGAAACTGTAAACTTGTTTTCTTCAGCTGTTTGAAAATAATCATAACCATTAAATGTCTCTAAAGAATCTATAAGCTTAAATGTAAGTTCATAGTTAGCAGTTGGATTTAGATCACTAGAACCTATAACGCCTGTTCCATAAAATAAATCATTAAATTCAGTATTCTGTTGTACTAATGTAGGTACTTTAAGATCAATGAATTTACTATAAAGTGCTTCACCTAAAATAAAAGGTTTAGGATTTGCGTATTCGTAGTTACTTGTATTTAAGTATACTAATTGTGTTAAATTGTTTTTAACTCCAGATGTTCTAGCGGCTGCAACTTCAAATAAGAAACCTTCATATCCTCTTGCCGCAAAACTATATCCACTTCTAAGGTGTAATCTAATACTATCATATTTGATATGATTAATATTATCCATTGCATTCGTTTGTGAATTTAAAAGATCTGTTTCATTTCCACCGGTCCAATCAATATTATTATTAATGTAATTAAACATATCATAATCTCCAGTTGAATCATATCCTAATAAAGCATATTTAGATCCGGTAGCATCAGACTTTACTGCGTGGTATCTTCCAATTGTTTGGTTGATATCATTACCAGTATTTTCATCAGGGTTTGCAAAAAGAGGGTTAGCTCTAGTGTCTACAATTATTTTACCACCTATTAATCCAGTATATGTATAATCAATAGTACCGTTTTGTGTTGGTGTAAATTGACCTATCTTTGTAGTTGAAGAATATGAATAAATTCCAAGTGCTCCAGATAAATTGAATGCAGAAGGATCTGGTAATAGACTTAAGTTAAACTTATATGTTTTACCGTTTTGTAATAAAAGTGTTCTAGCAGCAAAGTTCTCTACAGACAAATATCCGCTAGATGACGTAACATCAAAATTTACTACAGCACTACCCAATTCATTAATTAAGTGGCGTTGTTTAGAAGGATCTCCTTTGACAGTGTCTAGGAATTTTACTTCACTACCGTTATCATCTACTTCAATTTGATATTTGGTAGGATTACTTTGATCGTGGTATATAAACTCTAATAAAATATCAGAGTCTAAATAGAAATATCTTGATGATTGTGCCATTCTTTTATATTATTTTAAAATCTTAACCATTTTGGTGAGTAGTATAATCCAATGCCTATTGAAGGACCAGTACTTATGACCTGATTATTGTTTAAGTTGATTCCATATCCAATACCAAATCCTATAGCAAATCCACCTTTCTTAACTGGCTTTCTATTCAATTTTGTATTTATTAGATTTATGTTTTCAATATCTGTGAAAGTTAATCCAGGATATTTTGTTGATATTTTTAATTGATCAGCACCGTTGATATTTTCAATAGCAGCTAATAAACTAATTTTATGTGTTATGTCAAACGTTGCATCCCCGTAATTAAATCCAGTAGAATCCTTTGTTACAAACATAATACCTTTAAGATCTCTAGAATTACTATCGCCAAAATCATTAAACTTATTAAAAGTTAATTTAGTTGTTACTGAATCTACCTCTGTAGAAACCGTATTTACTATTATGCTATCTTTAATATCAATGTTTGCAGATAATAATGAATTTACTTTATTTAAATCTTTATTTATATTTAATGCATTCTTATATTTCTTTATTAATATAGATTGATCATCTTTTAAATCACTTAAATCAAGTTCATAGCTTCTAATCTCAGAGACTAAACTGCCATTACTGGAAGTCATTGTTCTGATAGTATCCTTTGATGCTAAATAATTATTGAAATTTCTATTAGAATCTTCTTTAGCAATCTCTACTTCTCTTTTAAGATTTTCAGTTTGATTACATTGTCTAAGAAACAGTAAAGCAAATAAAGCAATTGCTATGAATATAACAGTGTTTTTATTAGCAAATATATTTTTTAATTTATTCATATTATTATATATTCATCGTTTATTATGGTGTAGAACCAGTTCCTCCACCTCCACTAGTTGTTGGTGTTGCAGTCGGTGTTGGTGTTGCAAACGTCGCAATAATTGATTGTGATGGTGTTGCAGTCGGTGTTGGTGTTGCAAACGTCGCAATAATTGATTGTGATGGTGTTGCAGTCGGTGTTGGTGTTGCAAACGTCGCAATAATTGATTGTGATGGTGTTGCAGTCGGTGTTGGTGTTGCTCCAGAACCAGTTCCTCCACCTCCACTAGTTGTTGGTGTTGCAGTTGGTGTTGCAGTTGGCGTTGCAGTTGGCGTTGCAGTTGGCGTTGCAGTTGGTGTTGCAGTAATTCCTGTACCAGCAGCTTGCGATACTGTTATTGCATCAGTAGTAGTGCCGTTATCATGAGTTACAGTAAGAGTAGCAGTCCTTGCAATACCAGTATTAACTCCTAATTCAATCCGCCATTCGTTGTTTGCAGTTGCACCGAGTTGTGTAACCGTAATCCACACAGGCATAGAAGTCTGATTCCATGTGTATGACGTTCCTATTGGAGTAATATTTACTGTTCTCGTATATTGATTAGTTGCGCTCATCGTTATTTCTTTTTTATATTATATATATTCGTCTTCTTTTATCTAAGAATATTTATAGGGGGTTACTAAATTCCTCCTCTTTTGCAAATACTAAATTGTGCACTAAATATCCGTTTGCGAAATATACATCATAATCTTCAATATCTAATGAATAAGTAACAAACGATTCAGTTGGTGTCACTTTTACAATACTTGTAACATCAATCCATTCGTTATTTTCATTCAACATTTTATCACCAACTGCAACATCTTTAGTTATTTTAAATCTAACTTCATTTGCAACTGTCTTAACTAAAACAGGGTGTTCGTATGTAATCTTAAGTGCATCATTGTTAATGTTATAATATGAAGTGTAAGTATCTACCTTTATGTTTACAACAGATGCTGTTGTATATTCGTCTATGTAATCAACAAATGGTGTATTGAATTCCAATAAATCAGATTCATCAACACCGAGTCCATTTATGTTTAATGATAATAATGAATCACCTACTATTAATTCCTCGATCAATTTAGTTTGCCCGTTTGCTAATGTTATTAATTCACCTGCCAAGTGACATCCTCCTCCCCCTCCACCTGTGCTAACAGTCGGTGTTGCAGTCGGTGTTGCAGTCGGTACCGCAGTTGGATTATTTTTTGTCACATTTACAGTTACTGATAATGTTGGTGTTGCAGTCGGTGTTGGTGTTGCAGTCACTGTGACCGCGTCAGAACCTGTTCCTCCGCCTCCACTACTAGTTGGTGTTGCAGTCGGTGTTGCAGTTACAGTAGGTGTTGGTGTTGCAGTTGTTATAGGCGTTCCATCAGCATTTGCATTAATGTTACCACCTATAATATTTATACTATCATTAACAGCTGTCCCGCATTCAGTACATAATTCTCTCCATTCGGGTGAATTTGAATTATAATAATATGCTTCAACTATATCTAATGTGTGATTAAATCTAATCATCCCAACTTTCGAAATCGCCGGCCTCTGTATTGTTGTTCCATACGGTAGTCTTAAATAACCTTTAAATTCTGCATCTATATCAACATCTAATATACCAGAACCTGTTGTTTCAAGTGTAATGTTTTGATTATTTATTGATTTTAAACCAACGCCGTGACCTGTCATTGTTAATGGTGCAGTATCTGATGTGAACGTAATTTTATCTGTTGTGATTGCAAATTCTACATTAGAACTTCCATAATCCTTTTTCAAATTAAATTTAGAAAAACCAGAAACTTCAGTGCTTGTTATCACTAAGCTACTAATAACACCTAAATTGACATGTTGTAATTTAATATAGTTTTCATATATATTGTCTATAGCTATAGTCAATCTAGCATTAGTTAACGTATCACCGTCATTTACACTCTCTGTAAATGCAGGATCTCCTAACCATATTATAGGTAAATTATTATCGCTACTTCTCTTTGGTTTTAAAATAGAAACAGTGTTTGTACTACCATTGCCAGCATTTACCTCAACTCTATACCACGGCGTATCTGTTAATCCAGCAACACCTTGATCTCCTTGATCTCCTTTTTCTCCTTGATCTCCTTTTTGTCCAGTTGTACCTGGTAAACCTTGATCTCCCGTTTGACCGATTGGCCCCATTGGTCCACCGCCATTTGCTAAAATTTGGTCAAAGTTATAATTGATTTTCCCGAACTTTATAGAGTCAGAATCGCTTGGGTGTAATATCTCTTGAATGTTAATTGCCATTTTAAGACTTTATTTTTATCATAGGTTTAATGTCGTAAGAATACCCTAATCTTTTATTATATATCAATCTAAAATTCATAGGCTTTTGCCTGTGTGATTTATATATGAAATTATTGTCTGGTGTATATTCACCATCACTTAATGACTCAATGTCAGTTACATCTACTATGCTAGATGCAGCTCCTTTAAAACTCCTTGTATATAAAGATATAGAATTCACTACAAATTGTTCAATAATATTTTTATTTATATAAAAGTCAGCATCATCAGAAAGCGTAGTTTTATCACCTGCTGAATTTTCTGCGTTAACGTGTTTCTGAATTCTAGCTAATACACCGTCTTCCTTTAATAACCTAATAGTAGCATCTGTGATATAAAAATCTGCCGTAATTTGTTTATCGTCTTCAAATAACAAAACCTCTGATTTGTTTATCGAATTCTTCATGATATAATTCAATTCTTCATAATCCTCTACAATTTCATATGTAAACGATACAATACTATATTCATTTTTAATTTTCATTAATGTTGAAGCAAAGTATGATCTTTCTTCAGTATTGTCTAGCGTTCCCGGAACACTTTCTGATTTTCCACCAGGAAATGATCTAGTATAATATCCAGAATCCCATGAAGATCTAAACACGTTAATATCTTTTTTAGCAATTGCAATTTCATCAATTGCTGGATACAATGGAAGTTTATCAGAAGATTCAGATAATTTGGTTACACCACTTGGGTTTATTTCATTTACCTTATGATAGAAATGGTTTTTAATAACACCCCAATTCTTATCATGTAAGCCACCGTCCTGTATAAATCCTAAATTAAACGTAGTTCCACATCTATTATATCTTTCATAATATGATTTAGCAGTAGTTAATTCATAACTGTCAGACAATGAATGTTTGTAAAGTTTAGACTCTAATCCCATTTCCCTGTTATCTGCGCTCGCTTGAATTCTATTAGATTTGAAATGAGTGTACATATCAGTAAATGTAATTACTGGTTTAAAATCAACAGTATATGATCCATTGTGTCTTATTAAAAATGGATAATATGAAGTATCTTTTGATGAAACCAAATCATATCCAATAATACCCTTGGATAATTTATGGCTTTTCGGTTTATTGTTATCTTCTTCTATTGAAAGAGTAGCTTGTTTGATTATTTCATTTCCATCCTCAAAGTTGATCGTAAATCTGTTATTATTTACTGTACCGTCCTCTTCTATTGATGTATATGTAATACGGTCATCATCTTTGTTAATTATGTCTGCAACCTCATTAATAGAAAGTTTTTCCAGTACGTTTTTGTATATGTCAATTCCACCACCTACATAATAATATTTAATATTACTTTGTAATAAATTAGGTAAATAAGAGATATCTAAGAAGTCAGTATCATCAATAACATTCACTGGTCTATTTCTAATAGTAATCACATTATCGCTTTCAATAGATGCTATTGAAATTTTGTACATTTTATTACCAGACTCATTAGGGTAAATATCCATTAATATGTCTCCGTATAAGCCATTTTCACCTCTGAGTATTTGATTGTTGAAATCAGGAATAGATCCATCAAAGTTATTAATACCTTCGATTGTATAAGGTGAACCTCCAGTTAAATCAGCAGTGTTCCACTTCAATGCTCCGTCAATTGCTGTATTTGCATATACATAATCGCCAATTGTTTGATCATATATAATTTTATGATTTAATTCATATAATAATTTTCTATTCATATTACCATCTATCCAATAATCACTTAAGTTTAGATTAATAAAGAATATTACAAATTTGAATTTCTTATTTTGAATAACTTCAAATTCTATGTCGTTTTTATTATTATCTGTGTTTGTTTTTAATAAAATACTAAATTTGTATCCGTTAAATTCACTGTTTTTTACAAAATCTACAGCAGTCTTATTAATAAATTCTTTCCTGTTTTTTAATACAACTTTCAAACCTTTAAAAATAGTACTAGCAAAAGATCCGCTAGCTCCGCCGTCAATTGTGGTGTATTTCTTTTTTAAATTAGTTTTGAAGAATGTATTATTAATATCTTCAGTATTTAAATAACCGCTGTCATATTCTCCAAACAATGTAGATATACTTGATGTATCTGCTTCACTTAAGTTTTTCTCAAAACCTTCAGTGATCATGAACTTGTCAAAGTAATCATTATTAGTACTTTTAAATAAGTTAGCAGTTAAATCAAAGTCTTCCATGAAATTAACATAAGAGAAAGTGTCGTTTAAATTGTCGTATTTTAAATACTTTGGTTTTTTGTCCATATAAAACCATTCATGTGTCATATCATCCTTACTACGACCGGTTGCTGTTAAATCTGGTGAAAAATTAGTTCTACCAAAAGCTTCGTTTGTATTTAAATAATAAGGTTGATCTCTAACTGTTAATGAATCTTTTAAAACCCATTTATTAATATTGGGTACTATTCTAGAATTAATAGCAAATTCCTTTAATTGATTTTCTTTTAATCTATCAAATTCACTCGTGATAATTTCAGTAGATTCCTCATATACAGATTCCTCTGTTAAAATTCCAGAAAGATTCGAAAAGTAATTTATAGGCGCCATGTTATAATTATCGTTAAATATATTATTCGCTGATAATTCCGATCCAGGCATATCAAGGTGTTCCTCAATGTTCTGTATTGCATGATCATACGGTGCGTACGCTATATTACTTGTGGTTTCTAAACTAAGTTCTTTTAAATCAGAATTAGATGTATCATAAAAATCAAAGTTCATGTCGTATACGTCATACGCAGAAAATAATCCTATCCTAACAACATCTTGATTAAATACTCTTGCTTCTCCGCTTTCAGAATCTGATTTTGATTCCAATATTAATTTAGATTTGGTAGAATCAAAAGATCTAACATCTTCCACTATATCTAATACCTTATTGTATTTTCCCTTATGTCTTGTTTCTAAATAATCTCCGATCGATATTTCACTAACCGTTGTGTTATCAACATATACTGATTTAGATGTAGAATTACCACCATTTAAATAATGTGCAGACCAATTAGAAAGTACCGTATTATTACCGTTAAATTGTTCTCTTAATTTTAAAATATTACCAGTATCGTGATTACCAACTCTTATGAAATCCACAACATTTGATTTATTAACTAAAACAGTATGTTGTAATAATCTATAACCTGGTATTTTTGTTTTAATATAAATATTTTGGCCAGAATTAACTGCATCTAATTCGCTATCATCCATGTGTATTGCTGAAGCCAACGCCAATGTAATATCGCTGACACTACCTTGATTAGAAAATAAATTACCTTGATACGTTCCCTTGTCTAATGCATATGAAGCAACATACGTTCTATTTTGAATTTTAATGTTTGATTGTATTTGATCAACTCTTATAATAGAACTTATTGCACTTGAGATATACATATTTAAATCTCCTAAGTTTGTTTGACTTTCAGTTATAACAAATGATTTCGTTGCATCGTCTACTGTTAAATCTAGGTACTTGTTTAAATCAGGTAATAATGCCCATGCATTTAGTATACTTGTTTTTGTATCATTTAAAGAGTTGTTTTCAAATAATATACCCGTGTTAAAAGAGAATTGCTTTAATCCAGTTGAATCTTCTAAGTTAATTGTAATACTTTCACCCGCAATATGTTTAATAAATGTAAATTTATAAGCTTCTTCTCTAGAACCAACTACCGCTATTTTATCTCCGGTTTCAGGTGTATCTGTAATTGACATTTTAACAAAATCGTAACCTCTCTCATCATTCTTTGTTAGGTTAATTGATCTACCAGTGTGCGATATACCAATGCTACTATGTATAACACCAGTACTATCATCTATTTTAACTTCTAGTTGTTCAGGATCATAAAGACCTATCTTAGAAGGATTAGATATTTTATAATATATTTTATTTACACAAACATAACCAAGTGTAGGTGAAGTTTGCATCTGTTTATATGATGGTATTGCAGTTACTGGTTTATCAACATCTACAAGAGATTTGACTTTATTAAACTTAATAACATTATTACTAATAGACTCTATTTCACCATTACCTGAATCGATTGTGTCGACATATAATCCAAAGTACCTATTGACACTATAATCAACTGAACTGTCATCATCAAACAAAAATTCTAAGTTTAATAAATTAGCACATATCATCTTGTTTCGTTTAAATCCGTCTGTGATAAAATCGTTTGCCTCAATAAGAGGTTTATCTGTACGTACAAAATCATTGTGAATATATTCACCTTTGCTTGTTATTTCACCTGACTTGATATCGATTCCATTATAATTAGTCATCTCACCCTTATCAAAAGAGACAGTGATTGGTGATTTTGGAAATGTTTCTTGTTGTACATGATTTCTAATATATGTACCTATATTTGATGTACTTGTTAAATCAAACGATTTAACAATCTCTGCATTTTCAAGCATATCTTGAATCACATTTGCATTATTCTCATCTACTGCGTCGATATTTATACCTATTGGATTTTTAACTTTAAATATAACAAAATTACTAGGTATATTATCATCTGCCCATATTGGCGCAAACATTCTATATTTTTCTGTATAATTCTTAGAATGATTATAAGTAGTACCATATTGATACTCTTCTTCTATTTGTTTATCATATGAGTCCAATACATTTAAATCAGATTCTGCTCTTTTCGTTGCGAAAATTAATGCAGCAGGAGTTCCTTTTGATTTAAAGAAATTAGACACGTCAGATGCATAGTTACCATTAGGATTAATTACATTCTTTTTATATTTTATACTAGCGAGATCTTTAGAAGCATTTATACTTTCTAAATAAACCGAATCATCAGAACTTGTAACAATTTTAATGTTACCAGATAATTTAGGATTTGTTCTTAATAATGGTTTGGTTACATTATCTAACTTGTAATTAGATTGCGTATTGAAATTAGGACCTACTTTAACAGTATCATATCCACTTACTAATGGAAATGTATATGTTGATGTAATTGTTGCAGTATCACCCACAATACATGGGCTTAAATCTGTATTATTATAAATATTAACAACTGATTCACTAGATATTCCTATTTCTATTCCACTTGAAACAACAGGTCGTTGCTGTGATGTTATTCCAGTATTTTTTAATAAAAGAATAGCAGTATCCATATCTTCTGCAATGATCTTCACTGCGTATTCCAAACAGCTATCGAAGCTCGTAGTCTTTATTATTTTACCAAACGATATATCAGTAATGAATGTTTCTATATGACTACCAGCATCACCCCCTTGATTGGTGTGCAATCCGTCTATTACATATATTGGCCAGAATACTGTTTCATTATTATTACTATTGTCAGGTCCCTCTATTTCTGGGTTACTAGAATAAAATCCGTAAAAAACATTCATGTCATTTATGCCACTTCCCTCAATTAAGTTTACAGGTATACTTGGTTTATTATAATTACTACATGTTCCACTATGCGTTATATTGATACCCGATGCTAGTAAATTATTATTATCATATCCATACCATTTTACATTAACATTATCTCCTGAATTTTCCCATGTAAAGAATCCATTTCCATCAGAAAATATATTTGATTCAAACAAATCATCAGCATCTTCAATTTCAGCACCAATCTCAGATTTGTAAATTAAAACATTGGACTTAGCTAGCTCAATTAGCGTTGATATTACACCTGTATTCTTAAGTACTCTGTAGAATAAATTAGTATTTGTTTTTGTAGCTGCACAATATTGATTTATATTAGGATCTGATACGGTAGAAGTTTCAATTGAATTCATAGATTCCACATCATACAGTAATGTTTCTTCACATTCCCATGTCAATAATGGTGGATTCTGATTTGAATCCGATTCTACCCAATCATTTGTAGTTGATCTCTTGTAATGAACATTATTTGTATTATCAGTTTCGCTGTATATTCCACTAGCAATAGTTCCTATTAAAAGAGTATCACCCGTTGAATTATTAGCAACATTACTGGCATATAAATTTGAATAATATTCGCTACTAAATACAGGAATATTATTTGTAACCAGTTCGTTTAATGTAAGTATATTAGTAACACCAGATGGTAGATCGTACCATATTTTCATGTTATTAAATTCACCATCACACTGTGATAATGTTGAATCTGCATAATTAACCCATCTATATGTCGGATTTGTAACAATACCACATTCTATGATTTGCGTAATTAAACCAGTTGTACTTATTTTTAAGATTCTGGTACCGCTTGTATCTGATACTGGAATAAATATGTCTGTACCGCCTGTAGTTAACGGATTTGTTAATATGTTATTTAAATTGCTACTATAAATTAAACTACCTATTGCTAATTGACTAACATTATTTTCGCCGTTTAATGTACTAGCATATGCTATGCTGTTTCTGTTTGCGACGCACATTACACTTGAATCATTTCCGAATGAACCAATCTGCATTTCAAACGAAGGTGATTGAGCTATGTCAAATTTGATATTGAATTGCGCAGTTACACCATTCATCGCATCTGTTCCTATAAATTTCCAATTATCTTCCCCGAAATGTCCAGTGTTTGGTGAATATGTAATTGATTGAGTCGATATAATACCGCCATTATATGTTTTGTGTAATAATTGTCCAAACGATATGATACCATCGCTGACAGCAGTTGAAGTACTAAATGTTACATTAGTACTGTCTGTTGCAGAAATATCAAATGTTACGGTACCGTCCTGTGAAACACTTTGATTGCTTGCTGTGATTACAGGTACAGGATTAGTTATTGTTACTGTTCTTGTTTTAGTTACCGCTGAGTTTCCTGCAGCGTCGCTGACATTATACGTAATAATATATTCGTCCGGAATGCTTGTGTTTACTGGGTTTACTGTTACAATAGTTCCAGTAATATCTACACCAGTATTGTCTGTTGCGGTTGCACCTGCATCTGCATAGACAGCACCTAGTTCTAAAGAAACAGGATCAGTTCCTAATAATAAAATTACAGGCAGAGAAGCTGTTGTTATAATCACACTACGCGTAACTTCTATTGCGTCAATTCCGTCTGCGTTTACATTATATGTAATTACATATGTACCAACTGCAGTTAAATCAACTGGGTTTACAGTTACTATTGTTGATGTGATATCAATGCCGTTACCATCAGTTGCAGTTGCACCTGCATCGGCATATGTCATGCCAAGTTCAAAAGAAACCGGATCAGTACCTGACAATAAAATCACTGGCGCTGCAGTAGTAGTTACTGAAAGTAATGCAGCAATTGATGTATTATTAGCTTGATCTTTTGCGACTATATTAAATGCGTATAGTTGCCCCGGATTTAATCCAGTAATACTAACAGTCGGTGAACTTGTAGCAATCACATTTACAGTGGTAGTACCATATGTGATGTCATATGAAACAACTGCTACATTATCAGAACTTACGTCCCATGAAATGTCCACTGAAGTTGATGTGTGTGTTTCTGTTAAATTATTAGGTGTACTAGGTATTGTGATATCGGTGTATATGCTAATCACCTCGCCTATGTTTGTAGTTGCGTTTGTGTTTATTCCAATAGCTGAATCAGGTGATCCTGTACTAAAGAAATATTCAAGATGCTGTCCAATTGTCGTTGATGTTGGGCTATATAAATTGCTGAATGTGTCATCTGTGTATAATACAGTACCTACCACGAAAGTAGCAGTAACGGTATCGTCATAGTATAAAACTAGGTCAGCTGAACCACTTAGTGATCCACCTTGTAGCGCAAGTATTGCACTTGTAAATTGTTCTGATTTTATTGTTATATATGCCATTAATCTAAATCTTTTTATATGTACAGGCCTTCTGTCTGTATTATATATCCAGATTTATTGCACGCTCATCCTAGTCAACTTCGCAGCTCTGATAGAGTTTAGGTTTTTACCTAGTGGACTGTATTTTGCAAACACTTCTAAATCGAATGAAAACTGTTGATCATGTTTATCAAATATATCTAAACCTATTTTTTTGGTATATGTTAAGTTAGGGAATCTTAGTTTAGCTTGACCTCCAATTCTACCAATATCACTAGATGCATCATTACCAAAGTAATCAGTCATTCTGTATTGAAATATAATATCAACTGAAACTGCATTAGAATTAGCAAGAGTTCCAACCTTTGCTTTAATTTGCTTTCTACTTTGTTTAGCATCACCAGCAACTCTTAATGTATTTAAATTAATTGGAGATAAGAATAAGAATGCTCCACATGAACGACCACCTAGCATGTATTGATCGTTTGCATCGAATGACATCTTAAATGTTCTATCACCTGCGTTAATTAAACCACTTGTTTTTTGAAATGCTAATTGTTTGGTTGCTTTAACAGAATCAACTGGTGATGTTGCAAAAGATGCACCAATACTAGAATATCTACCACTGTATATGAATGATGTACCCGTTGCATATGTAGATGTAATAGGCATTGTATATAATGCATTATTGACAAGTGTTTTAACATGTTCTTGTTGTTCAGTTACTGTAACACTGCTGTCGTTTACAGATCCGTCTTCTTTGAAATCTATATACAAGTGCTCTAAATCTGGATGATGTTTGTGCATATATAATCCATTATTGTAGTTCGAAATTCCAACAATTGAAGTACTTGTTACATCGACAGTAGATTGAGAAAATACAGAACTTATATTAGCGTTGGCATTATTAGCAAGATTGTTTCTACCAAATGTTCCTGTCCATATAAAATCAGCTGAATCTCCGTCACCTGTTGGTGTTATTAATGTAATTGTGTCCACTGTTTGAAAATCAGCATAACTAAGAGCGTACTCGTAATTAGTAAATTCGCTAGTGTTTGCAGATAATAGTGATTCAGTTACATATAATGGATTTTGATTAGATACATCCATGAATCTAGAGTAAACAAATTGTCCACGTCTCTGTGCAGATTGATATGGTGCTTCAGCTAACATGTCATATGACGATAAAGATGTACCATCAATGTTTTGATATTGTATTGGAGCTAAATCATATTTACCTTCAGATGTATAATAATTATCAGAACTGATTTTAACATCAGTATCTTTAATACCATTATCATTGTCAATTACACCAAATCCGTTATCACCAATTACAGAACCAGCCGCGCTAGATCTATATGCTGGTAAATTTCTATCACCAACCAATCTAGAAATTAATTCTAATTTAGTAGCTTTAGTGTTTTCCAATAATAATTTAAATGTCTTAGTAACAATATGACCTTTCTTGACAGTTAAACTGGCAACTTCGTCAGTATAATAACCTGCGAATATTTGATTCTTAGTTCCGTTATTTATAACAGTAACTGTACCGTCTTCATCCATTACTTTAACAACTAATTCTCCTATTTCAACTTCAACTGCATCTTTAAGTCCAGCGATCTGCGCTTCTAATTGTGCGATCTTATCGTATACTGAAATTGGTTTTTGTTCAGCAGATAGAAATCCCGATGCAATGCCCGTAGCTGTATGTGCATAATATTTCTCATTTGCACTAAATGAATCGCTAATATGATTATATACACCTCTTGACGTAAGTTGTTCTGCAATTTTAACAGCTGCAGTTTCAGCAGCGTTAACTAATAATAAAGCATCTACATTAGTAGTATCGATCTCAGTAATTGGGAAATCAATTGTAATTGATTTTGACCAATCTGAATATATTGGGTTTGCCGGATAACCAGCTTCTGAAACAGATTTCACTCTAATTTCCACTAGTTCACCTTCATTGATTGAAAGATCTAATTGATTGAAGTTAACTGCCTGTGCATCTTCTACTAAACTAGCTTGCCATTCAAATTTTCTTGTTTTTGCATTTCTAAATCTGTCTCTAGATTTAGTTTTTTGTTCGTTCCAGTTTGAGAATACTGCTGTTTTCTCTCTTGTACCTTCAGTGAATGGCAGTTGAGTAACTTCACTTGCCTTTCCACTGGTTGACAAATATCTGTATTGTATAATAAATTGAACAACATGTTGCTCAACCGTGTTTGCAAGTTTCTTAGGAGTTGGTACTTGCCAAAAACCTCTAACTCTGTATTTAGGTGAAATAGCAGTTGCATTAGTTCCTGCAGCAAGCGATTGAATTTGATTTACAATACTTGTATATAAACTAGTTTCGCTTGTTCTCTCCGTGATAAGAGAATTTAATTCATTTTTATCTACATCCTTTTGAATAACAGATTCATATTTCTTGGTAGAAATACTCTCTCGTGTATTAGATATAGTTTCATCTAACTTTTTAATCTTCTCTTCTACATTAACTTTATCAGCAGATAATTTCTTGATCTTATCAGCACTATCATTAATAGTTAGGTGTGAATTGATTTGTACTACCGCAAAGTTATTAGAGTTAATTGTTGGAGCATCAGGAGTGATACCCTCTGTTGCTGGTGGTATAGAATCTTCCTTAAGTGCTTTGATATATTTACCAAAATCTGCAACTTCAGAATTATAATAATCATCTAATCTTTTTATAGCACCGTCAGCCTGTATAAGTGTTAATTCATTTGTATATAAGCCGATACCAGGTGACCAGTTTTCTGCTAATATTTTAGAATCAGGATCTATTGCTTTAACAAAAACTAAAACTCTCTCGTTAAATCCTACATTAATGTTTACCTTTAAATCTGCATCATCAATTTTATATATGCCAAGTTGATTAATTCCAATATTAGGTGTGATAGGTTCGTATCCTTCAACTCTTAATAGCTCTACTTGTTTTAATGAACCATTAATTGTTGTAATTTTATACCTAGTGTTATTAGAACCTCCGTTTAATATAAGCTCATCTCCAACTTGTAGTACTTCAGTCTGTTTAACGCCTTTAGAAGAATCGCTATATGTCAATTGATCCAATTCGTATAAATCTATAGACTGCTTAACTGTAACTTCACCCTTTACGATGTCTCTTGTCCCTGTACTGATGTTCACTACATCAAACTTACCAGTATACTGTACGTTTCTGTATGGCATGTCACGTGTGTCTTCATCCAGTGTATATGCTAATTTGTTATTAGATATTTCTTGAATTACAGTAGAATATTTTAAGTTTCCTTTATTCTTATAGTTACTATTAAAATAATCAACTGTCGTTGCATTTGAAGAATTAAACAAAATCCTTTTAACTAAAACTCTCTCAGTATTATTTGGAATTTGTCCGCTAACATCGACGCTCATTGTAAGCAATGGGTTTAAAAAATCTTCGAAGAAATAATTAGCTTTAGTTGCAAAATTAATTGGTCTACTAAAACTAGTGATATCTTTTGCCGGAGATTTTAATCTAGATGTAATGATATTTCGATATGTACCGTCGGCTAATCTAATATTAGTGTCGCCAGTACCTAACCCTGATAATGCTTTTAAATTTGTATCTAATCGTCCTAATTCGTTTTTCATGTAATGAAATGACGGCACAGAGACGGTTTCAGTTCCATCAGGTGTTAATATCTCAAGAGAAATATCTTGATTATTGGTAGTCATCGCCTCATTAATTCTCTCAAATATTGTTAAAGAATTTGCGTTGATTTCAAGTAGTTTCTTGAGCGAGTTAGAAATAGAGTTGTTAGTATTCATATTATCTTAAAATATCTGCTTCAAATTGATAGTTAGCAGCGTCAATGCATACTAATTCAATATATGGTTTGTTAGTTATTAATTGAGTTCCATCTATGTCAGCTATTAACTTATCAAAGCCTGTAGTAGATTTACTCCAAATTTTAATGTTATTTCCTGTCATATTGATTTCGTCAAATGTAATTTTAAATGTTTGACCGCTTTTCCATGCGATTACACTGTCGTCAATATATATATTAAGATTACTTTCAGGATCTGATGATATCAAACCTTTAAGACTTAATCTATTAGTGAATGATTTAAGTCTAGCCCAAATAGCAAACTTTGATGAACCATTACCACTTGCACCGGCATCAAACATTAAATTCGTTGATAATTGATCTGCGATTGCCTTAGCATATATATTATATACGAATACTTCATTTAGAATGTATCCATCAATGTTATTGTCTATTTTAATTTTATTAGGAATTGTTTTGTCAACCGACGTACCCTTTCCTGCAAATATCACATCAGTGTTGTATTGCAATTCAACTGGTATTGTCCCATCAATTAAAGAATTTATTTTAGTATGTGCCTTTGTAATTAATTCCAATAATGAATTTGAATTAGCTAATTGAATAGAAGCGTTTTTGAAACTGTCTTCTAAACTAGTTAATCTATTGATAATTGCAACAGAATCATCACCTGACGTAACTAATCTTTCTACACTATCAACTCTCTTAGCAATTGAGCCATATCTAGCATTTGCTTGTATTAGGAGCTGTGTTGCATTTTCTATTGCAGTTGTTGTATCCATAAATAAATCCATACCAAACGTAGTGAAATCATTTATGCTTGTTTCAACTCCAACATTATCTAATGAAGAATTGAATTTTAAATTTAACTTTAAAGAGAACGCATTACCGTTTAACCCTGTAATCTCGTTCGGCTTATATTTGATCTGCTCATTAATTTTAGAACCTGGACCATATGCATCTTGAATATCATCAAGAATTAAAATACCATATAAGTTAGTTGCTCTATTACCAGCAATTGATTCACTATAAAGATCATAATAAACAAGAACAGCATTGAATTTAAACTTTTGTCCTTTTTTAGCAAAATCCAACAAAGACTGTACATCTGAGTTGTTGTTTATTTCTTCATATGCGTTTGCTTCAAACTGAATTCCAACACTATTAGTTGCATTAGTTTGAATATCGTAATGTCCACCGCTGTTTACTGTGTATGCATCAACTACAGAATCAATATTAATATTAGGATCTGGGTGCGTTTGACCCACTCGACCTTCAATGTAATCTGAAGCATATAATTTAGTTGCAGTTGTATTATAATCGTTAGTTTTAAACAATACAGTAGGTGTGTAACCAACTGATGTAGGAACGTTTATATAAACTTCGTGATATGTGTTACCTTGATATGCAACATCATTCTCTACATCAATTGTCCCTAAGTATTTTACAACTCGGTCATAATTTTCACTAGCGAATGTTCCGTTGATCTTCTCGGTATAATTACCCAAAAGTGTTTGATTAGAATCAGCAGCTATAAAATCAATAGCACCTAAAGAAGATAACCATTTAAAGAATATTTTCTCTGAATCTGATTGTAAAAGTATTGGATCGTAATCATCATCTTTCAATAATAATTCTTCCAAGTTTAGTACGTAATTTTGAAATGTCTGTGCAAAATCAACATTAGGCATCCCAGCAACATATGCTTGGCCCGAAGGTTGTTTAAGATTTGATTCAAAATCTATTACGTTAGAACCGTTAACTGAATCAGTAAAATCTGGAAGATCTAATAAAGCGTATTTACTAAACTCAAAATTTAAATCTGAACTGTTAAAAGCTCTAGTCATGTCTCTTGCTGAAGAAGCAAAAGCATACATTGTGCCTCCCATGGGCTGCGGTATTCTAACTAGAGGAGTTGCCATCTATTATTAAGTTTTGTTTTATACTATTGTTGTGTTATGTGATGAAATAACGTACCATACGTTTTCAAAACATCTTAATGTAACTGTTGAGTTCAATCCATCTAATGTAATTGAAGCTGCAGCTAAAGTTGAAGCACTTGCTTCGTGTTTAACTATTTTCGCAACATTTGCTGTATTAATAATTGTTACTTCTTGACCGTCATTAGATGCTGGTAAAGTAAAATCACTTCCAACAAAGTATGCTGATGCTGTGATAGCTCCAGTAACTTGTGTAGTTGGTATAGCCTTCGTACCTAATACTCCGCTTTTTTCTAATGTTCCTCCAATTTTAGTAGTACCATTAAACACAACATCAGTTGTGAATTCTGCACCTGAATTGTTAACAGACAATAAGTTTGTACCATTGTATACAACTGCTAATGATGCAGTAGAAATACTAGCTAATCCGCTTAGTGTTAATGTGGTTGGGTTTAATAGAGCCGTAACAGATGCTAACGCATCGTTTAATAACTCAAAGTTACTATTGATGATTGGTCTCGATGAAGAAACTGAGTCAGTTCCTAAAATTTCAGTAATGTTTGCCATTTTATTTGTTTTATTATTTTACTTTTAACATATTTCTTTTTACAATGTTCTTATTGCCGTGTGTGTCTTCCGCTTCTAATTGAATTGAATAGTATCCAGGTTCTTTAAAGACATACGTAAGCCACATATTATTATAGTATATATCAGTGATTTCTGGGTTAGTTATATTAGTTATAGTCCATTTGGCCTTTTTCTTACCAGGGAACTTAGAAATATCAGTAGAAATTGTAACATGTGTAGATCTTTCTACTTCAGCATAGTCACTGAACACTCTTGTATCATCCCATGTTGGATTAAAGTGTTGTACGTGTGTTTCTCCAGAAATACTCTCAGATGTATCCCTTGTAGTATTTAGAATACTAATAGATTCAAAATCATAATTCCTAGAATATTCCCAACCTACTACCATCATAAATCTAAACACATCAACAGTGTCATCATTATCTGTATCTTCAAATACAGCATTAAAATTAAATTTACTAATAATTGTATCATTGCTCGCATTCAATTCATTCATAATAGCTTTCCAACCAGCGATATCGCTCATGGATATCGGAGTCAAACTAGCGATTATATGTTCACCTATTGATTCTACACCTGTTTTAGGATCTTTATATGTAATGCTCAATTTCTCACCTTGTCGTATATCATTTATTTTGAAACTAGCTGTTAAATCAGGTCCAACTCTCATGTAATCCCATGCTAAATGTTCAGTATCGCTCCACTTAAAGGTAGACTCGCTCCATTGATATGGTCCAGTTGTTTCGCTAAAACCAGTATCTGAATAAGTATCAACATATCTTCTAACTGTAGAAAATCTAACGCCTTGATCCGATTCCATGTGTACGTAATTCGCTCTATCCAACGTCAAATACAATGTAGCTATATTTTCGTCTATTGTAGTTTTATTATCTTGAGGAGAATTCCAATAACCACCAGATTTTGACCATGTAAGATCTTTGTTATCCCATGATTGATCTTCCAGCCATTTATAAATTCCATAAAGTTCTAGTTGTTTTAATTTAACATCTATAATATCCTTCATTTTATAATGAGACCTGTGTCCAAATAGATCATATGTTCTCATCTCTACGTCGTACTTGTCATTGTGCGGTAATATCAATGGAAGTATTAAGTAGTCATCTATAGCTCCTCTATATGTCTGGCTGTAACCTCTTGTTTTACCAGTAATTACCCATTCTATTTCATAAACCCATGCTTTCCACCAATTCGCCCAAGTTACTTTTAAACTAGAGTTTGGATCTTCAGCATCTTCCCATGTAAATTTAGCCTCGTCCCATATATCATCAAATGATTCTGTTCCGTCTAATAATACAGGACATCCGATTGGAATATTAGGATTGTAAGAATGTAATTCTTGATTATGATATGTGTCATAAAATTTACTAATCACATCTTTTAATTCTGTCAATGTACCCTTGATTGGTAATAAAGCAAATGTTAACACTTGTCCTTTAGTGTTTCCAGTAAATGTAGGGTTTGCTACCCAGTTGTTTTCGTTATTCCAAGTCCAGTATGTGTTATTGGAAAGCACTTCATATGTGTCTCCGTCAAATACGTTTCCATGTACATGATCTCTAATATCTCCGGTTAAAATATCTTCGTTCCCGGTTCCTAAATTTAAAAACAAATTATAATTAGTTGCGTCATTGTTATGATCTAATGATGGCTTTAATACCATTGATAAATCCTCTATAAAAAGTTCTCTCCTTTCAGGCGTAACCTTAAATTTAATAGCATGGCCCTCGCTGAAATAACCAATCGGGTTTTGATTATGCCAAATGTTTATGTTTCTTTGTGTAAAATAATCACCTTCAGCTGTGATGTCAATGATCTTAGCCTGTAATGGTAAGTACTCTTTTTGTAATTTAGATTTTAAACCATATAATTTAATTAAAACTTCTTGCGGAGTATAATCAAAGGTTTCAGTTACATTAGGAATATCCCATTGATCAAACGTACCGTTAGGTTCATTTAATCTATAAACAAGACTAAACTTACTAGTCTTTTTCATAGTGCTCGATGGCAACTTGAATTTTAATTTCTTTCTAGTAGCTTCACCTCTTACTGATGACTTAGGTACAGGAACTGCAAATAATTTACCGAAATTCTTAACCGAATTATCGATGTTTAACCAATATTCTTTTAATGTAATCTTATCGTAACCAAAGAAATCTATTGCATTTAAAACTGCTTTATAAGTTCCTACGAATGGTTTAATATTGTGAAGCTCTAAAAGAAGTTCCTTTCTTTTTCTATTTAATAGAATATAATCAGGTGACATTTCACTAATGTCATGATCTTTAAATAATAGAAAATCTGATTCCGCTAATGTAGCACCAAAATTAGATAATAAAACTTTAAGTCTTTCATCTTCAGGAACTACTTCACCATAAACCTCTATTATAGCAACTAATGTTTTAATGTTATTTGTTACACTGTATACATTTAAGTTTCGTACATGTGGTCCAGCGATTGTAGAGTTTAACGTTATATTAAGTTGAATTGCTGTATTGTCCTGTGTATTTAAATGTTTTACACCTGATACAATACTATCAATATTAGTATTATCAAACAAAACAACTGATTGTGATTTTAATTCTTTAACTACTGGAATATTACCAGTATTATCAATGTCATATAAAATGATAGATTTACTATCAAATTTGTTTGTTTCTTCCCATTCAAATGAGAACTTAGTGTCATCTGCTGTTTCTGCAATTGGAAAGTTTATAGTTACATCACCATTGTGAATACATTCTTCAAGAATGAATAAATTAATAGTTTCATATAAACCTGCTGAAACCTCAGGTAAGTAAACAGTACCCTTATATACACCGAAAAGATCCTTCTCGAAGTTTAAGTCGTATTCTAATCCCTTGAAAAATCTTAAATTATTATACATTATCTTGTTCCTTTATCGTCTTCTTTGACGGTGTAATTTTTATAGTTCTTTAAATGTCTTACACCTTTTAATAAGTTTTTTAAACTATCGTCTAAGAATATTAAAAAATGTTGCATTGTTTCGTTTCTTTGAATATGTCCAGATAATGATCTACCCATAAATTCACTAGGTGGTAAGTTTTCATAATCGTAACCGACATGTAGCCTTGCGTCCTTTCTAGTTTTGGAAAAGTCATATCGATTGCTTCTCTTGTATCCAAATAAGTTTGTGAATAATCCCATTATTTAAGTGCTCTTCTGTTTCCTGCTTGTACTCTAGTATATATTGTCTTCGGTACAGGTGTACTATCGAAGTTTATACTAACTGCAGCTTCCGCATTTAGCTTCACATCATCTTCAATGTTATCACCGTCTCTGTCTAACCATCCACCTCTAAATACAGCAACTTCTTCTTTATCCATAACAATGTCACCCCATTGATCTAAACCTTTTACATCATATGGTATATTAGTGGTTGCAGATACTGGTATCATTTTAACAGTTTCTATCTTTTTAAAGAATATATGTTTTTGTTTACCATTGCCAATCGTTTCCAATACCACTGGTTCTTGTGGAACAACATTAACATTAACAGATTCATAGTAACCTAATCTTCTAGCTTTTTCTTCAGTTTCAGAAATGAATCTAATATTAACTGAATCAATACCAGCCACTTCTTCCAATATATAAACAATATCGGATTTTGGTAATTTATCTCTTCTAGTGATATTCAATAAATAATCAGACACTTTACCTCTAACTGCTGTGAAAATTTCATCTTTAGTATAACCTTCAAAATATCTAATATTAATATCCATACTATAATATCTAATCTTGGGTTTAACAAATACAACTTCAGTTGTTACCATTTGTTGTCCGCTATCTTCTAATACTCTGTGCATTGCATCATATTCACCTTGATCTAAAAACATTTCCTCTTGTGGAATATTAAAATAATCTTGTGTCTTTGCTAATTTCTTATTAATATCTGGAACAGCGAAAATATAAATTACATTATCATCATCTAAATACTGATCATCTGTAGTGTTATATGCATCTATATAAGAAAACATATTATATCTTGATAAGAAGTACTCATAGTTATCGGGTGTAGCTAACACGAACGACTTACTAGCCATTGGCGTCATTATCTTTGTAAACTGTGTACTTTCTCTATCACTACCCATTTTAGGTGATGATGAAATAGTCACATCCAAGAAATCGTTTAAATCGTGTTCAGCTCCATTTGAATCAGTACCTTTAGCATCCCATTTGATAGTTAAATCTGGCGAGTCATCTAAATTTCCAGATAATCCAGCATGCTTTACATATTCTATAGCAATTGACGCACCATCAGCCGGTACAAGTCCAAAACTATTATTACCGAAATAAAGATCTAAACCTCCACTAATTCCAGTTTTAATTAAATATGCTTTTTCATTTGCACCTAAATCATATAAAGATTCGTGCTTTGTCCAAAGTTCTCCGTTAACGCTTACGCTAACTTTGCTATGATCAGTTATTCCGCCAGTATTGATACTGAATGATTGTAATTTAGTACCATTAGACGTTACTGTTTGTGATTCAAATTTACCTTGAATGATTGCAGTATTAATAGAGTTAAAGTTTGATTTTTCTAATTTAAATTTATCAACCGAATTCAAAAGAGTATATGTTAATCCGTTTGCATCAAACTTGAGCTGTGCTCTACTGTCCATGTTTAAAGTATTTCCAGCAATCTTAACCATATCAGCACCTGGTTTCCATCTAAATTGAATTTCTCCAGTTGCAGCAAATCCTCTAGTTGCATCATGTCCTGTCAATCTAGACATTCCATATATTGATTCAGGCTGTTGTGCGGTATATATGTTTTGTTCTACAACAGAATCCTCTATATAAAACATTATAAGATCAACCATTTCCGATAATACACTTATTATTTGCGCAAACGGAGATGCAACAGTAAACAGAGCATTTGCTCTATTATAAACCCTAGAGATATATGTTCTAGCATCGCCCTTTATAGCATCTGCGCTAGCTCTAATTGTACTTAAAAATTTTAATTCTGCCATTATTATTATTTACTTTTTTATAGCATGCTTATTTTAATAGCATATTTGCCGTCTATTGTAATATCTATGAATGCTATATCTCTAACTTCACCTTTCATGAAGTCAACTTTAACATCTACATGGTACTTGTTTGCTAATGGACAATACGCCGTAAGCTGCTGACCAATAGTCGCGCGTATATCATGCTCATTTGCATTGAAACTATATATAAGGTCTTCCAGATTGCAACCAAAGTTACTATCTCCCATTACTTCGCCTTTATTAGTGAATAATATTGTTTGAATCTGTGTGATCAACATTTCTATTTCACTATTAGTTTGAATCTGTGTCCCATCGTAATTAGGATCACTTGGGTATTTTATATATAATTCCATCTAAGTATGTATCTTATTTATTATGAGTGCATCATCCAATCGACACCTTCGTCATCGTTAATCTCTTCTTCAATTGCAGATAGCTCATCATCTCCCATTGATTTAATACTCTCATAATCAAATTCAACATTACCAGGTAATGCAAACTTAAAAATACCAAGTTTAGTACCAATTGATTGTTTTACTTTAGCGCTAACATATCTAAAGAATATTTCATCATCGTATAATGCACAATCTGGTATCGTTTCATATACTTGTAAAATAACATCACCCTTGGGTGTGTCTCCCATAAATTTCAATCCTCCAGTTAATCTAGAATAATCATAAGAAATAGGATTTTCTAAAATCTGTCTAGACAAATCAGCCATAGAAGCATTCAATACATAATATTGTAATTCTTCAGCAGCTTCTGCCATTCCTGATCCTTCGTACATTCCTCTAAATAACATTCGTTCCATAGAGAAATCTCCACCACTTTGAAATCTAACATCTAAACCTCCACCGCTAAATGAATTCTTTAAATCATATAAACCATATACAGAGTAAACTCCACCACCACCATCGGCACTTGCGCCTGGTAAATTAAGAGTTCTATTACTCTTGAAATACGCTGTTGAAAACACAGAGTTTGGTATATGATAATAATTCTCTCTTACAGAATACTCATATTTTTTATAGAACCATTTCTTAGCTCTTTTAATTATATTAATAATTTCTTTTTGTGGCAAGTTAATAGGAACCATACATGCTCCAGTAATTTCATCGCCTAATTCATCTAAGAATGCATTTAAACAATTTGCATCAAACGACCTTCCAGTTGTTAAATCGTTATTTGATCCGCTTCTAATTTCACTCATTTTGTCTTACTTTATTTTTTTACTAACTACTATTTCAGTATCTTCAAATCTAGCATCCTTTGTCATGAAGCCTTCTCTAAATATACCACCAATCATTTTACCTTTAAACATTGTATCTCTTCCTGCAACATAACAGTTTGTTAATGTACAACTACCATGTGTATAAGAAGATTCAACTTTAGAATCCTTTGCTTTAGTTCCTTGATATAAACTACCAAACTTTACAGCAGATCCATCTATTTTACAATTATAAAAACTACAATTTTCAATATTCCCTGCAAGTTCACAATCAATGAATTCAAAGTTCTCTAACATATATACTGTTGGGAATTTACCGCCCTTGACTTGTACAGCACCGTAATCAGAGTCATAATTAATAATCCCAGCAGTCATTGATCCATTTACTATAAGATCCATCACCCTGGTTTTAAATCTCTCCCAGTGCACCTTAACAATAGCAGGATTATCTTGTAAATCTGCCAATATTTTAATATCTGGCCAATTCTCAGACACTTTAGTGTAGTCTTTCAACATATCTGAGATTGGCTTATTTTTATTTAAAATTCTTTGTAGTTCAATTTTGTTTTCTGCAGTAAATCTAGGATCATTGCAAGATTTCCACATACGTTGTAAGAACCTCTCAGTTAAATAAAGAATATCGTCTACTCTCTTTTCATAACCTTCCCCGCCAATATATCTAAATTCTAAGTAATTCTTTTCACTCTTAGAAAAGTTTATACCGTAATATTTGGTGTCTGCGAATTTATATTGATTTGATGCTATTTGATTTGCATCGAAGTGGAATGATTCCCATTTAGGCATAATCCATTTTACACTTTTAGCGTAAGCCGAATGTTCTCTGTCTGGAAAAAACTTATAAACCTGTGCTTCGTCGAATTCTAATATGAATTTAAGAATATTCATTTTAGAAACCATTGCAGGATCTTCTAAGTATTTTTTATCAAATGATAAGTTAATGTGAATTGATGCTCTATCATTGGTATACCCGTTTTCGGCTATCCAATTAAGCATTTGAATAACTACTAATCTGGCATTTCTATATGGAATCGGACCAGTAACTAATTCAATTAGTCCTTTACCGCCAGACATATCTGGCTCCATTTTAAATTCATCAGCAGACGGTACAAAATCTGAATGAGCTTTGATTTCTAACCTAATTTTTCGATCTAGAAGTTTAGCCAAAGATTTTTGGGTAGCTTCTAGATCGATATTAGAATAGAATTCAAACTCTAATCCCATCAGTGATGAGTTAAGAATTGATTCTCTTGAAGAATCTATAGATAGTTTTTGCATATTAGATTATGATATTATCGTTTCAATATATATCACACTCTCGTTGCAATAGTTATTGAGGCATTTTTAAGAATACTTTCATTGCGTCAACATCAATTCGGGTGATCTGAACGGTAATTTTGTCACCGCTTGAAAATACATCCATAAGATCTTCACCAACTTCACTGACGTGTAACAGTCCAGTTACGCCTTCTTCTATTGTAATGAATAAGCCGTAATCCTTTTTAGTCTTAACAGTCGCTTCAATAGTACATGGCATTTGATATCTTGAAATTATATCATTCCATGGATTAATCACAGCATTTGCCTTTTGAGTAAGTGTGATTTTAGTATTACTAATGATGTCTTTAACAATAAATGTAATTTCATCACCAGGTATAATTTGTCTTGCCTTGAATTTAACTAAAGTTTCCTCATCTAAATCGTTATTGTGAATCATTCCAGTTAAGCAACCTTTAAATTCAACAAATACTCCATATTTTGCAGATCCAGTTACGTTTCCAGTAAGTGTCTCTCCTTGATTTTCTTTTAATTTCTCTAGTTCTCCTGGAATTAAAGCTTGTAAGTATTTTCTATGTGAAACAACTAACGTACCTCTTTCTGGTGAGAAACTTACAGGGACAACATACATTTCAGTTCCTATAATAGAAGAAAAATCATGTAGTTTATTAATACCTGCTAATGATCCTGGCATGAAACAATCAACGCCTTGTACATTTAGCATGTAACCACCATTTTCAATCATATGTGTTACTTTACCGATCCATGCAGTGTTGCCTTCTTCGACAGCTTCTCTAAGATCCATAAATACTCTATGTTTAATACCACCGCTAATTGATCCAAGCGCATGTGAATTGTTAGGTACTTGTGTAATTAATACAGATGTTGGTTCTCCCGGTTTTAATGCTTGAATGTCTGCTGGTTCTTTAGCATACTTAACGTAAACGTGTTCTCTGTACCCGATGTCAACACTAAAGAAGTCAGAGTCGACCGCGTAGATTGTACCTTCGTGTATTTCACCTAAATTTAATACTGTAACTAATTCTCCATTACTTTCGTTGAAGTCTTCTAGCATATCATACATTTCCTGTGCATATGATTCTCTAGAGAAAACCCTATCACCGTTTTTTGTTTTGATGTGTGGGTTGTGTTTTCTTGTTTTAGATGGGCAAGTAGCTTCGTAAGCGTCCCACATAAATTCACCAGATTCATCGTAAAATTGTTCTTCTGGTACTATTGGTTTAAAGTTTTCGATTGCGTTTGATGGTTCTTGAAATGGAACCTGATCATTTTTTACTTCGCTAATTCTAACTCTTTTGTTTTTTTCGTTGTTCATTTATTTTATATTAAAGGTGTAACATATTATATATCCTATTTTATTTGCTAAAAAACAACCGGTACCATGCCGATCATTGGTATTGGCCCAGCAGGCGTTGGTATTCCACCCAAATATAATAGTTTAAATTCTAGTAAATGTAATGCATATGCTGCTGCAACTGCAACTGATACTGCCATTGCAGGTGGTTGCGGTGCAGGAATCACACTGAATGTTTTCCCGGTGGCCCATGCCTTTCTTAAATTATTGCCTAATCTCTTTGCACTACCATAGTATATTGGAATGTAAATTCCTGTTAATGGTGGCGGTATCATAGCTGGCATTGCAGATGGCGAAGCTGCAAACGGTTGAATTAAACATGCGTACCAGTACGCAATTGTAACTTGTCCCATTTTTATCCATGGATCGCCTCCTGGCCAATCATAATCTATATTTGCATCAGGCTCTGCTTCATCGCATATGGCAGCACCTTCTATTGCATCTATTACTTGTTGTCTTGTAAATTTAAATTGAGTTCCACCAGTATTAGGGTTCATTGCAATAATATCTTCAGGACTTCTTACAGTATTTATATTTGCTGGTATTTTATTCCAACCTATTTCCCATTCAGAGATAACGTATTGTGTGTTTATATAAGCATCGCTTTTTTTCCACCAATAAACTGTACCTTCAGGGTCACTACTACTATCAAAACCAGTTGCAAATATACTAAGTGTAAATGATTTAGAAACTTGTGAACTATTATCATATGAAAAGAATGCAACAACTTCATCACTTAAAACTTTAGGGCGTTTGCTTTCATTATCCGGTAAATCATTCTCTCTATCATAAGATACCTGAATTTTATTTACAGACAACATGCATTCCGGTTTTTCTTTAGTGTCATATGGCCATGGTCTAATAATAGGACTAAATTGTCCAACATCAAATGTAGCAGACATATTGTCACGTGGATTCGTATATGTCGTAATATTAGTAAAAGAAGATCCCAAATTAATTACGTTGTTCGTTTCACTAGATCTGCTTACTTCAACTACAGTGTCGTCGTAATACGCACGTTGAATAGCCAACTTAAATTTACTGCTGATTGTGTTAACTACTATTTCCCAATCATAGCCTACTGATGTTAATCTAGTCCTAACACTATTAGGAACATTTGGATATGGCCATAAATTTCTGAAAGTAGTGTCACCTCTTTGTTTGTCATTATCATTCATATTCTGGTAATTGATCTTACCTAAGCTTGTAGCCCACATTGCATAATCCAATTTATCTGCAGTGTTTGTTATCGTTTCAAATTGCTGTAACATTCTATTAACAATAAGGTATATAAAATCTAATTCAGTTTCATCACCATCTAAACAATGAAATTCAAAGAACTTAAACTTTTTAAGATCCATTACTGAATCATCTTTAAAATCTTCTATGAATTTATTAAATTTCTTCTGACGTTTCTTTTCTAGTTCAACTGGATCTGGTTCTTCTATAGGACCTGGGCAAAAATCAGCATAATCAGGATGAGACTCTTTACCCATCGTAGTTATATTGCCATCTGCATCTTTCTGGTCTTGTAATGGAATATCGCCCTCTTTTAATATCTGTTCAAATATTAATCCATATCCTTGTTTAAGAATAAGTTCAGCTGCTGGGTTATTAGAATGTGTTGCACCGAATGGTGTCATAGCTAAACCTTTCACCGCTTCTAAATAACGTTCTGCTACGTTTACACCAAAATCATATCTACCACTTAATGGCGCTAAATTAATAGCATTTACCATTGTAGTTGGATCTGTTACTAACATAGTATTTGCTGGATTTCCAGGTTTTAACGATTCTACTAACTCAGCTGATGGCGGAAAAATAGGCACTTGATCCTTTCCTACCTTTGGTAAGTCGTAAGATAACATTGCTCCACCTGGTTTCGTAAACGATTGTCCAGACAAGTCTGAGGCTAGTGTAGGAATAAATGTGGGCCAAAGTGCAGGCATAATTATTTACCTTTTTGTTGATAGTTAATATGAGTCTGTGATAATTGTCCAACAACGACTGGTGTCGGAGGCATCGGAGGTCCAGAAGGACCAACGCCTGTTGGGTGAATATGTGCATTGTAATCGTCTAACCACATTTGCAACCAATCTTGAAGAGATTGACCTCTCACTGCTGGTTCTGTTTCATCTGCACCTGGTTCACCTGTATTTGAAACGAATATATCACCACAGTCTAAGAACATCTTTGCGTCTGTGCTTATCTTAATGAATCCTTCCTCGTCTATTTGAATCATAGGGCGTTCTTTTGCACCTGATCCTCTAGTAATAACTAAGCCGTCTTCAGGAGAATGATATATTCTAACATTCCTTACAGCATCATATACTAAACTAATCACATCATGAGGAGCATCGCTCGCTTCCAATATATCTGATTTTAATTCTGTATTTTGATCTATTTGAAACCAATATTCAGGGTGATAAATGTTACCGTTATCAAAACGTACAGCAACAATATCGCCAACTCTTGGTACAGCATGTGCACCAACCTGATCCCTATTCATAGGAGTTGCCCATGGAATTGCGTCGTCTGTTAGTTTATCGAATTTACCATAAACCTTTACTCTGCATCTTCCATTCAAAAGCGGATCTTCGTTTACAACGACTTCACCTAACCAATGTGTCTCCCTTAAATTATCTTGAAAAAGTTCATCTGCCATTATTCGTATACATTATCGTTAATATTTTCATCTGGGCTACTGTCTACCCCTTTATCGTGAATTCTACCAGGTGTAATATGCCTCGTAGTTTGTTCTTTTGCAATAGGTTCATAAACTCGTTCGTTGAGATTATTATCTGGACTACTATCAACGGTTGGTTCGTCGTAAACAGTAATAGGTGAAATAGTACCATTAACAGGTTTCGTTGTTTTTTTCTTAAATAATTGTCCGGTTAAATTTCTAATTCCATTAATACTTCCAGCTTCAAGCGCAGTATTGATGTCGCTTGCTGTACTCAAAGCGCCTGCAGCTCCATGTACATTATCAAGTATCAATGATTTTAATTTATCCATGCCAGCGTTTGCTAAACTTGCAGCAGCTCCTGTTAATCTTTCAGGATATACTGCACCCATTGGATTATTACCGAAACCTGGTAAACTATTCTTTAAATTATTGAATCGGTTTACAAGTGAACCTGCAATTCCATTTACTTTATCACTGATTGCATTTTGAACATTAGCCAATGGATTAAATGGTTGATTAGGATATAAACCATCATCTGGCTTTGCACTAGGTATAAGATCTTCTTCTTTTGCTGTGATGTTTGGTCCAAACTTTTGCCTAGACATTGATGAAGTACCCCAAATAAAACTTATTTTAGGTTTTTTCAATTCCGGGTTTTTACCTGCGTCTGCAAACATATCTGCTATTGAATCTTGAATCCATTCACAATGTCCTAATTCAAACATAACAAATGGCTTAGCATCTGCTGTATAATTTCCAACTAATGTTCCATCAAATTCTCCCATGCTTTTATAAACCGAAGTTTCATATCCTTTTGCTCTTGGAATAATATTAACAGATTTACTTCCATTATCACTTGGCATCGGTGTACCATACTGATCTAAATCTCTGGCACCTTTGTCTTGTTGAAATGTTCTAACCTCTGAAAGAACGGTCCACACTCTAAAGTGTCTTAGATTTTTAGGAAGAATTTCAACATACCTGTCATAATCATAAACTGCTTGTTTATAAAGTGTCATTAAAGCGATTGCTGTTAATTCTACATTTTCTTCTAAACATTCTATTTCGATCTTTAGTTTTCCCTCACCCAACCAAGGTTCCTTCATATCAGTGTGCATTTGAGTAGCTTCAAGTCCTGATACTTTTTGCCAAAACCAAGGCATCTCGGTGTTAATCTTAAGTAAAACTTTTTTGAATGCTACTAGTTTTAAAGCATATGTTGTGCCTAAATGTGCATCTACGAAATCTCTAAGATATTCTTCAGCAGGTCCCGAGAACAATGGTGAATGTTGTCTATCTACTGTATCAAACATGAAAAAGAAACTAAGATAAGTTGGATCTTCGCTGATCTTTCTTGAAATAGAACCTTTTCTAAATTCATTAATATGTTTAAAGTCTGACATGTGTTATATATTCTGTTTTTATTTATCTTCAATTGTAAAGGCTGCAACACTTTCAAATAATTTACCCTCGGCTCTCATAGATACTGTTAAATCATATGATCCTATATCAAAATCTGATTCAGCATTGAATGTCCAAGTACCGTTTGTTTTAAGCGAAAGATTATATCCCCAACTCCATGACGTATCATCCATTTCTATTTCAAATGCCTCAACGCCTTCAAACTCTCTGTTTTTAGTCCATGTACCTGACGTTGTGAAATATGTATTACTTGATGGGAAAGGAGACATGACATCTTGCACAAAAGTAGATCCTGCATTATCAAATCCTAAAGTTATTTCTAAATCTTCAGGAACAGGCGTCGGTGATGGTGTTGTTTCCGGTGTCGGCACTGGCGTTGGTGCTGGTGTTGGTTCCGGACTATTTTCCGCAACATTTTCAGCTTTCTCTTCATCTGTTGCAGATTCTAATCCCGGAGGATTAATTAAGTTTTCAGTTCTAGTTGGCCATTCTCTTCTCAATAATGTAACTATTTGTTTAGTCTCGCCATCAGTAGTTCTGTATACTATATCTTCTATAAGATAATATCCCGATAAAAATGAATCTAATGCTTGGTTTGGACTTCTACCTTCTTCTATATCGTCAGAGAATTCTCCTAAATTAAAAGGTTCATCTTTATCCATGCTAAGTTCTTTCTTATCACCTTTAATTCTTTCATTCTGTTCAATTGCCTGTTCGTTTACAATATACATTAACACAGGAATCTTTTGGTATTTATATAATGATGGATTAAATGAATTCAAAGTAACTTCGATTTTCATTTTTTGAGTTTCCATTGCATTTTGTTTATTGTGCAACTTTGAAAAACTAGCATTTGGATGTACGTTTCCTAAACCATCATCACCTGCTTCTTGTCTTCCAATGTATTTATACTTAATTTGCTCCAAGTGTCTCTTGTCGTTTCTATTACCTCTGAGTGGTTCTTCTAATTCTTTTAGATCTTTGCCACCGAGCGGCTCAATTCTAAACTCTTGCTTCTTATTATCACCATTGTTATCATATATTGTAACTTCTCTTGCATATCCAGCAGTTGTACTAATAGCATTTGCATTATTGATCATTTTATTAGATTCAATAAATGCACTGTTTCCCATGAATGCAATATGATTAGTTAGTAATAAAGGTACTTCAATATCATTACCTGTTTTGGCCTTTTCAGCTGAGTCACCTGAAGGCGTCATAGATTCCGCAGCAGAAGCCAAAGATTCTGCAAATTCCTCAATTGGAGGGTTAGGCGAATTAAACAATGCATTAACATCTACATAATTCATATAGTAATATGAATCGATCCACCATTTTTGAAATGATTCTTCACCAATATAACTTTCGTTTACTATTGATTTTATAAAATCCATATATGACGTGTATGCCATGATTCTAGATTGAGAATCGTCTGTTGTGTCTATGTTAGTTGCTAATCCTAATTTTAAATCTCGTGCTACTTCTTCCATATGATCTAATGATCCACCATTATCAAAGCTCACACATGATTCTGCATATATTTTAGGAATTTTACAATAACCGCTTATACTAAAAGTTGCGGGACCAACATTACCTTCCTTAGGTGCTTTACATGAACTTATATCAAAATCCATATGAATTGATTTGAACGTCTCTTGGTTTTTAGAATTTATAAGTACTGTAAAGAAGTCGCCGTCTCTTGGATAACTACCAACTGCAAATTTACCTGCGCTGTCTTTGAGTGTTAATTTACAGGTAGGTAAAATTTGAGTTAAGTTTAATTCAAAATAAGTAACGTCATCAGGCCTAAATTGATATCCATTAATAAGTATCATCGGTTTTAATGTAGCAATGACACTTGTCTGTTTATACTCTGCCTCATCTGGTTTTTCTTCAGCAAGCGCATCGATCTTTATTTCAGTTGGCCTGATTTCAGGCTCAACTACTGCTAATATATTGTTAGATAATTCCATATGTATTGTTATTTAGCGCAAGGTGAATCTGCTTCATCAATTGAAGGATCATCAGTAGATGCAGGCGCATCACCATCAGGTATTTCACCTCCTAATTCATCTGCAATATCGTTATTTTCAATTTCAATTGTTTCTATTCCATTATTATCTCTATCACCTCCATTGCCATTTGCATTATTGATTAAGTCATCTTCATATGAATTATCATCGCTTATGTTATTTTCATTTTGTGAAATAATGTCAGGTGTATTGTGTATATCGGTTAAGTTGTCATTGTCAGATGTAGCCGCTTTCTTCATCTCACTTAAAATAGAATTAACAACAGGATCTGTTTGAGGTCCCATGCCCAATCTAACATCAGTTCCATCAAATTCATAGTTTTTTCTACCAACTGGAATCACATTAGGTGGCAATAAAGATTCTTTGTTGTATTTTTTCTTAAGTGCTTCTATTCTCCGTTGATCAGTCTTACTTAATCGTTTTGTCTTTAAGAATTGATTCTTAATTGGATTATCTTCATACATGTCCGGAGTCTCTAGTCTATAATAAGGAATAGTATCTACAGGAACATAAATGGTTTCGCCTGGCATAATAGAAAAAGGATCTGATATACCATTGAATTTTAAAATAATATCTAAACCATCTGTGCCTCCGTAGTGTTTTACAGAAATCAAATCGGGTCGTACAACGTCATCTTTAGTTACAATGTGTTTAGCTACCATCGCATACTCATTAGGATCTAATGTTCTAAAAAGCATAGTCGGTTGGGCTAGTAACATTTTATCTTTACTAGTACTTAATGTTTTATTTCTAAATATTTTAAAATCCATCTTATTTTATTATTTTATCCTGCTGACATATCTGATAACTTACTCATATATGGCGCATTCTTAATATTATCTCCTGATTTACCTCCATATGCATTAACATTGATCATTGAATCAACATCTAATCCTTCGCCTTCATCCATCCATTCTGGTTGTAAATACATTCTACCTCGACCTGCATTAAACATAGATTCAATTTCAGTTTTATCTCTAGGTCTACCAGGTTTTAGTGTTATTTCAACTTTCATTTTAGTAGGAAAACCTTCAAAACCTAAAGGTCCTTCAAACGAAACGTTGCTTTCTTGTAGTGCTAAATTTCCGCAAACTATAATAGGATTCATTGGATTACCAATAGTTAAATGCCATTGTCCAGTTGGATCACCTGTTAAGAATGCTTTAATTATATCCCCACCTCCAGGTCCACCTAGCATTTTCATAAGTCCTCCACCTACTATGTTTTCTAGAATAGAAGAATCACCTAATATTTTATTTATACCAGCACCGCTAGTAACATTAGAAGCTGTCTTTTTTAATTGATCCATAAAGTTTCCACCCATACCAGCAAGTGTATCAGCAATAGAACCTATATAACCAGCATAATCACCCTTTGCTAACATAGCAGAATCACCGAATGGTTTACCAGTATTACCAGTACCACTAAATCTAGTAGCTCCTCCCCAAAATGGTGCATTGTTGAATGTAAGTGCTAAGACATTTGATAATGTATCCATAAACGCAACCTTTGGGCTCGTTCCAGGATATGCTTTAAGATCATAATGAAATGATATTTTAAAATCTTGTTCAAATATTAAACCTTTATCTCTAGCTAATACGTTATCTATAATATTAAGAGGTCCAAATACCTTGTTTGGATATGTTGCTTTATTATAATCAACATTAGCACCTCTTTTTTTAATATTTTGTGCTTGTACTGAATTGAATCCATTTAAACCAGATTCAACTGCTGATGCAAGTGGACTACCCTCAATTGCTTTACCAGCTTTACCCCTATCAGCTGTTTGTGATTGTGCGTCTTGTATACTAGATTCTGCTACTGTCCATTTGAAAGCTGTTTTGAATTTAAGTATTTCTTCTAAATTATTACCTAATGCTGGTGATAGCCATGTTACTGCTCGTGCTAAATCAGGCTGACTTGTATCAATCTCTTTTGCATCTGTACCATGTTGTATTGGTGTTAATAAATCATCAGGTACTGGATAAGCAAATCGCCTAAGAGTAATTAAATAATCGTTAGATATTTGACCATAATGTTCCATCTGAATAAAATCACTGTAACTATATGAGAAACATTCTTTACCAGTAACTTTAGCATATTCTACTATATTGTTAGCAGTTGGATTTAATTTATTATTATTACCAGCGCTTGAATTCTCGCCGCCATCAAACATTACTGGCTTATTATAATCATTACCAGTAGTTGGTCCATTAGTAAAATTAGCTTGACCTGTTCTATTAGCAAATCTATGAAGTGTCCACGCATTAAACAAACTTCTAGGTGCTTTACCTAAATGTATCGTCTCGCCTTTATCTTCATACGTATCGCCATTCTCACCACTAACAGTAGTCTTTACAGAATATACTTTAGACTCTACAGGATTATTAGGATATAAAGATTCTGTTTTAGCATTTTTACCTGTAATGGTAGCTACATTTAATGTGTTTTTTCCTGTACCTGTAGTATCTGTAGGTGTTTTTGATTCTCCACTCAATGCACCAACCTTTGGACTAGTTGTCTTTACTTCTCTACCAGATTTAACGTCTGTGTAAAAGAAATGAGTTACATCAACGCCTGTTGTTGCATCAGCTACAGTTAATGATTTTTTGAAAATGAAATTTAAATCGTCGGTTATTCCTGACATATGGGTGAATTTTCTTTTTTATATATATCTACCTTATATGGTAGGATAATATATTAAACCCACTCGGTGTTGTCCATTTCGTCGGTTTCAGGTCTATATAGTAGATTATCAGACCATTTAGAATCTTTTGGGTATTTATTACCTAAGAATTTTTGTAAAGATTTTACATATTCACCTTTAGTATGCCAATAAAATTCACCATCTCGGTATACTGATCTATTGACAAGCTCATATAGCTCTTTCAGTTTCATCTCTATATGAAACGTTTGGATATTATTAAATAGAGTTTCTTGTTCAGCCCGAGTTCTTGTACAGAACACAGAGTCAACAACAATTAGATACTGTTTCCACTTAGCACCATTAAATATATTATTTTCAATATCTATGACAGTTGGATACAATGCTCTTTTAAGATTCAACTTAGTATCTCTACCATCAAAATCTTTTATAAATCTACCGCCAAATATATTCTTTTTCAGAAAATAAACCTGATCGTAAAACTTTTTAATTCTAATTTGATATTGTGGATTGACGTCTTCAAACTTAACGTCATAGATAGTTGCTCTAACTGGGATTAATAAGTTAGGCTGTTGTGTAGTAGAAATAAGGGCGTGAATTTGATCACCCTTAGAAAATAGTTTGTGTTTAATCATTGTCTATAAACCTAACATTGTCAAATTTGCTTAAAACTCCGGTTTTCGGAAAGTCACATCTATTAACTACTAATAGATCTAACTCGCAAACTTCGTCTGACATGTCATTAATGAAGTCCCTGAAACCACCAACGGTATCAGCACTCAAAGATTTAAACATATAAAGAATCTTGACGTCTTCTTGTTCGCCAAGATTCAATAATACTTTTTGGATTATTTTTCTAATATAAATAGAAATGATTATATTCGATGGCTCTGTATTATCTGGATCACTTTTAACCAAACGATTAAAAATATCGTAATACGAAACTGAAAGATCATAGTCACCCGATTTGGATAACTTATCGAATTCTGTTCTTGTCTTGCACCAAACACCTTCTATTTTTATATTCATATGTCTAATATAGAATTCAGTCTTTTAATTTCTCTTTCTAAAGTCTGAATCTTTTTTTTAATTTCACTGTCTGTTGGTTCATATTGAGAACCCCAGTCCAATGCAATACGTATACGATCTGGATCTAGTTCAGTTCCAATATCAAGTCCTAAGTCAAATACTAAATCCTTAAAGAATTTTATTTGATTAGCTCTTTTCATCGGTCCTTCGAATTCATAGACTTGTCTAGATTCGAATTCTTCGCCACCTCCATTTACGTTATCGTCGACTAGTGTTTTTATAACACCATTATCTGCTGGCTCAATACCGATAGTTAACATATATTATTTTGTTTTTCTAGATAATAACGATTCTTTAGCCTTTCTCATTAGTGATTTAGCCTCAATTTTATCTTCGCGGTATGTTTCTTTGTTCTTAACAAAGCCAATAGTTGCTGCTTCTTCTAGCATTGCTATTTCGTCTGCGTTATAACCAATATCATACCAAGTTTCTTTCATACCTTCTAATTTGTCGCCAAGAGTTTCCTCCCATTTTTTTTCAATATTAGCACGTCTTACTTCTTGAATTCTTTTACCATTCTTCATGGTCTCTGCACGAAAGTTCGCTCTGATAGGATTAAGAAAATTCAATTTACTAAGATACTTTAAAATACCTTGTTGTTTTAATCTTGCTCTTCTTTCTCTACGATTAGGAATTTCCTGGTTCGTCGTTTCCTGAGTCACTTCTTGTGATTGTGTTTGTTCTTCCATTGTAATAGTTATTAATAAATGATTCGATTTGTTCTTTTAGTTCCGTTCTTAGGTTATCTATCTGATCTTCTACGAGCGCTGAAATCTGGCCGTTTAGATCTTTTTTAGTGATGTCCATCTGATCTTTAAGTAATGCATATATTTCCTTAGATGGAATATTTACTTGAATAGGCAGATCAGCTTTATTCTTAACACTCATCTTCTTAAGCATTTCACGCATTACATTTACTTCTACTGATTGTTCAATATCTCTACGCGGTCTAACTGGTGTTGCATCCTCTATGTCTCTGCGCGGTCTAACCGGTGTTGCATCTTCTATTGGATCTCTACGTGGCCTAACTGGCGTTGCATCTTGTGGATTTATATAAGTTGTAATTCCACCAAAGTCTTTTGCTATTAAATTAGCCTGATCTTCAGATGATGCCGGTAATAAAAATTCTGAAATTAACGTTGAATTACATTTAGTTCCATCGGTAAATTCTACCCATTCCTTTTCAACAGGTTTAGTATTATCGACCTCTACTATTTGTCCTATCCTCTCAGATTTAATCCAAACGTAAAATTGTCTATTTTCTGCCTCTTTGTTTTTAGCCATGATTTTATTTTTTAATATCCGTATCCATTTCATTTCCTACAAATATTTGTTTACTCTTATTATATGCGAAATCTGCAAAAGGTTTAATAAAGTCATGTGAATCACTAGGTCCCATGACAGCATCTGCGTTCTGCATTCTCTTTAACCAGTGTTCTCCAAAGGTTTCTTCGCCCATTGTTTCTAGTTGTTCCTTCAGTGATTTTACCTCTGGTAAAATCAATTTATTAAATCCCATTTATTATTGTTTAGTTGTTGTTTCTTTTTCTTCGTGTAGTACTATTAGATCTTTTAACAGGTGTACGTTTAATTACACGTGGTGTTGTGCTACGTCTTATTGGAGTATTCACATTAGTCCTTCTTGTAGGTCTAATAACTCTGTTTGGAGTATTACGTCTTGTTGGTGTAGTTCTAATTGTTCTTGTCGGTGTAGTTCTAATTGTTCTTGTCGGTGTGGTTCTTCTTGGTGTAGTTCTTGTAGAAGTAGGCTGAACATATAATCTTCTTCCATTATTACGAATTGAAGAACGTCTACTATAATTTAAATTATAATTTCGATTCCACCTGTAATATGTATTGTTCCATGAATGCCAATCCCAATTGTAACCATGATAGACATTGCCCATATTATTCCAATGTGGTATAGAAGTCCATGTATTCCAATTATTATATTGATAATAATAGACGTTCCAATTTGAAATATGCTGATAATTATTAAAAGGTCTACAATACCATGCATTATATGTGGGATCAAATCCATACAAATCATGAAAGCCATGCCTTCTACAACTTACAGGTGATGTTCGTTGTAATCCAATATTCCAATCATTTGATTGTGTATATGAAACCCGTTTGCTTATTACAACGGATGGTGTGAGATCTCTAGCAGAACTGTATTGAAAATTTAAACTGCTACAACTAGTTAAAAACAGCATCGCGATAATAAGTAACTTTTTCATAATATTTATTTTATAGTTTTAACCCTATCAGTAAAGCTAGGAGGGAAGAATCCCTTCTTATTTATCAGACTTCTAAAGCAAGCATCCAGTACATATGTTACGGCCCAATCATCTTCACTTCTTACTGATCTTCCAACACCTTGAAGAATCGAAATTCCAGTTTTCCAATCATACCATTCATTTGATGTCTGCATTTTAGCTTTAATCAAAGGATCGCCTAATGATGGATATGGTACTTTAAAGAATATCTGAAATCTACTTGTCTCGTCTTTTAAATCTAAACCCTCTAATAATGACGGTCCCATTAAAACTGATCCTTCTTTCTTTTTGAACAACTCTAACATGTTTGCTTTTTGTTTAGAGTTCTCATAATCTATCAATCTAAATGTATGTTTAGAATGTTGCTTTATGTAATTAGTAAATGCGTATGATCCTGTGTGAACTACCCCTCGTTGTCCTTTATGCTTACTTATAATTTGATCTAGTATTTCAACCACTTTAGGCAAACTCTGTTCGCGTTCTCTGTATGAAAGTTTGTGGCGATTAATAAAAACTACTGGTGATTTATCATAATTGAACATGTTGTCCATTCTAATAAATTTAGCATTCTTAATTCCCATGATTTTAACAAAAGATCTAGGATCTCCAATCGTTGCACTCATGAATACTTTAAAGTCTGCTTTGTCGTGTAAGTATTTGTTAATCATAAGAGATTCCTCAACACACATGAATTTAGATTCATATTCGTTTTGATCTAATACCATTTTACTAATACCAACTTCGTTGATCAATGCAAGATAATCTTCAATCTTACAATGTACATCTTTTATTCTATCAAAATTGGTAAATGCGGTTTGCCAATCTTTCGGTGCACCAATATTACCATATCTTTTTTTAACTTGTTTATTAGCCAATTGCCTTACCTTACCAAAATTACGTAAGATTACTTCGAACTCGACCATCGCATCATATACCTCTGATTTATTACCTGTCATTAAATCATTAACTAATGTTTCTATTTTGTTACGAGTATGCGCTACTGTTTGAAATCCATGTTTATTTGCAAATCTAAGACTAGTCATAATCTTATCTACAATATTAGGTTCAATACGAGGGCTGAAATGACTCTGTACAATATCATCAATTCTATGTGCTTCATCAAAAAACACAAAGTCTCTTTGTTCAAATGGAACCTTACGATCATCTTGTTCCATCTTAGCTGCAACATAATTACGTTGAATCAACCAAAATGCATAATTCAATAATGAGATAGGTTGATCTATTGCCCTTTTTCTATTTTGAAGATAATCACAGGTTGCGTAACATGAAAGCTTTTCAGTTTGTTCATATCCCATACCCTTCAATCTACAATCTCCTAATGAAAATGGCAATCCGTTAACATTACATTCATAATTGTCTGCACCTTTAATTGATGGCCATCGCAAACCATATTTATAAAAATCTGATTCATATTGATCCTGAAGACTCAGGTCACTAGTGATCATGTAACCCTTATTACCTAATTCTTTTAATATATGAGCAGACCACATAGCTATCAGTGATTTACCAGAACCAGTCGGAGCATCAATAACGATAGTTGCTTTAGAATCTTCCAGATAAGATTCGCAAATCTTAACTATGATTTCTCTTTGACCTCTTCTGAATTCAAATCCTTTCCCAAATGTATTGGACTCTATTGAATCGTTTATAATTTTGTTTATCTTCTCTACTCCGCGTTCCAGCATATAACTTCTTTTACTTCAATTCCAGCTTTATTTAATAATTCAACACCTGACATATCTCTATATGTTTCAGAGTAAAATACTTTTTTAATACCTGATTGGATTATTAATTTTGCACAATCAAAACATGGACAAGTTGTCGTGTAAAGATCTGCACCTTCTGAACTCAATGTTGATTTACTTACTTTTGCTAATGCATTAGATTCTGCGTGTAAAACTTCTCGTTTTGTTTTAGTAGTTTCTTTAGTACAACATCCATTTTCACATGTAAATCCATGATCTTCTACGAGAGTTTGTGCCATGTCAGGATTTTCATAATACTGACGTGTTATTTCTATTTCCTCACAATCGTTATTAAAACCATGTGGCGTTCCGTTATATCCTGTAGAAATCACTTGTTTATCTTTCACGATAATACAACCAACCCTACGGCGTTTTGCATAACTAAGCTTAGCTATCTGATAAGCCATCTGCATATAAACTAAATCTACTGGTATTCTTGGCATAGTATTCTAAATGTAAAAAGGTCCATATATTATATACGGACCTTTTAAAAAGTTTAATTAGATGATACTCGTTTTAAACTAAATATGTTACTTAGCTGACCAGACGTCTTTTAACTCGTCGATCTTCTTATTATAAGATTCTTTCATACCATTAAGTATTGCGTCATATGTTTCAATAGTAAGTTCTTCTTCACCTTTAATCTCAGCGTGTGCTTGTTCTAATGTAGAAGCAGCTAATGTTGCAATTAATGCAGCATTTTCTTTAAGATAAGATTCTAATGTGTGATCAGGATAATCATCCCCGTCATAGTCACATGCTTCTTTAATAGCAGATTCATAACCTTCTATTAAACGTGCAGAAACCGTTAATGTTTCTTTATCTTCATCTTCTTCCTCAGATTCTTCTTCAGATTCAGACTCTTCAGCATCCTCTTCTTTTTCTTCTTCTTCGCCTTCTATTTTTTCATGTTCTTCTGATTCTGAATCCTCGTCAGAAATACCTAACACTTTGTCATCGTCGGTTTCCGTAATCGCATCAGTACTTGCAAGTTTCTTATTTGCTGCGTACTCTTCGAATGATAATATTGGTTTTGCCATAATGTTTTTATTATTATTTTATTTATATATCTTATTTTGTAGCCTTTTGTTTTTTCTTGGCTGTTTTCAGTTTAGATTTTAAACCGATTTGTTGTTTTTGAACTGCAGCTTTCATACCATCTGCCGATGCTTGCTGTAGTTGAGACTTTAACAATAAACCTTGTAATTTATCAGTAGGATCCTTTTCTTTATCTTTAGAAAGTGCAGCTATGTCTCCTTTAATATCTTTTGATTTTGAAGAAAGACTCTTTTGTTTTTTAGTCAAAGCCTTTATCTTTTGTTTGTCAGATTTAGGTTTGCTCTTTTTCTTTTCTTCTATTATACCTTCTTCTAATGTATCTATTTCTTTTGATCTAGCCATTGCCCAATCAACTCCTGCATCTCCTCCCCAAATTAGCCATGAAACAAAACCTTTATCTAACCATGGTGTTTCTTTAAATTCAGGTGCAATAGTTGCATTTTTTCTATGTCTATTAAATGAAGACATTCTTTTTACAGTATCGCTAGATATGTTTTCTCCATTAGCCAATTGATGTGCTCTTGCCCATCCGACTGCAGTACCAGCTTCAACTTCTTCTCTGCCATATTTCTCTTTCCAGTCTATTGCTTTTTGTGCATTCTTTTTAGCAGCTTGAGGATAGTCACTATGTGAATCTTCAGCTTCATTAATTCTACTTAATAAGAATTCTTCGAATAGTTTAATTCTTTTCATATTATTTTGGTAATCTTACCATTGTTTCTTTAGTTTCATTCTTAAATGTATTCTTAACAAACCCGAATTCTTTATAAAATGTTTTAAGTCTATTTACTGAAGTCGCTCCAAAATCTTTAGAAGGTGTTAGATAAATCTTTTTATTTGCATTATCAGCAAAATCAACAATTCTTTCCATTACTTTAGAACCAATTCCAGAACCTCTCAGTTCTTTAGGAACTACAATGCGCGAAAGCGCTAACCATTTACCATTATCATAAAGGTCTAATTTTATATTGAATTCAGTTTCTAATTCCTGAAGAATCATACCTTCATTTATAAAATCTTCAAATACTTTAATATGTCTCATGTTATTCACCGTATATTCTTTTTACGAATCTTTTAATATCTGCATTACTATAATCCAATAATTCACCAATCTCTCTTGCTTCTTCAGCAGTCTTATCTGCTAAATATCCACCATGTGAATCTGCAATTTCTTTTAATCGTTTTGCTTTCTTTTTACCAGTCGAGTTTGGTCTATATGCAATATATGCATCTCCGTCCTCTTTATCAACTGTCAATACGCCCCAGCCCATATCTCTATATGTTTGTAAGATTCGTATATCGTCTTCACTGTTAACCATAGGATGTTTAGTAACAAGAAAATGAATATCTTTTTTACCATCCATCACTTGTTTGAAAAGCCAATCCTCAGTATAACCACCAGACGTTGGTAATGTTATCTTCTCATTTATAAAATCGTTGAATACTTTAATGTGCTTCATATTAGAATTTAGGTATACCACCTATTTTTTTAGCTCTTCGTCTCCATAATGTTAATACTTCCTCACGTGAAGTTCCATCAATCGTACCACTTTGTTCTTGTGTGTCTAAATACCTGGTGACTGCGTCGATCATTGATTCCTTTCTTTTCTTAGATTCAAATCTAAGTCCTTGTAAATTTGCATCAACTTCTTTAGGTAACATTAAGTATTGTGCCTTCGGCATAACTCCTAATTCTATCAGCGCTCTTAATTCAGAGTCATCTTCATTCGGTTTACCCTTTCTATAATTACCGGTGTCTTTTCCGTCTTGTGTAATGTGTTCCATTTCATGTCGAATAACATCTGCTAAATACATGTAAACCTCTGACCATTCTCCTGGTAACCAATCTGGATTAATAACAAAATCTATATTGATAAATGGTGTTTGAAAATCTCCATCGTCATCTTCATCTCTACCATCTGCACCTGTTGAATTAGCTATTTCAAATCCTTTGGTCTTTTTAGTAATATGAAGTGTAGCTGTAAGATCAAATTCTAATTTATCCTCAATTTGATCAGAGTAATCTATGGTTGTCATTCCATTGGCATGTCCTTTAATCCACGCTTTGAATACCACGCTTGTTAATTTGGATGCTAGTGAATCCCATTTACTTCGACTCTCGTTCAAAAATAAGTTATATGTTTTTATGTGTTTCATGTATTATATATCATAAAAAAAGGGGAATGATTTCTCAGTCCCCTTTGGTTAGTATTTGTAGGTTAATTATTCGTTAAGCGGACCAGATGGTCCAACAGCTTCTTTGTCATCTGCTGTTACAAAAATAGAATCTAATGTGGCTAAATATCCATTTGCATCTGATATCGTTCTAATTAATTTGTCCATTTCGTCAATGATCTGTGGATGTTCTCCAATACCTATTGCATTTTTAGAATAAACTTCTAATGTTGCAACAGCTTCTAATCTCATTGCGATATACTTTGCGCGTAGCGCATCTAATTTCAAACTCATAATTATCGTTTATTGTTTATTGTTTTTTCTTAATTCATCTATGATTTCTTGTAATCCTCTAAATGCAATTGCGGCCATTGCAAAAAACCAAAAGTCCTTTGTACTCCAATTTAATACTGCAAATAGCCAAAACAAATTAGAATTCATCCCCATTACGTGTTGATCACAATGTGCCAATATTTTCTTTGCTACTCTTTTAATTGTTTTAAACATATTTTGTAATTTATTATTATACATTAATTTTTTTAAATGTTTCAAATATCAATCTTCGTCCTTTAGTTTACGTATCATTGCACTTATATAATTAAAAATAAATGCAGCACAATAAAGAGGCCATAATATAGCAAACAAAACACGCTGAGCCATATCAAGCCTAAGCTCTTCTTTTTTTATATAAGAAACAACACCATCATAAATGGCATTAAATAATATGCCTAACGATAAGTAATAAAATAAATTCATCATGTATATTATACTTAAGAATCAGAAACTGTTTCTTGTTCAAACTGTTTCAAATATTTTTTAAGTGCTAACTCTTTAGCTTTAGCTTCCAATTCAATATCTAGAAATAAACCATAAGTGTCAATATATTCATATATGTAATCTGAATGTGCACGTTTATTTGTTTGCTCTTCGTTCTCGTGAATCATTTGACAACTAGAATAATGTACAAGTTGTTTAATACCAACTGGCCATGTCAGGCTTGCTAATTTAAGTGCTTCTTCCTGTGTTAATTCACCTGAATGACACCAATGGTGATGATAGTCAAATGTAACAGGAACTCCTATTTTATTCCAAATACCTTGATAAAGATCCTCTGTTGTGTATTGGCTTTCTTTGTCATCGTTTTCTACTACTAATCTTTTACGAACAGATTCGTCTAGTAATTCAAATGCATCACAGAAGCGTTGCATTGCTTCGTCTTTTCCACCTTGTGTAGTATTGACATGTATGTTAATAGGTGCAGAGTGATCTCTTGGTAATTCCAAAAGATCCATGATTTCACCATGTTTATTAAGATCTATAATACATTTGTCTACAACTCGCTGTGTAAGAGATGCCAATACATCGAATGGTCCAGGATGAAATGTCAAACGTTGACCGTTATCCATTGCTATTTTTCCAGCACCTTTTAATATATTCTTTATTTTTTTATAATCTGGCAAATCACATAAATTGTATTCGCTCATCCATGGAAACATATCAGAACTTATGCGAAAAAGTTTAATATCGTTAGCATTATTCCATGAAACTATTTTAACTAAATCCTTAACATTTAATAATGCTAATTCAGAAACATAATCTATACCCTTACTTGCGAACGTTCGTTTGATCATACCTCTATTAGTAGTAATCTTGTCAGCTTTTTGAAGAGTAGTATTAATGCAACAATACCCGTAATTATTGGTTTCCATTGAATTTAGTTTTTAAATATTTATAAATAAATGTTATACTTAAGAATCAGAAACTGTTTCTTGTTTTATTTTAAACAACTCATAATTACTATTCCCTGTTTTGAATTTAAAATAGTCCTCACGTTGCTCTAGGATTTCCGTTACTGGAGTTGTTTGCCATGTAAAACTATCATCAAACGGTGACATGACCAAGCTACGATTCAATCCAATTTCTTCAAACTGATCTTTAAATGTACTGTCCTTGTTCCATTCTATCCAAATAACAGCACGCGAGATCTTCGTTAAGTTATCACGTTCTCTGACTAATTTCCAGTTCTGCTCTTTTTCTTTATAAAAAAGTTCTGCAAAATCTGCGTTGATTACAAGATTACCGTCGTCATTTATGTCGACTAATATCTTTTTTTGTACTCCGCCTATCATAATTTATGTTTTTTGTTGTGGTAACCATTCCACGTTAATAAGGTCTCTGACAACAGCCCTGAATTCTGCAATGCCCTGTTTATTAAACATAGTATTTGCTTCAACCATTGATTCGCTATCATTTTCTAAAACGCCAATCATCCAACGTGCATTATCTAAGTATTCTTCTTTCCATGGTTTAGTACGTTTATCAGTGACTTCAATCGAGCACTGATCATCATACGGTGTACCATCTTCTTGTAAAATACGAGTAGCTTCGAATGCATAATCATCTGTTTCATAAGTTCTACCATCATATGATGTAACTTCTAGTTCTGCGCTCTCTTGATGATTTATGTTAGCTATTGCTAAACTGATTTGTTCTAGTTCCTCTAGATTAAATTCAGCTTTATTAATTGCTTTTATTATTTTTAAGTGTTTCATAATTTATATTTTAAAAATTACCCGGTGCAACTTGCATACAAGTCAATCCATTATCTCTCCACATCTTAACGACTTTATCTCTGTCATCAAATACACATAAGATATCTGTTTTATCAGGGAACAAATCGTCTAACCATCCTTGTTTTAACTTGTCATCTGGCATAAATCCGAATTCGTTACCAGTCGGCCTCATTTTAAGTACATCAAATGGTACATCAAATTTATCTAACCAATCTCTAGTAGCATCTTTAGTCGCTTTACTTCTACCACTAAAAATAACAATTCTATGTCCATCTGCTTTTAACAATTGGGCCATTTTAATTACTGAGTGATTTGGTACATCTAAGCTAATGTTCTTAGGATCAAAGAAAATGTCCCAGTTAATTTTACCATCTGGCTTAGTTGCCAATACTCGTCTTTTATCAATTATTGCTAGAGTTCCATCTAGATCAAAAATTACTGATTTTTTATTGTTCATTTTTATTTTTTAAATTATTCATCTTCTCCTGTACCGAATGCATCTAACCATTCTTTAGGTGTAATACCTGAAATTAAAAACTCTCTTTCATCTGAACTTAAATCAGGAAATGTATTTTGTACTAACTCTCCGTTATCGTATTTTACCAATTGCTCAGACGTTATATCTAATTCCATGGTATTTGTTTTACCCGACAATTGTGATTGTTTTGTAATTTTCATAGTCTTATAGTTCAAAGTTTTCTTGTAATTCTTTAATTAACGTTTTGATCTCTTCTTTATTAAGAGCAATGTGTGTAAAGAATTTACCTTGATCTGTAGTTCTCATTGTTAATTGAACTTTCATACCTTCTTTACCACCACTAAATCTTGTTAGTGACATTGTTGTGTTTTCCATTTCATTAGTTCTTTCGCTATGAAATTGTCCTTTTAATGTTTTTAATTCTGTTGACATGACTTTAAGTTTTTAATTATACTACTAATATACAACTTTTATTTGACATAAAAAAGCTTTTATGCGTTTATTTTTTTGTGATTGACTGAAAATCGAAGATGTATCCTTTAAGTGCATTTAACTTTGAGTCAATTTCATCAGAAGTTAAAAAGCCTTTTTCGATTTGAAGATCTGAAAGATTACTTGCAACTCTTGATAATACATCGTTAGATGTTAATAGATCCGCTGATCTTTCTCCGTACTTTGTGCTAAATGCTTCTTTTGTCATGACTTTATCTTTTAGTTATACTACTAATATACAACAATTTATTGATATAAAAAAATCCTAGCTAAAAAAGTTACGAACAATTTCACTAGGATTTATAATATTGTAATAATTAGATTTCATTACTGTAATGATTCTATCTTTAAATTAAGTGTCGTTTCTAATTCTAGTTGACTTGTCTTTAAATAATCTGACTGTATTTCGTTTGCACATGATATTGTGCTATTGAATCTTTTCAAGTTTTTAATATATTCTTTTGCACCTCTAAGTTGTATTAGATTTGTACATGATGAAATCACTCTGCCAGCTTTCTTGTAATTATCAAAAATCGATGATGTGTTTTCTTTGAAGTCCATATTAATTAACGTTTAAATATTTAAGTACACTTTCCCAGTTTGGATGTGCTTCAGTACCGAATTGAATAAGTTCACCTTTAAATTCACCTGCACCGTTTGCTGTTCTATCATCAATTAGATATTCTCCAATCATAAGATTTTTGTGGTGGCTTGTGATTAAACGCTTGTAAGCAGGTTTACCTAAATACTTTTGTACCCATTGTTTTTTTGCTTTGACAGCGCCGATGCTCTTCCAAGGTGCAGAGGTTAATAGATATACATCAAACACCTTAACTAATTTATTGAAAGCTTCAATTGCACCGGGCATCGGTACAGCTTCATAAAATAATTCAGGATCTTCATCCAACAAATCACCAATACTTGAAACTGATTCAGGTCCATATTTATCGGTACATGCTTTGAATATGTCTACGAGGACACCATCCATATCTAAGTACATTATCTTTTTTGCCATATTATTTTGTAGTTTTTGAGTTTGATGATTTAAAAAGAACTGAAGATAAGACATTAATACCTAATGCTTGCCAAAATCCTATTGAGTTTACACCGTCAATTGCCGATACTAAACAGTTATTCCAAAGCCACTGTGTTGGCCAAGCCATAAATACTGCTAGTATTGTAATACCTAAAATTCCTAGTGCGAATGCTGCGAATGTTTCTTTCATAATTATTGTTTTGTTTTTATTATACTGCTAATATACAACTTTTATTTGACATAAAAAAATATTTGCGGACTTTTATTCCACAAATATGTATTTTTTTATTTTATATTTCTTCATCCATGATTCAATGAAAGATAAACCCACGCCAAGTTCTATGATTTCGTGCTTATGATCAATGAGCGGTTTAGTAGCTCTACCATTATTTACGATATCAACATGTTTTAGTGTAACTAGCATGTAATGTGTTTTACTTCTAAGATTCTTTTTATAAACAGCTACAGTAACCGGTTTATCAAATGCTTTTATTTTCTTTATTTCCATAATAGTTGTACTAATATCAATGCTGTTGCTAATCCTAGTGAAACAAATGTTTTCATATTAACACCTTCGCCCATAAAATACCATGTAAGAAATGCAAAGGATGTAATGCCCATTGAAAATCCTATAAATCTACCTGGCCAAATTGCTCCATCATAATATATTGCAATATATGCAGTAGCTCTAATAAACATATAACTAATAATAGTTCCTCCAACAGCTGCAATCAATAATGGATTTCTTTTTGCCCATGGATATAGAAATTGGCTATTTGTTTGAAACCAAATAAGTGTTTGTCCTGTCAAGAACAATAACATTCCAGTAATTAATCCTCTCAAAACAACGTACTGGTTTTAGTTAGCATGTGGCTTATGAAAGAATACCTGTGGTGTTTAGTTGTACCCGCTTCAACGATAGCATCTCTATGTTGTTTAGTACCATATCCTTTATTTGATCCCCAACCATATGCTTCATTTTCTTTACTAAGAGATTTCATAAGAAGATCTCTTTCAGTTTTTGCAAGAATTGAAGCTGCTGCAATATTAGTGTATATGTTATCTCCACCAACTACTGTTTCAAAGGGAACACCATCATATCCATGGAATTGATCTCCATCTACTAATATGAAATCAAACTTATGGGTTTTAGAAACTTCATCTAAGCAAAGTTTCATACCATGTAATGTGGCTTTTAAAATGTTTGTGTTTTCTATTTCTTCAACAGGAATATGGACAACTGACCATGCGAGTGCATTTTCCAGTACCATTTTGCGAGCTTCAGCTCTCATAGGTTCAGATAATAATTTACTATCCTTAATAAGTTCGTGTTGAAAACCAAAGGGCATGATACATGCCGCTACAGTTACTGGTCCTGCGAGTGCGCCTCGGCCAGCTTCATCTAGTCCAATTTCGGTAATACTAGGATTACCGCTATGACTGTGTTTTAATAAAATGTGAATTGGATTCATGTATTTCTAATTTAATAGTTATACATGAATCCAATGAATTGTTTCTAAAATTTAGATTCGTTTTCAGATTTCCATACGTCATATCTTTCTACAACTTCTTGTAAAATCTTAGCACGTACAATATCTTTGTTACCGAATATGTGTACACCTACGCCTTTAACACCATCTAATATACCTATAAAATTAGGTAAACTAACATGCTTTCTAGTAATATCGTGTTGGCTTACATCTCCTGTGATTAATACCTTACTATCTCTACCCATTCTTGTTGTGAATAACATAAGTTGTTTAAACGATGCATTTTGTGCTTCATCTAAAATCATTAATGAGTTGTCAAATGTATCACCTCTCATATATGCTAATGGTTCAAATCTAATTGTTTTACTATCGAATAAAAGTTTTGCTTGAGTAACTCCGATAATTTTAGTAATATTGGAAATATATGAATTCATATATGGATCCATCTTTTCTTCCTTAGTTCCTGGTAAAAAACCTAATTTCTCACCAGCTTCTTGTATTGGTTTACAAAGAATGATTTCTTTGATCTTTTTTTGTTGTAATAATTTAAGTGCTACGAAACATGCTGTAAATGTTTTAGAAGTTCCTGCTGGTCCATAACAAAATGTTATTTCGTTTTCTTCTATTTGTCTTACATATTGTTGTTGGGATTGTCTAAGAGTAACTCGCTTTAAGCTAGTTTCAATTGTACCCGCCTTTTCTTTTCTTCCGTTTCCTTTTGTCATATATTATAAATTTAAGTTATACTGTGTTTAGTCACCTGCCATTATGACAAGTTCTTTTAGCTTCATTAACTTTGTACATTTCTCGTATTCTTCTAGCGATTCAAAATACTTAACCATTAGGTCAATAAATTTACTGCGCTGTTTAATACCATGAGGTATCTCAACGATACGATCACTGTCTTTAAATGCTATGAAGCGATTTACTGTTTTGGTGAAGTTTCTAGTTATTTGATAATAACTAGCTCTCATCAAGCTATCTTTGTCTGAGTTGGAAATAAACCCTGCCATCTTAATATTGGTATATTTTGGGGAACTTGTAGTTTAATACTACTCGTTCTCATTTGTATATATTAATTAAAATATTTATCTAAATCACAATTTTAAGTATGTAATATTAGGATATTTTATTAATATGTTATTAAGAATGTTCTTTGGTTTGTAAATATTTAGCCTTTTGATGCTTTAGGCGATTTTTAGCCGATGGCTTGATAAAATTCTTTAGTTCTCTTAGTTTTTTTAATTGTTTAGTTTTAATAACTTTTCTTTTATATTGCTTTAATGCTTTGTCTATATTACCTTTATTAACTTCAATTATTAACATACGAGTTTTATTTGTTTTTTTATATTTAAAATTTTAGTACACTTTTCGAATTCTTCTTTGGTTTCGAAATAATCTAACATTGCGCCTAATATTACGTTTTTGCGATCAGTTGCTAAGTCAGATGCTATTACATATGTAGGGTGACTTGTCATTGCCATATATAACGCATTAAAAAATAAGTCTTCATCATTAACTATAATTCCATCGATTATAGGAAACCATGGTTTATCATTAATATCACTGGAGAAATAGTCTTTCATATTGTGTTCTTTACTTTCTCTATATATTCCAGTTGTTCGTCATTAAGTTCAGAATATCTAGAATTTAATTTGCATAAAAGAGCACCTTTTTTACCAGTACCATATATTGGATAGCCTCTATCTTTAATTCTAAGTGATTTACCAGGGTAACTGTTTTTAGGAATGTTAATAGAGATCTCACCATCCGGTGTATTTACATTCACTTTAGTTCCTAAGAATATATCATACCAATCCATATTCAATTCTATCCAAATATCATTGTCTTGTAAAATCCATTCTGAATTATGAATGACATGTACATTTATGATTAGATCGCCATTAGGAAGAGTGCTATTATATTGATGAGGTTGACCTTTACCAGGAACTCTTAGCTTCATGCCTGTTTTTAGACCAGGTTTAAAATCTATTTTAATCTCTTGGCCATTAATAGGAAATTGTTTTGAGGTACCAGAATACGCTTCGTCGAAACTGATATGTAAATCTAATCGAACGTCTAATCCTTTAGGTGCTCGTTGTGGGTTGAAAGCATTGCCGAAAACTTGATCAAACATGTCTGCCATATTAAAATTGGCATCAAATCCTGAGAAGTTCTGATAATTACCGACGTTGTCATATTCTTCCCTAGAAGACTCGGATCCTATCTTTTCATATGCTTCAGCAATCTCTTTGAATTTAGCATCAGCGCCATCGTTCTTATCTGGATGATGCTCCTTAGCTAGTTTACGGTACGCTTTCTTTATATCGTTTTGAGTAGAACTTTTATCTACACCTAATACGTTATACGGATCCATAAAAATTTAGTCTAAGTTGGGTGAAACGTGTGTTACTTTTTCTGGATCTATAGATACCTTTTCTCTAAGATCAGCTCTAAGATTCTTTTCTTGTAGTTTTTCTAAAACAGCAGTTCTTTTTTCAGCAACTTCGCTATTCTTATTAGATTTTTCTAGAGCATCTGCTATTCTTTTTAATTGAACAACTAACTCTTTTGTAATTTTATCTTCCATGTCTATTCTTTACTAAGTCTGACTCACCGTTTTGAAAATCTTGGTAAGGCAATGATTTATCTTTTTGGCCAGCGTGTGGGCCGTTTACCATTATAGTGTCTTTATACGGATTTGTTTCACCGTCTAGGCCCTGTTCTTTTAGTTTACGACTCAACCAAGAATGCATATCTTCTAACTTTCCGTTAAAGTGTCTGATTCTTTCTAGATCTGAATTCTCACTAGCAAAATCCTCATACAATTTAATGTACTTCATTTTGTTTTGGTGGGATTCTTTAATATTTAATACGGATTTGATAGCATCTATGAATACTGATTCTGGTACTCTATGTCCACCATTGTATTTTGTGTGATAAAAACTACCTGAACCGATGTGCCCAAAGTATCTCATTACTTGTTCACCATTTATAACAGTATCGCTTTTCCCTAGGTATACATTGTGAGTAGTACCGAAATTTAATCTTGTATCATCTACTACGGGGTCAAACGTCCTATCAACAACTGCTGGGTTAAATAGAAGAGTTTCTATTCCAAGCTTACTCCCAATCAAATACGCAACATATCCACCCATAGATGATCCTACGATTAAATCTGGTTTTAGTTGTTTAATTGATGAATATAATTTATCAAATGTTTTTTTATTTCTATATGCAATTGATGGAGCAAATACTTCATCAAACGTTTCTCTTAAGAATATGATCTTAGGGTCTTTTTCGTCTATGCTAGATTCTAAACCGTGTAAATATGCTATCTTCATTTCTAATCTTTATTATTATAATACTAATGTACAACTAATGTTTGACATAAAAAAACATTTGCTGAATTAGTTTAAACTTTAGGTCTACCTATAAGTACTTTATTGTGATATGATCCTCCTAGTTTTCTAGAATACCAACCATTTCCTAATTCACCTTCTATATTTCCTAACCACTCAATCTTTTTGCCTAGAACCTTTTCCACTGCAGCATGATCTGAAACAACTGGCACATTATATTTACCAATTAAAATGTCTGCGATTTTACCAGAAACTTCTATATAGAATCCTGGTCTATTAAGATCCCTGCCTCTTGCTGTTATATAAGCTCTCTTTGCAGGTTTTGATCCATCGTGACCAACTCCAGAATACTTAACTCCGAATTTAGTTTTCTTTCCAAACATTACCATATCAAAATCTTCATCTCCGTGTATGTCTAATCCTTCCCAGTAATTCCAATCAGGATCTGCGAATACATCATCTGGTGATTTGATTTTTGCATGTCCTCCGATTTCTGCATATGCAGTTGCTATTAAGTCATAGAATTCTCCAGACAATTCAGGATGTTTCGTATGATCAAACTTTGTAATCTTACCTCTTTTAGGATTAAAGAGTTCACCACTTGATTTCTCATTGGTAAATTCTTCAAATAATTTAATGTGTTTCATATATTATATATCTAATTAAAGATCGCTATGCGATTTTAGGTTATTTTCTTTCTTAATCTCTAGTTTTAATCTCTTAAGTGAATACAGAAACCCATGTATCGCTAAACAAAGTAATGCAATTACCTCATACCAAAAGAGTGTTATTATTGGTATTAAAGCTGCACAAAATATTATTGGAATTCCAATATATCTGTATCGTTTATCATTAACAATACTATACGTTGCAGATAAAAAGAATCCGTATGCAAACAAATTGTGTAATATCATATATTCATGTGTGTCGAATATTGCGACACCAATCAAAAATAAACCAGTAATTATATTTTCACTTAATATAAAACTTAAAGATATTATTAATAGGCTATATGTTAATATGTCCGTGGCGGCAGTGCCGTGATACGAGCTGAATGAGTGTTCCATTGTACCTGTTTTAAGATACAACGCCAATGGTAATAAAACCGTCAGTGAAGAACATATTAAATTGAATAATAGACCTAGTTTTTTCACCTTTTTGAATCTGTTTTTTTGTTTATCTATCGGCTTTATATTTATCAATAAAAAAGCCCATACGTTTCCATATGGGCTAATTAATTTTCACTAATTTGTAATATTTAAATTCTTTCTGTAGATCTGTTTTTTTCAATACTATAAATGATCATAAGCTGATCTCGTATCACTGTACATTTTTCATATTCTTCTAACTCTATGAAGTAGTCCAACATGGTATCGAACGTTTTCTTGAGATCGGTAAGTTTATCATCATCTAACATTCTAAGATGCCACGCACTGATACCGTTTATGGATATTTGATCATAATTAGATTCTATCGCCATGGATATCATCCTTTCTTTGTGCTCTTCTAATTTAATTTTAAAATTAGAATCACTATTTTCCATGAACTCATCAAAGTCAAAGTCTTCATCGTCGTTTGTATATTCCATATCTTTTATTTATTCTACTAATATACCACTAATATTTGACATAAAAAAGCTTTTTAGCTATTATTTTCAATTATATTCATATTAGATATTTTTAGCATAATGTTTGCGGTAGCTTGAATATCTTTTTCGCAGTATGTTTTAATCTCTTCAAGTCTGTCATTCCAATAATATTCATTTACTTCTGGACCTGACATTGCATCCTTAGGTGAAGGAATCCCTAATAGTTCTGATATCAATCCTAATTTAGCAGAATTCCAACCACCAAACTTCCAAACGTCTTGTGTATCTAATAGACAATTCTCCCATGGTTTTTGTTTATGTAAATGAAATGCAGTCGGAACTGTGTTGCCGTTTATTAGTGATCTTTTGATAATATATGGCAAATCAAAACCTTTTATGTTATGACCAACCCATTTCATTCTAGGATACTTCTGCATGATCTTGGTCGCTGTCTGAGAAAAATCCTTAAGTAGTTTACTCTCATCTGTCCCGTGGTAAGACGCAGCTTTAAATGCAACTGGAAATCCTGTTTCATCAAACTTTAATTGTCCCATAGAAATACAAACAATTCTACCCCATTCTGGATATAGTCCTGCCATACGTGACCACATTTTATGCGGATCATCGAAACCTTTAAGTGTTTCCGGCTGTGCTTCCATTAATTGACTAGTCTTTAAATTCCAATACTCTTCGAGCGCTGGGTTTTCATCAATCACTTCTTGAAATGTTTCTTTCTGTGTGCTTGTTTCGATGTCTACGAAGATCATCTGTTGTAATTCGCTTAATGTATACATATATTATCCTTTAATCCTTTAAACCTAAAAAACGTCTAATGGTTAGATTAGACGTTCTTTATATGTGATTTTTTAAAATTGTTTATTTCTTTCTAGTAATAAACGCTTTAATAAATTGACCGACTATACCTAAAAAGGTGTCTGATCTGTACTTAGTTCCTTTATGATTTAAAAGAAATGCTTTTAATGTTTGTTGTTTTTTCATAATTATTGATTTATCCAACCTGGAGCTTCGTCCCAATTTCGATTAGAAGATAAATGAGAATAAGAGTCATATGTCAATGAAATCATTACGTATCCACCAGTAATTGAAGTGGGTACTGATGCTTCGTTAAGCCAGTAATATGGTGCAGCGTTGATCCTCATATTTAAGAAGTCGAATAACTCATCAACTTGCATATGGTGAACCCACACATTTATAATCATACAATTCATATTAGCTTCTGCCATAATTTTTATTATTAAGTTCTATTTATCTTTAATTAAAATGGAATTTATCCAAGTTTATTATTTTTCTACACTAAATCTATCGCCACCGTCTAATTTAATTGATTTCTCAAGCATAAAATCAGCAAGCTCTTTCAATTTAGCATCTGTTTTTGCATCCACCACTCTTCCATAAAAATCTTCAAACAATGTTCTATAGATATCTACAGTAGAATCAAATGGTACACCTGGCATCGAGTTCGACTCAATGATATACAGCTTTCCTTTTTGATCTTCCATAACATCGAAACATATATAAGGTAAATCCGAAAACATTTTTCCGAATTTAGCCATTAATTTGTTAAATTTATCTGGAGTTTTTGATACATCTTTTTTAATGTAATTAAACATCATCTTCTCTTTGTCGTCACCATCGCCAGTTTTAGCTTTGTCATTTGTAGGCTGTCTCTCTTGCCAAAAGAAAGGCTTTCCTTTAAATGTAAAAAACCTATGTTCACTCTTCTTATCAATGTACTGCGAATATACATCTAATTTAGAATGATCTGCCGCGTCAAAGTCTTCTTGATTTTTAATTACTGTAATACCCAAACCAGAATGTCCTTCAGATGGTTTAGCAATCATTGGAAATCCAATTTCTTTAACTGCATCTTCTGATTTATGAATAGTCTTTGGGATGTTTTCATCACCATCAACTATTTTGTGAAATTCTGCTTTAGATCCCGAACTCTTAATGAATTCTGGTCTATTATATACATTTTCTGCTTTGATTAACTTCTTGTCTAATAATGTTTGTACAACATCACTATTATATGTTAAGACTGGAAAGTTCTTGTCAATATCAATATCCTTATAATTTTCAGGTGTAAGTCTAATGAAAAACTTATCAGCAGCGAAATCCTTATAAGACCAAAATCTATGGCCTAAATCTGGATTATACGCTAAGTATATTTTATTTAAATCTTGGGGTTCTTCCGCTTCATTTAGAAAATCTTCAAAGAATTTAATTCGTTTCATTACAGTCGTGTATATTTAATATAAGTTATATGCAGTAATTGCATATAGTTTATTTATATATCGATTTAATCTTGAAACACTTCTATCGTAACCTTCTTTTCTACCAGATCTGACCAAACTCCATTATATCTAGTACCTCTCACGATATGATTATCAATCCAATGATAATTTCCACCACGAGGTTTACCCATTAATAAACCATGGTATTTAAATCCATGTTTGTTTAACCACGTTTCTGTAATATCTCTAGTGTCCTCGGTTCTTGATGTAAAAAAAGTTATTATATGTCCTTCGTCAAACCATTTATTTAAAGTTTCTAATGAACCTTCATACGGCAATACATTTACCATTCTTTCTGGTTCTTCGTTAGGTACATCATCAGTAACTGTACCGTCAATATCTATTAGGTAATTCTTTTTATCTCCTTTTAAAACTGGAGAAACAGTATGTTTGTTATCTTTCATATATTGTTAAACTTTACGTTTAAGTATTAATGTTAGCATCTTAGGATCTGTGTGATTCTTAAGAATTTCCCAATCAGCTTCTAATTTCTTTAACCACCAATCTGCTGGATGAACTGACAAATGCAAGTTAGTTCCATCAGGAAAACTACCATGTGCAGGAACAAGACATATTGTTATGTATGCAAAGTTTCTAGTTTTACTAGCGATATGTGCAAGTGTGATATCTATCTTTGATGGTTCGACATGTTCTAACACATCAAAACATAATGTGAAATCACTTACTGGAGGATCTCCTGCCTTTTCTTCTCTTGCGGGCTCGTATTCATGAATAGTATATGGTAATTCCATATTATATGCATTCATTTGATTAAGATAATCACTTTTACCAGAACCATAATCTAATATAGATTTAGATCCTGTTAATTGCATTATCATGTGTATTTCTGGTACTTTACCAACTACTGCTCCACCCCAAGGTCTCGTCTTAGTATATGCTGTAATTTGTGCTTTGTATTCTGGGCTAATTATGTTCTCCATTACTTGTTTTTGTTTTTCTTAGGTGCATCTAAAAACCACCCTTTGTAATATTCTCGTTTATTAAAAATGTATTCCATATATGCATCAACCTTTGCTTTCCAGTCTTTGTCAATATCAGGATTAACTATACCTGATTTTGGACTAGAGAAAGTTCTATTGATCCATTCTTTACCATTTTCTTTATTATCAAATAACGGTGAGTTAACACTATAGAATGATCCTTGATGTACGTTATTCCATACATCAATTGGTTCTACTTGTTTGCCTAATACAATTGCGTATAATGCAGATTCACTGATATGCGTTGTGTAAACTGTGTCAGCTTTCTGCATGAAGTGATACATGTCAATATCTCTTGGTAGAATAGACTCTTCTCCAAATAAATCTTTGATTTCTCCGATTACTGCATGTGTTGTGATAGGATGTGGTTTAAACCATACATCACCTTTGTGCTTTTTAGCAATAGAGATTAATTTGTTTAAACAGCAATTGGCCTTGATCTTATTAGATCCAGGAAGAACGACTAAAACAGATTTGTGTTCATATCTGTCAAAATCTTCTTTACGCTTCTGATATTTGTTAGCTTGTTTGTTTTCGATGTTAGCTTTGAAGTAAGAAGACCAATCTGATACATCTTCTACATTATCGTGATAAGCATCTGAAATTTGCTCAACTCTCATCTTAAGATTTAAGGGTTGCATCATGAAATTAGTTGCATATTCAGTATATCCCATTGTTTTGAAGTATGGCATTTCTTCTGCTATGACATCGTAACTGTGTTCTAAACCTAATTCTTTACACTTTCTAATTACATATCTTTCAACTTGTTCAAGGTTAGATATCTTCTCATTCTTTTTCAAAGGTCCTATCCTTTCGGCTAGAACCTTTTTGTTAAACATTTCCATATAGTAAAATAATTTAATAGTTATACAAACAAAACACTATTTGTTTAATTATTTATCTTAATTATTTCTATGTCCTCTACCTCTGTATCTGTTTTGTCTCCATTGACGATTAGTACTATACTTATTCAACGGCTCATTGGTATTATACCATGTTTTCTTAACTTCAACGTCAGTACTCCATGATGTTGTCCATGATGTGCTTGTCGTCCATGTTGTATTTCTTGAATGGAATGTACCAACTGATGTTGCCCACGTTGTAGTAGTAGATCTAGTTGTTGACCATGTCGTTGTAGTAGATCTAGTCGTATTCACTGATGTATTATATGTCGTAGTAGTCGATTTACTAGTATTCCACGAGGTTGTCGTAGATTTGCTAGTATTATAAGTGGTCGTGGTAGATTTCGTGGTAGAATTACTTGTTGCCCACGTTGTTGCCCATGACGTATTATACGTAGTCGTAGTCGATTGACTGGTATTGAATGTTGTTGTCCATTTCGTTGTCCAAGTTGTCGTTGTAGATTTACTAGTTGATTGACTCGTTGTCCATGATGTAGTATGTGGATAGTTAGTATTCCATGATGTGGTCCACAATGTGCTCCATGTTGTTGTAGTTCCATGTGTAGTCGATTGACTAGTTGATTTACTAGTTGACCAAGTTGTCGTTGTAGAACGAGTTGTACTGTGGTTAGTAGATTGACTAGTTGACCACGTCGTTGTCCATAATGTCGTCGTAGCACGTGACGTAGAAACAGTCGTTGCTAGTGTAGTTCCCCATGTCGTTGTAGTTGAATGACTAGTCGATTTATTAGTTGAATGACTAGTTGACCATGTAGTTACCCATGATGTCGTTGTAGATTTCGAAGTCGATTTACTAGTTCCTTGGCTTGTATTAAAAGTCGTTGCAGTTGAATGACTTGTTCCTCTACTCGTTTCAAGACTCGTTGACCACGTCGTATTATAAGTTGTCGTTGTTGAATGACTTGTCGATCTACTAGTATTAAATCTAGTGGTAGTTGAATGGCTTGTTCCTCTGCTCGTTCCAATACTTGTTGACCAAGTCGTTGTATATACGGTTGTTGTTGCATGATTGGTTGATCTACTAGTATTCCATGAAGTTGTCCAATTAGATACCCATGTAGTAATTGTTGCTTTACTAGTTGCATACGTTGTATTATACACAGTAGATGTCCCGTGACTGGTTGTTTGACTAGTATTCCATGTAGTTGTCCACTTAGTTGTCCAGATTGTATTTGTTGCTTTACTAGTTGCCCATGTTGTATTATAAACAGTAGACGTCGCATGACTTGTTGTTTGACTAGTATTCCATGAAGTTGTCCAATTTGATACCCATGTAGTAATTGTTGCTTTACTAGTTGCATACGTTGTATTATACACAGTAGATGTCCCATGACTGGTTGTTTGACTAGTATTCCATGTAGTTGTCCACTTAGTTGTCCAGATTGTATTTGTTGCTTTACTAGTTGCATACGTTGTATTATATACAGTAGTAGTCGCATGACTTGTTGTTTGACTAGTATTCCATGAAGTTGTCCAATTTGAAGTCCACGAAGTCAGTGTTGATCTACTAGTTGCCCATGTTGTATTATAAACAGTAGACGTCGCACGGCTTGTTGATTTACTAGTATTCCAAGATGATTTAAAGAAAGTAGTCCAAGCTGTAGTAGTTGATTTATTAGTTGCCCATGTCGTATTATAAACAGTACTCGTTACATGATTAGTTGATCTACTAGTATTCCATGTTGAAGTCCAATTCGTAGTCCATGAAGTTAATGTCGATTTGCTAGTGGCATATGATGTATTGAACGTTGTAGTTGTTGAATGACTTGTCGATTTGCTAGTATTCCAAGATGTTGTGAAATGTGAAGTCCAAGAAGTTAACGTCAATTTACTAGTTGCCCATGTTGTATTATAAACAGTAGTTGTTTCATGACTAGTTGTTTGACTAGTATTCCATGAAGTTGTCCATAGAGTTGTCCATGAAGTTAACGTCGATTTGCTAGTGGCGTATGACGTATTGAACGTTGTAGTTGTTGAATGACTTGTTGATTTACTGGTATTCCAGGTTGAAGTCCATGAAGTTGTCCATGAAGTTAACGTCGATTTGCTAGTGGCGTATGATGTATTGAACGTTGTAGTTGTTACTCTACTAGTTGATCTACTTGTATTCCATACAGATGTCGTACTCTTATTAGTTGATCTACTTGTAGTTCTGCTCGTTCCAAATGTAGTCGTCCAAGATGTTAACGTCGATTTGCTAGTATTAAAATATGTAGTCCATGTGGTTGTTGTTGCATGACTAGTTCCTCTACTGGTCTGCCATACAGACGTTGTAGCTTTGCTCGTTCCTCTGCTCGTTCCTCTACTTGTTGCAAATGTCGTTGTCCATGATGTAGTTGTTGCTTTACTGGTATTAAAATACGTAGTAAATGATGTAGTTGTTGCTTTACTGGTAGATCTACTGGTATTGATATATGAATTCCATTGTGTTGACCATGATGTAGTTGTTGCTTTATTAGTAGCTCTACTTGTAGCGAATGTCGTTGTAGTGGACTTACTAGTTGTTCTGCTTGTATTTAACACTATACTTGAGCTCCAACCAGTACTCTTGGTTTCTGTCCATCCAGTATTAAATGAAGTAGTAGTAAGTTTACTGGTAGATTTACTTGTACTCCAAGTTGTATTTCTATAAGCAGCAGTATTCCAAATCGTCCCCCTAGTTCCGCTTGTCAATCTGCTTGTTCCCCATGATGTTGTAATAAGTGCCATATACCTTAATTATCTTATTTATTTTATTTCATTCCTCCAACGTTAAAACACATGTCACATCCTCTTTCATCGCCTGTATATTTCATACAACGTGACATGTATGCGTTGTAGCGTTCTCTGAAGTTTACAGTTGGACATAATCCAGCCTCACCTTTTCTATTATGTGTTAATATTCCGTTAGCAAAAAATACGTCATTTGGTTCAATGTCTAATTTATATACAGTATATGTATTAGTTCCATCATATACTGCTGATGTTATTAAAATTTCACCATTTGTAATATGATACAATATATCACCAACTACTATGTCTCCACCTCGACTTATAATCCAAAATCCACCTCTTTTTATTATATGTAAATGTCCAGCAGTAGTCTTCAATAAGCCATTATTTATATCTACAACACCTATGACTTCACTTTTTCTTGCACCTGATAAATAATCATCTGTTGATAATGCACCTGTTATTGCTGTTGTAGAAATAGAAAATAATGATGTTTCATTTTCAATATTGAATGGTCCGTCTTTTGTTAACACTGTATCATTTATAAGTAATGTCTCAACTGGTACTGTTGTATTTGTAGAAATATGTATTTCTGTACCTTCAATTATACAGTCATCGGTTGTTTGACTAGTGTTCCAATATGAATTGTAACTATATGCAGTTGATCTTAATGTGCCTATTACTCCAGTATATGTTGATCTAGAAGTATTCCAAGTTGTAGTCCATGATGTAGTGGTGGATTTGCTTGTTCCTCTAGAATATGAGTAAGTTGTGTTTCGTGATTTCATCATAGGATATACTGTTCCCCATGTTGTTGTCCATGATGTTGTCGTAGCACGTGTTGTATTCCACGATGTATTGAATGTTGTTGTAGTTGATCTACTTGTTGTTCTTTTAGGTGAGCCGCCAAGCGTTGACCATGTTGTATTATATACAGTTGTTGTTGAACGACTAGTTCCTCTACTCGTTTGCCATATAGTTGTTGTGTTTCTATTAGTTCCGCGTGTTGTGTTCCATGAAGTGTTCCAAGATGTAGTCCATGATGTTGTCGTGGATTTACTAGTATTGAAATATGTAGTATATGACGTAGTTGTAGATTTATTTGTAGATCTACTCGTTTGCCATACAGTTGTTGTATTTCTATTAGTTCCGCGCGTTGTGTTCCATGAAGTGTTCCAAGATGTAGTCCAAGTTGTCGTTGTAGATTTACTAGTACTAAATGTTGTGTTAAATGTAGTTGTTGTAGATTTACTAGTCGAATGACTTGTATTCCAAGCTGTAGTTGTATTTCTATTAGTTCCTCTACTTGTTCCTATGCTCGTTTTCCATGTGGTTGCATATGTAGTTGTAGTAGATTTACTAGTCGAATGACTTGTATTCCAAGTTGTAGTTGTATTTCTATTAGTTCCTCTGCTTGTTCCTCTACTCGTTGACCAAGTTGTTGCGTATGTTGTAGTTGTACCATGACTGGTCGATCTGCTTGTATTCCAAGTTGTAGTTGTGTTCTTACTAGTTCCTATGAATGTTCCTCTACTCGTTGACCAAGTTGTCGTATAAGTTGTAGTAGTTGACTTACTAGTCGAATGTCTAGTATTCCAAGTTGTCGTCGTATTCTTGCTAGTTCCTCTAGACGTTCCTATACTTGTTGCCCAAGTGGTAGTATACGTAGTAGTTGTGGAATGGTTGGTTGATATGCTAGTATTCCAAGTGGTAGTAGTCGATTTACTAGTCGATTTACTAGTTCCTGTACTTGTTGACCAAGTTGTATTATATGTAGTAGTTGTTGAATGGTTAGTTGAATAACTGGTATTCCATACAGTTGTAGTATTTCTACTTGTTGGTATACTTGTTGCTCTACTCGTTGACCATGTTGTATTATACGTAGTAGTTGTGGAATGACTAGTCGAATGACTAGTATTCCATGATGTAGTCGTATTCTTATTTGTTGATCTATTTGTTCCTCTACTCGTTGACCATGTCGTCGTATATGTAGTAGTAGTTGAATGGTTGGTCGAATGACTAGTATTCCATGACGTAGTCGTATTCTTATTTGTTGAAATACTTGTTGCTCTACTCGTTGACCACGTAGTCGTATACGTAGTAGTTGTGGAATGACTAGTAGACTTACTTGTATTCCATGTCGTAGTCGTATTCTTATTTGTTGATCTATTTGTTCCGATACTCGTTGACCATGTCGTCGTATATGTAGTAGTAGTTGAATGGTTGGTCGAATGACTAGTATTAAATGTCGTAGTAGTCGATTTATTTGTTGAAATACTTGTTGCTTTACTCGTTGACCATGTTGTATTATACGTAGTAGTAGTTGAATGGCTAGTAGACTTACTTGTATTCCAAACAGAAGTCCAATTTGTCGTATATGCAGTTGTAGTACTTAATGCAGTTTGCCATGTCGTCGTATAAACAGTAGTAGTCGCATGATTTGTTGATCTACTAGTATTCCAGGCTGTTTTCCAAAATGTAGTATATGCTGTTGATGTTGCTCTACTCGTTGACCACACAGTAGTCCAAGCTGTAGTCCATGTAGTTGTTGTGGATTTAGATGTTCCTAAACTTGTGCTATAAGAAGTAGTCCAATTTGTTGTATATGCCGTCGTCGTTGATTGACTAGTATTCCAAGCCGTAGTCCATGTCGTATTAAATACAGTTGTTGTGGATTTAGACGTTTTTAAACTTGTATTCCAAGCAGTATTGTATGTTGTTGTAAATGTGGTTGTGGTCGATTGACTTGTATTCCAAGCAGTACTCCACGAAGTATTATATGCTGTAGTTGTTGATTTGCTAGTCGATTGACTAGTTCCTAATGAAGTTGATACAGGTATTAAAGTACCTTGAGATGTAGTCCACGAAGTTGTCCATGTCGTTGAAGTTGGCTTATTGGTTGATCTTGATGTTACGATACTTGTACTCCATGTAGTAGTCGTTGAATGATTAGTAGATCTACTAGTTGATTGTGATGTATTGAACGTTGTGGTCCAAGTCGATGTAGTAGACTTGCTTGTTGACCACGTGGTTGTAGTAGATTTGTTAGTTGTCCATGTTGTTGTTGTTGCATGTGATGTTGCCCAAGTAGTTCCAAATGTGGTAGCAGTTGATTGACTAGTACTCCATGATGTAGCAGTTGATTGCGATGTGTTTTTTTGTACTATGGTCGGCACAGATGTTGCCCAAGTTGTAGTAGTATTTTGATTCGTAACCTTCTGTGTTGATTTCGCACTTCCTGTACTCCAAAAATCAACTCTAGTAAATCCTATATTTTTCATATTGTCATTGTCTCGTTTTAATTATAAATTGTTATTATGAAAAATCTCCTACATAATTACAAAGGACGTTATTTGCATCAATTATAAAGTAAGATATAATTGATACTACGTTGGCTTCAGTAGCAAAATTAATTGCTGCACCTGATGGCGTTTTCATGTAAACTGGTAATGCATCAAATTTGGCACCATCTAACGCATTAATTATTAAGATTGTCCCAGATTGTCCAGCATTGTCTGCTGTAATACCGCTCATTCTTATTGTCGTTGGTACTTCAGCACCTTTGATTGCTATTAGGAATGCATCTCCATCATTTGGTTTAATATCAAACAGACCACGGTCTTCAGTAACACCTAGTATGTTTCTTTTTAGTGCACCTGTTACTTTTAAATCATTCAGTACTAGATCACTTGTATTTTCGTATTTCCCAGAATCTTTGTTATACGCCAGTAAATTGCCATTCGATGGCGCAGCTGATATAAATTCAAGTATTTGTTTTATTTTTAATTGAGACATGGATGAGTATTCTTTTTTACGTTTATATTATTATATATCCTATTTTTATGACTTACACCTCTTATTGGGATAAAATAAAAGAAATTAATCTTTAAGTGTATTACTTTTTCTTGGTCAAAAGAGCCATAAAATCTAAATGCTGTTTTAAAATATCTGATTTAGCTGCATTGTCATTTGTCTTATACCACGACCATGCTGTAGAATTTAATATGTTTTCTTGTTTTTGTTTTAATTTGTTTATACTTTTTTCAATAGCTTCTATTTGATCATACGCTGATTCAGGAATTTCTAATTCTAGTTTCAAAGCACATCTAATTAATTTAGCCCAATCCTCAGTTTCGTTAGCATTCACTGAATTCTCATAAATCTCTTTATATTCATTGAATTCTGATTCTGTTAACTCAGATGATAATTTATCTGGATGACATCTTAATACAACCTTTCTAAATAAGCTTTTAAATTCAGGATGTTTATTAGATTCTTTTTCTGCATCAGCAGCTTCTTTGTTATTCTGAACCCATGTATCTGACATGTTGTCCATTTCTTCAGTCTCTAAAACACCGTCAGTATCAATATCTGAAAGCGATTGCATAAATGAATCTTTGATTTCAGAATTCGCTGATTCAATATCCTTTAAATCTTCTAGTAAAAACTCATACTCTCTTACGAGCCTTTTGAAAATTAGTTTATTAGCTTTAGTTGTCATTTATAGAAATTAATTTATCTGTTTTATTATATATTCAATAAAAAAGGCCCACCTTTTGAGTGGGCCTTTAGTTAAATTAAAGATTAACTAACTGATTATACAGGAAGTTCAGTTAAATCTTTAGGATTTCCAATTGGATCAATTGGATCTTGGTTAGAATGTTCGATACCAATCACAACAATGTGATCATTTGCTTCTAAAGAGTAACCTAAGTTTGAAACTTGGAAGTTGAAACCTCCGTTTGTAATAGAGAAACCGTCAACACCTACAGAACTTCTATGAATTTGTAATCCGTTAACATAAACTAAAACGTCATTGTTAGCATCATTTACAGCTTTAGCAAGATAGAATTGAGTTGCATTAATGAAAGTAGCAATTTGTTCTATTTTTGCAGTACCTGCGACAGCGCTTATTAAACCTTCAAGTCTAGTAACATCAGCATCTGTGTCAGCTATTTCAGCAGCTAACGCATTGTCAATTCTAGTAACATCACCGTTTGTAGAAGATACTTCAGCGGCTAACGCATTTTCAATTCTAGTAACATCACCGTTTGTTGCTGAAACTTCAGCAGCTAATGCAGCTTCGATTCTAGTAATATCGCTGTTTGTTGTAGAAATTTCATTGTTTAAGTTTAAGATAACAGTAGCAAGCGCATTATCATTTACAGTATCAACATTGTTGATTAATGTAACAACATCTGCGAATGAATCTGGATTAGCATCAACTGCATTTAAAATTGCATCGATTCTATCTTTTTGAACTTTAATGTCAGCTTTTGTTGTTAAAGCTCTCGCTACATCCTTAGATTCAGCAGTTTCTGCAGCAGCAGCAATCGCTTCAGATTTAGCGGTGCCAGCAGAACCTGCAGCGTCATAGTTACCAGCTAATCCATCAGAATATCCGTTAGATGAACTAATTGCTTCAGATTTAGCAGCGTTAGCTTTAGTTGTTGCATCTAAAGCAGCAGCAGATTGAGCGTCGTCAGCAGAACCTACAGCGTCATAGTTACCAGCTAATCCATCAGAATATCCGTTAGATGAACTAATTGCTTCAGATTTAGCAGCGTTAGCTTTAGTTGTTGCATCTAAAGCAGCAGCAGATTGAGCGTCGTCAGCAGAACCTACAGCGTCATAGTTACCAGCTAATCCATCAGAATATCCGTTAGATGAACTAATTGCTTCAGATTTAGCAGCGTTAGCTTTAGTTGTTGCATCTAAAGCAGCAGCAGATTGAGCGTCGTCAGCAGAACCTAATGTGTCATATGCTAAATCACCTGCAGTTGCAGCGTCTAAAATTGCTTCAGTCTTAGCTGTTGAAATTGCAGTTGCTGTTGTTGTTCCGACAACGCCGTTGTGTACAGATGCTACTGCAGATACGAAATCAGAAATTTGTTTTACTTTTA